TTCCATTCATTAAGAGGTTCGTTGAACTTGCCTTTACCAAAAAACAAATGGTGCATGGTGGTAACTCGAGAAACATCCCATTCTCCAATAGGAATATTTTTCAAAAAATCCGGTAGATTTTTAGGCTGGGTAGTATACAGAAAAACAAAATGATGAATATTCTCATCATTGATAATATTTTCTTCAACTTCTTCTTCTTTGTATTCGTCTTTGTGGTTATCAATAAATTCCATCATTTCCATAAATTTTTCATTTACATAAATATTTTGTATAATGTTGGTGGTTGGTATATAATGTTATGTTCTCAACTAAAATAATATAATTCAATTTTACAAGAAAACAAAATCTTTTATGACATCTTTTTATGTATTATTTTGCCATCCAACATGCGTTTCAATAAAAACGTAAAACAATTGAATAAAAATATATATAAGGCTATGCTCCATCTAACTATTTATAGAAATAATGACCCAACAAAAAAATTTTTATGATATCCTCGGCGTTTCAAGGAACGCAGACGACGCTGAACTAAAAAAGGCTTACCGCGCACTATCGTTGAAATATCATCCTGATCGAAACGCGGGTGACAATACTGCAAAAGAAAAGTTCCAAGAAATAAACGAAGCATATGAAACATTAAGTGATGCCGGGAAAAGACAGCAGCATAATGCTGAATTAGACGGCGTTCACCAACATCCGTTTATGCATCATGGATTTCCGGGTAATCATGGATTTCCTGATGATATTCACAATATATTCAATATGTTTGGGATGGGAGGAGGCGGTGGTCAGTTCAATATGAATATGGGTGGCGAAGACGGTATTCATATTATCCATGGAGGCAATGGAGTTCACATTTTCCATAAACTGAATAAACCGCCGTCTATTATTAAAAATATAGAAATAACGATGAAACAGTCGTATACCGGATGTAATGTGTACGTGAGTTTCGATAGATGGGTAATGCGAGGAAACGTGAAAATAGGCGAAGTGGTGAATATGGATTTATCTATCCCTCCCGGTATAAATAATGGAGAAGTGATTATTATACGGGATATAGGAAACCATGTGGTGGATCATAATTTGAAAGGCGAATTGAAACTGATTGTTGCCGTTAAAAACGAAACGCCGTTTGAACGGAATGGGTTGGATTTGATATACAAGAAGACATTGACGCTGAAAGAAGCGCTTACTGGGTTCTCATTTACCATTGACCACTTAAATGGAAAAGAGATGGAAGTGAATAATAGTCATACAAAAACAATAGTGAAACCTGGATTTCAAAAATCAATTCCTCAGCTTGGATTTACACGCGAAGGACAAACAGGTAAGCTTATTGTGGATTTTCATATTGAATTCCCGGAATATTTGAGCGACGAGCAAATGGAGAGTTTGAAACAAGTATTGTGAGAATAAATAAAATGAAACAAATGGTCGGGATAAAACAAATTGTCGGGATGAAAAAAAATAAATGTGATAAAATTGAAATGATTTTCAAGGGTATTTTAATAGTAATCCTTAACAACTTAGTTATTCAAAATGTTTTCTGGTTTATTCGCTGAATATAGAGAGCGTTCTGCTCAAAGACTTTCAACTGACATCAAAAGACAAGTCTTCAAAAAAATTAATTCGCATATCATGGAAAAATTAACACGAGGGCGCCGCCATATGAAAAACAGAAAACCTTTTTCAATGGAGCAACTCGAAGAATTTCTTGATATGTATTTTGACGAAATACAAGAAGCTGCATACGTCATTGCAGAGGAAATGAGAAAAAAAAACATGACATTTGTTTCAATGGAATATATTGAAGAATTCATTGATTTTAACTATGATGCTAAGCATCGTTCCGACGTCGTTTTCGGATTGAATTAAACGAATGCTACAAGAATTTTATATTCTTATTATTTTTATTGCATTTTTTCATAAAAAAAGGTTGTGTAGTATAAACAACAAATAGCATATACATTATTCATATAGAATAAGATTCTATATGAATATACGTTAACATTTAATCTTTAATTGATGGACGTGAATACGTCAATCAATTAAAGATTAATCTTCATCTGTACAAGTATTATCATCTTCATCTTCATGTTCAATAGATGAATAACCATGCATAAAATAAGAGAACATATTTTGTGGAACATTTTTAAGTATATCATGTGGAAATATGATTATAACTTCTTCACTCTCAATAAAATTATATAATTCTTCATCTGCTTTATCTTCTAATATTATTTTATTTATTAATTTGATATACGATTCCAATTTTTTATTAATTTTATTAGAATAATACTTACCGCAAATATAATATTCAGTTCTATTACTAAATATCTGTTCATCTAATCCAAAATATGAACACGACGAAATAAAATATGGTTTTGAAATAATTTCTTCATCACAATAGTTATTAATAAATAATTTAGTATATTCATCTCCATTTATATTATAAATTGTTATGTTTGTTCCATACTCGCCTTCTTCTTTGTAACCAATTAAATTTCGTAATGGTGTAACATTTTTTTTAATATACTCTAAATGTTTATTGTTAAAAATACCTTTTTCTTCTAAAATAATCATGGTATCTTCATCTACGCACATTTTTTTATTTTCGTGTTCTACTATATTTATTTCTTTTGAAATATCTGTAACTTTTAATAATAAATATTATATATTTTTAATTCAATTTTATACATTTTAACCTTTAATTGATGGACGTGAATACGTCCATTAAGACCTTCAATTATGCAAAGCATATTTGCGGTTAAAGTTTATGCTAGTTTGTTGTTTATAATACGCGCGTGTATTATAAACAACAAACTAACATAAACATAGAGACCAACGGCGCATAACAAAAATAAACCAAACAAGCATCATTGTGTAAAATTGAATATCTTTTTATTTATATGTTACATACATCCTATATAATAAATAATCAAAAATGGAGAATTATAATAATATTCGCTGTTTGCTTTTGACAAAATTGCCGTACAATGTTGTGCGCATTATTTCAAACTACGACTATCCTGTATGTCCCACATCGTTACTTATCAAAGACGTTATTGACAGTTATAATCGTTTGTCACCTTATTCTCAAGTTTCATCGAGCAATCCTGAAATTAGAAAAACACATGCATTTTATCAGTACTACTTCAAGTGGGTATGTGATATCTATACATGCAAATCTGTTTTTCCAATTTCATACAATCGCAACAATGAAAATAACGAGAATAATGACGAGGTTGCAACTGTATATGACGAAAATGATGATAACGAAATGGAATATTCGTGGATGGATTTGTTGGTGGACTATGCGTCGAGCAATACTGTGTAACGTGCAAGGTCGAGTGTAACATGGCGAAATAGGAATAATAAGGCTACATTAATTGAAAAATAAAAATAAAAATAAAAATTATAAAAAACGGAAAATTGGAGGCGGACAAGAGGTCCAGCGTTCCAATTTTTTCTTGCAGAAATGATATACATCACTCCATTTTCAATAGATCCATCCATCCATCCATCCATCCATCCATCCATCCATCCATCCCACACATACAACATTCCAAGTAATTGTTTTATGTTGTAGGAATATAAAATGTAGATGTTATTACACATAATATACATCCACCTTTCATATAATATAGCCGAAATTATGGAATACCAACAACAATGGATCACAAAATACAAACCGTACTATTTAACCGATTTTCAAATGGATACGAAAACAATAAACGTCATCCAAACTCTCTTGGAAATAGAAGATTTGAACATGCTTATCATAAGCAATGCATGTTCCGGCAAAACGTCGCTTCTATATGCCATATTGCGCCAATACTATGGACTCTCCAAACACGAATCCATCAGTGAGAATAATATAATGTTTATAAACAATTTAAAGGAACAAGGAATCAACTATTTTCGAAATGAGATGAAGACGTTTTGTCAGTCGCAGTGTTCGATTCATGGTAAGAAAAAAATGATAGTGATTGATGATATTGATACGATAAATGAGCAGAGCCAGCAAGTGTTTCGAAACTATATAGACAAGTATAAATCCAATGTGCATTTCTTGGCGTCGTGTTCGCAGGTACAAAAAGTGATTGAAAGTATTCAGTCACGGTTGCATATTATAAATATCAATTTCGATAGAGAAAAACAGATGAATACGTTGGTGGCTAAATTTGAAGAGTTGGAGAAGATCACTGTGCGCGAAGATGTTCGCCAGTTTTTGTTTAACAAGGTGGAAGGGAATGTGCGCAAATTGTTGAGTCATTTGGAGAAGATTGCCATTTACGGCGACGAAAATATAGACATAACTGTTTGCAAAAAATTGTGCGATACGTTATCTTTTTCCGTGTTTGAGAAATGTATTTGTTTAATACGAAACGGTAATTTGGTGGAGGCGATCGATTTATTTTTCGAGATAAACGACTACGGATATTCGGTGATTGATATATACGACTATTTTTATTCTTTCATTAAACAGACAAGTATGCTGGACGAATTTGAGAAATATAAAGTTATACCGGTTATGTGCAAGTACATCACTATTTTTTACAATATCCATGAAAACAATATCGAACTGGCCCTTTTTATAAACGAATTATTTAGCATACTTTGTCATGTAAAACCGGTATCATAAATTGTTTCCTCGTTTCATCATTGGATATAAAGATAGCAACATGGCAAGATGGCAAGATGGCAATATAGCAAATAATGGGTATGCTCGCATAAATGGCGGCGGACGAATAGCGAAAATACAATATAACTATTTTCTATATTTCTATATTTCTATAAAGTAATGGAAAAATCTTTGGACAATGCTCTAGCCCAACATTCTATTTCTCTCACCAAAAATGAAAACAGCAGTACACCCACGTCAACGTATAACTGCACCATAGACAGTGTAATGTACTCTGTAATGAAGAAATTCGCTGAGCGTGCTGAGTTTGGTATGAAAAAGTACGGTACTAATTTAGACAGGAATGATTTGTCCGTGCTCGATTGGATACAGCATGCCCAAGAAGAACATATGGACGCCATTCTCTATTTAGAGAAACTAAAAAAAGTATTGCAGAATAATGACAAATAATGAAATGTGATTTCACATAGTTGTCCTACTTATCTATCCATATGTTCATATATCAGGATAAGTTCTTGTATATATGATAATGATTATAAGAATCATCATCATAATCATCATCGTTGTCGTTGTCGTATTCAAAATTCATATTTTGCGAAGAGCGCGGAATAGATTTATGAAAGTATATTCGACTATATAGGAATATAAAAATTGCAAAATAAAATAGTGTAATATTTTAAACAGTCCTGTATTTTTCTGTATGTCAAGACAAATATTTCGTAAAATCGTTCCCAAAAAGATCATCTTTGATCTCTTGGAATTTATTTGTTTAAAAATGGAAAAATATTACTTGATCGATGTAAATGCCTATAAAAAAATGCTATATTACGATTTACATATTAAATTTGCCAATGACATAATAGAGTATTACCATATATCTAAACGTTTTTATGTTAACCGAGAAATGACTTACAATTCTTTCACCAATATTATTCGACAAATATGCAAGATAAACGACGTGCATTTTGAATCACAAATGAAATATAGCGAAAGTAAATATTCAATCGACTACTTAATCTATTTTTCACAAGAAGATCTTTCTTGTATTCAATGCAAGGATGCAAATGATGATGCAAACAATGATGTGTATGGAAGTGAAGACACTGAAAAAAAGGAAAATGATGGAAAGGATGGAAAGTAGTCAAACACGGGAAAAGTGAAACATTGATTTCCAAATATTGCTCAAATCTTTATATGTAAAAATATATTATACTAACAATATAAGATGGGGTTAACTTCTAGTTCAATATATAAATATGCGTTAAGTTTAGCAATGATAACCGCGGTTCTCTATGTAGGCACCCGCATAAACAATGCGTTTAGCAATAAAGACGAAGAATACCAGCTCATTCGCAACTACTTGTTGAACGATTCTCCTATATACGGGTTAAATAAACCAAAAATATGGATACACAGCAAGTTTGAGTACAATGCGCGTGCATGGGAATCGTTTTATAGCCGATCAAGTACCGGATTAAACCAGCCCTACTTGAACATTACCATCAAATCGATTATAGATAAATGCGGAGACGATTTCCATATTTGTTTAATAAGCGACGATACATTTAGCAAACTTTTACCTTCTTGGGATATCAATGTGTCACAAGTAGCGGAACCGATGAAACATCATATGCGCGAACTGGGTATGGCCCAGCTGGTTTACCATTATGGAGGTATGGTCGTTCCTAATTCGTTTCTCTGTTTGGACAATTTGAAAGAGTTTTTTGAAAATGCGACGAGTGCTACTAAATCAGGGTGTTTTGTGGTGGAAACAATAAACACTTACGAAAACAATAAAAAGCGAATGACAAGTGAAAAAAGAAGAGTGTTTATTGCGAGTACCTACATGATGGGGGCAAGTAAACGCGAAAATGAAAATATTGGACGGTTAGTGACAATGCTTAAACAGCGGTATTTATCTACCACGTCGCATTTCAGCAGCGTGCACGATTTTGGCGGCGATTCGTCGTATTGGTGCATGGACGAAATACAAAAAGGAAATTTGGCGCTTGTCGGCGGCGAATACATTGGCATAAAAACAAACTGCGGCGAGCCCATTTATTTGGACCATTTGTTAAGCGACAACTATTTGAAACTGCATGACCAAGCGGTGGGTATATACATTCCACAAGAAGAAGTGCTGAAACGCACAAAATATTCGTGGTTTGCCATGATGAGCGAAACTGATGTGTTGGAATCGAACATCATTATTTCAACATACATGAAATCGGTATTGATAGACAATATCTACAGTTTTTATTCAAAAGAGCAAGCTGAAATGAAGAAAATAATGGCAATATAATTTGCAATATATGTTGGATGTTGGATGTTGGATGTTGGATGTTGGATGTTGGATGTTGGATGTTGGATGTTGGATGTTGGATGTTGGATGTTGGATGTTGGATTTTGGATGTTGGATAGTTCAAGAATATTTACATATGGATTATGTAAATGTTCTATATATTATGACAGATGTGTCAAATACTACAATAACACATAAAAAAGAAGATTGCGATTTACTGGTTGATGTTTCGTTTTTAGAAATAAGTATATGTCAAGGTAAGAGTAATGCCAATGAATGCATTTACGATATAGAACCAACTGACGAGCCCGCTTCTCCCACTGAATTCACTTTATCTCCCCAAAAAAATGGATGGAACAACACATTGGCGCGCTCTATTCACAATATTCCCCAAACCAGCAATCTTTTTCTGCTGAACTTTCCTTCTTTGCGCGAACACATATCTTCGAATATAGCCAGTAGCGGATTGCCTAATGTATACAATATGCACAGTATCCACAACACGTATGTTTTTGGCGGAAGAAGTACAAATACAAGCCATTCTTCCCCGAAAAAACTGGATCCGTACTTTGATCTGGAACAATATTTTGAAAAACTGGATATGCATACAAGCAGTAAAATAATCAAGCATAAACGATGTTTTGTCTATGATCCAGATAATAGAAAGGCGGTGTTCACTGAAAGAACGATTGATATCGATATTTACATAACATCGATGCATGGAGTACGTTGCTATCTTCGTCTTTCCCAACAAAAAGAAGACATTTCTCTTGAAGAAACAATGGGTTCCCTAAAAGAACAATCAAACACAAGTATCCAATTATTGAAATCGAATGTGGAAAAATCCATTCGAAAAATGAATGCGCGTAGTGCAATATCTTCATGTATAGCCTTATTGCAAGAAAATCCAGGTGATCTGTGCTATCTTCTTTCAATTATATGTATTGAAGACGTGTATCCCATGGACTCTTTCTCTATATTAATATGGTTCATGATGGTAGACGATAACTACAAAATGCGAAATATAGATAAATACATTATATTGCAAATAGTCAATAATATGTGCAGTTTAAATAAATATTATGAATATGAAATAATGAGTGAGCATATAGAATGGACATCGCATTTGTTGGAGCATAAAAAAAACAGCGACATATTGCTTTCCGTATATTACTTGATGGAATACGAGCAGGACAAAAAATATAAGGCTATGCTGAACCATGCTATTTCGCATTATTATGATGTGGGCGAAGACGAGTTTCCAAAAACAAATTGGGAATTGCCGTTGAAGATATACCATAAAACAGTTATATTGCGCGAAGCGGTGGACTGTGAATGTTTTCCTACTATGGTACCCTACATAAAATCAAAATGCAATTATGGAATACCCGACCATGAAATTCGAAAAACTATTTGGAATGTTGATTCGGGAGTAAACTTGCGGAAAAAGTATACCGTGGTATTGTCCAACAATACTAAAAAATCGAACGTATGGGAACTCATCAAATATTATGTTGACGAGTTTCGGTATCAAACGTGCAAATACTCTGTTTTACATAGTTGATGTCTAGTGTCTGTCCTGGCCTGGCTATCTACACAGAACCGAATTCTTATCGTCTGTGGCAATATTTTTTCGCGTCATGACATGACATGACATGACCTCCCCTCTTCCTCAAGTAAAATTGAAACAGGCAAAATAGTAATGTCATGCATTATACATCCCTCTCTCCTTGACAACAAATAGATATAATAAAACAATATAAAAAGAAACTGTTGGTGGATACAACACTAGTGAATACAAAATAATATAGGTATATATTATTGTGTAGTAAAATGCCATATTATGCCGTTGCAAAAGGACGAAACCCGGGCGTTTATCTAACATGGCCAGAATGTAAACAGCAAATACATAAATATCTTTTCGCAAAATACCGAAAATTTGAAACTGAGCAAGAAGCAATATCGTTTGTGGTCGAACATCAACATCCTAAACATAACAACACACAAAATGATGTTGATGATGATGTCATACATGATGATGACGTCAGTAAACCAAAATCCACCAAACAAACCCCGTCTTCACGCAAAAAAACAGAAAAAGTGCACTGTCTTATGGTGCCTCACGAGAAAACGGATTTGTTTGTCTACACTGACGGAGCATGTTCCAAGAACGGATCGCACCATGCCAAAGCCGGAATTGGTATATATTTTGGGGAAGGAGATAAACGCAATACTTCTTTGCGATTATTGACTACAAAACAAACAAACAATGTAGCCGAACTCACTTCTCTCAACCACGCAATCAATATTGTATTGAATGATAAGGATACAAAAACAAAGAATATTACGTTTGTCACTGATTCAAAGTACAGTATTCAATGTTTGACCACCTATGGGAAAAAATGCGCGAAAAATGGATGGAAAACAGATATTCCCAACAAAGAACTTGTCATGGAAACATATACTTTGTTCAATGAACACGTAACTTATGTGCGATTATTGCACGTGATGGCGCATACAGGAAATAATGATATGCACAGTGTTGGAAATCATAATGCAGATTTGTTAGCCGTGAAGGCGATCACATAAATGTGCATTCACGCTATTCACTATATTGTTTCTTTTATTTTTTATGGTCGGGAGGAGGAGGGAGGGGGGGGGGCGGCGGCCTACTAGTCTATATAGAAAATAACTGTTGCATTATTATTTTTTGCTGGCACTAGTAGAACTGGCTATTTTTTTAGTTTTGTTTTTACGATCTTTGTGTTTCTTTTTTTGGCTTTTGTCTGCACTCTTATTCTCTATTTTCTTATGTGATACTACTATTGATATTGGTGTGGATGATATTGGTGTGGATGATACTGGTGTGGATGATTCGGGAATGGATGCTGATGGCATGGATGATACTATAGGCGATGATCCTATCTTGTTGTATGCAATAGAATCAATGAGTGAATCGTATATGTTTGTAGGAACAGGTTGGATTAATTCATGGTACGACGGTTTATTCTCAAACTCGTCTTCGATGCGTCTGTCGTAATAAGACGGTACATTATTACAGGAAGATGCTGATGAAATATAGACAAGACCGACGGGAACAACGTAATCGTCTAGTTGTCCTCCTCCACTTTTTTCGTCTTCGACGCCAGCAAGTTTTTCGTCTACATTTCCTCCAACGATTAATTTTTTAATGCTAGCTAGGTTATAGAGTTTATTCACCGGACATCCTCCGCGCAATTTTCCTTTCTTATCTGCAGCAGCATCGTCATTTTCTTCTTGGGAATTATATACGCTGGTGTACAAATAAGAAGATATAATTGGCTCAGCTAAATGATTGAAATTCATATATTACTAATAATATATGAAGCTATAATATATTCATGCACAATGATGCACATTCATGCGCGTACACATACCCATTCATGCGCGTACATATACCCATTCATGCGCGTACATATACACATTCATGTATGTAAACGTGGGATTGAAGACTGAAACAAAATGATATAGGAAGATAAGTCCATGCTATAAATTAATGTCTATTCATAGAGAATCTTATTATCTATGAATAGACATTAGTAGGCCGACCATTTCTCGCTGTTGAAAGAAGATAGTTGCAGCAATTTGTCTTGGTTTTCTTTCCAGAACTGCACTTTTTTATCGAGAATAACGTCTTCCACTGTTTTTGGTATTATCATATCTTTTTTACTGCTCAACATCGCTAAATCGGCATCTGTCGGCGCCGGTTTTACGCCATAACAGTTCACTCCAAATCGAAGTTCGGGATTAGCCATGTATCCCCCATTTACGCCAGTACGACCACAATCGTTTTTATGATTTGTCGTTTTCTGCAATTTTTCCCATGTTTTTTTCTGTGTGGGGAAAAACGCCATTTGGTCGCTAGACCATCCATAGCCACACCATTCCGCGCCGTTATTATATGCCTTCTCGATTTCATCATAGGTAGCCAATCGCGATCCGTACGAACTGCATATTGTTTGCGCGTCTTCGTAGTTATACAGATTATTTGAAATATGGAACACTTCCTCTTTTTTGGAGACAGAAACGGGAGGAGAAGATGCTGACCCCGACGATTCTGCGGTTTGTTTTTTGTCATCGGGTTCGGGTATATTCCAGAAATCGTTCCACAGTCTTCTCACAAAATCGGTGATGGATACGTTGAGTACATTATTGAAAAAAACGACAATGAGAGTAACCACAAATAATATCCAGGAACCGTTTTCGAGGATACCTACACTCACCGGTTTGTTTTCATTCATAGGTATGCCCAACAAATAAACGGCTAAATATAAAATAAAAATGAAAATTCCAAGCGAAACTAGAGAAATTGGATTGTTCACGTAATTCACTAAATCCGTATACAAAGATTTCAGTAATAACTGTTTCTGTTCTACTGGTTGGGTGAAATACGTGAATATAACAATGATGGCAAACACCGACAATACTACAAAATCAAACGTTCGGGTTAGTGTCAGCATTGCACTTGATTGAGTATCATTATTGCCTGAATTTCCGGTAAACATTTTTATGAGAAAATAGACCACAAAATAAATAGATAAAAACCAAATAATGAATATTAGATTGGTTGAAGTGAATATGTTTTCCAGGGTGAATTCCGTGTAAGACGGGGTTTGAACAGTGGGCATCACTACAATATCTTTATTTACATCTTCCTTTGTTGCCTCCTTTTTTCCAGATCCGTCTTCCGTTTTAGGCGGCGGCGTCGCTCCCTTCTTGTCTTCTTTATTTTCCAATACTATTTTTTCTCCACTTTCTGTATTTGCCATTATATATTTATATAGTGAAAAACATATGTCCACTCCATCCATTCCAGCCTTCCGTGATATTTCCTTATCTTTCTTGCATCGCGTTTATTTTATATCCCATCATGTTCATGCTTCTTCTGCTGTCCCGTCTCCGCGACCACTATCCCCACGCATATGATAAAACAAACAATACGCGTAGTTAGTGACTAGTTTGTCTTCTTTCACCAATTCGATCTGGGTATCATTGTGATGTAGCCAAACACCGCCTAGTATATTTTTATGGTAAACATAGGCAGTATAATGTCCGCCTTGAATACCTCCCATATGGTTGCATATACCATACAGATCATATACGTATTTATTTGGGTTGTATCCATCTACATATTTACGCAAATCCAAGTTCTTTACTGGAAAATCAATATGGTTCTGCAGTTTACGTCTGCCGGTTGCATCGAACCTTTTTAGAGTAATAACCAGCAATCTAGGAAAATTCCAAAATCGAATGCGTTTCATCACATCTTGGTTTTCGTTTTCGCCGTTTTTCCACGCATTTTCTCCGGACAACACCTCGTTTTGGCAATAATAATCGATGCAGTCGTATACATTTATTATTTTTCGATGTTGTTCGTGCAATTTTACAGGTATAGGGACATCGAGGATAAAAAAGTGTTCGGGTTTCACGGAGAGTTCAGTGTGGGGAGGATGTATATCCACTATTTGCGAGAAATATATTCCGTAGAATGCATCCATAAACGGCGAATATTCTTTTTCGTATATTTGTTTCAGTTCATTGAAACATTTATGCGCTAAACGATCGATTGATGTGTTGACACTACCTTGTATTTCCATAGTAATAGGTCGACATGTAGCTTCATGCACACATTCCATGAAAAAAAGAAGAAACTCGGCAATATCGTTTTGAAACCATCCCGTGAACAAATGTCTTTCTTTCTGTTTAGCGAGAAGATGCACGAAAAAAACAAAGCGTTTAGGACATATGACTCCTTGATTTTCGAGCATCATCTTTCTCAAATCTTCGAATTCTTTCAACACAAAATATTCATCTTTCTGGAGATTGATATGTTTGCGATATTCTTCCATTAGTTTATCAAATGCCGGAATGCGCGCCAGTACTTGCACGCACGAATTCAAAAAACACGTATTGCCTAAATTTTCCAGTCCAGTCAATCCTTTGTGCACAATGCGATTTGCGTTTTCTGTGGCGTTTCCAGCTGCATTTTCCGCGTATGCATTTCCATCATGTTGAACAATATTATTTTCAAGATGCATAAATAAATAGATTATTTTACTTATTGGCATTATATTCTTTTGTTCATCTTATATTATCCATGAATCAACCACTAGTCATCAAACAATCAAACAAACAAACAAACGCATGTTTGTCTATCCACTTTCTCCTCTCCTCTCCCCTTCATCACAAACCCAATAAAAAATAAATCACCTAGAATTGTCTAGGCTTTTTATTTTTCAGTAAATCACGTGTTTGAGTAAATTACATGTATTCAATACAATAAAATTGTATTATGGATTTTGGTTTAATATTTAAATTGAGTGTTTTACGAGTCAATTTATTGAGTTCGGTAATAAGTAGCATGGCAATAAATTTTGCCGTGTCTTTGTTTGAAATAGAGTCGTCAAAATATAATTTGACTTTGAATTGGTTTTTTTCTATATAAGTAAAAGTGGCATTAATAATTGGATTAAACAGTTCGCACGACAATTCAAAACACTTTGTAATAGATGCAATTAACGAATCAGTTATTTTTTCGTCAATCAGTTCAAGCATAAAGACATCGTGGCTATAAATAATGTAGTCTCGAATAAGCGTTTGAATGTATAGAACATTGTCATCATTTGTAATATTGGGAAATTCGTCTGTTTTAAAAGAATTGAGAATCGAACATTTACATGCATTAATGTGTTGTTGATAAATTCTATAAAATCGTTCAATTTCAATATTAGATCGATGAGGCAGTCCAAGTTCAATATGCTTTTGAGTCATTTCATTCATAATAAGATCTAGTATGTTAAAATCGATGATTGCGTTTTTGTCTTCGTCGGTAAGCATTTTAGCAATTATTTAAAGTTTCTTTGAAATAGGGGTATGTATGTGCGTTTAGTCGGCGTTTAATGTATTAAATACAACTTAATATGCTTTATTGTACTCCCTATAATAAATATTTCAATTTTATCAAAAAATCTATAACATTGTTCGCCTTAACCTTTAATCACCTGACGTTAAAACGTCAGGTGAGTACCTCAAATATGCAAAGCATATTTGAGGTTAAAGTTTATGATATTCAGCTGTCTTTGATGCCCGCGGGCATCAAATCAGGTGAATAGACATTAATGCCACTCACCTTCGGCATGTTACACGAATTACTACATGTGTATATACATGTTTATATACACCATAATGGTTATCTACACAATATTGGATATTTCTCCATAAAAAATACAGAAACTATGAAGTTCCAATAATCACATAAGCATAGTGACTATTTTGTATAAATATTTGCCAATCCAATCATACAACGGATTTTCCAGCAATTCAATATCACCATCATTTTATTATGAATAGACATTACACCCATTGTTCCAGCGCTTCATCTATGTCTTTCTCTTCGTCTGTCAACATACTAATTAAATTATCCGGATGATATAATTTTTCTATTTTAGGCAGTCTAACGCGTTCCCATAACCATTTCCTGAACTTATTCTTGAATTTTAACGCATAAAATAGATCTTTAACATTATTTAGTCTTAATAATATTAATCTTGCAGTATTAATATTATTACTTTCCATAATTGAATAAATAGGATTATTGGCATAAGATAATGCTTGTAAATCCTTAGGTAAATTCGGCAACAAATGTAATTGATTATTTTTACAATTTAAATATTTTAAATTATCAGGCAAAGCAGGTAACGATGTTAATTTATTATTGTTACAATCTAACCTGTCTAAAATATCAGGCAAAGACGGCAACAAACTTAATTGATTATAATCACAAGATAATGTTTGTAAATTATCTGGCAAAGAAGGTAACAAATTTAATTGATTACCACCACAATATAAATGTTGTAATATGTTAGGCAAAGTCGGTAACACTGTTAATTGATTACTATTACAACGAAAAAATATTAAATAGTTAGGCAAATCCGGCAAAGATGTTAATTGATTAGATTCACAATGTAATCTTAATAAATATTTAGGCAAAGCAGGCAACAAAGTTAATTTATTATGTTCACAATATAAATCTCGTAAATGTCTAGGCAAAGCAGGTAACATACTTAATTGATTATATTGACAAAATAACTCTTGTAAAGTATCAGGCAAAGGAGGTAACATTGTTAATTGATTACTATTACAATCTAATATTTCTAAATTATCAGTCAAAGTTGGCAATGATGTTAATTTATTATTACTACAATGTAAATATTGTAAATTTTTAGGCAATGTAGGCAACACTGTTAATTTATTATCACTACAATATAATGTTTCTAAATTATAAGGCAAAGTTGGCAACACTGTTAATTGATTATCACTACAAAATAAATCTTTTAAATTGTTAGGCAATGAAGGCAAAAATGTTAAATTATTATCATAGCAAGATAACTCGTTTAAATTGTTAGGCAAATATGGCAACACTTTTAAATTATTACATTCACAAGATAATCTTTGTAAATTATCTGTCAAAGCAGGCAACAAAATTAAATTATTCCCATCACAACATAAATCTTCTAAATTGTTAGGCAAATTTGGCAACACTGTTAATTCATTATTATAACAATATAACTCTTTTAAATTATTAGGCAATGCAGGCAAAGATGTTAAATTATTATCACCGCAATTTAATATTTCTAAATTATCGGGCAAAGTTGGTAATACTGTTAATTCATTATATTCACAAGATAATTTTTTAAGGTTTTTAAATCTGGTTAAATCAGGTAAATTGGTAAGATTTTTATTATTAACATCAATTTCTGTAATATTCTCATCAAGAGAATTTAAATATTCTTCAATGTTGAATTCCATATTTCTGTAAATAAGTTGATAATGCAAATAATGCAATTAATAATTTATTCTTAATTTGTTTTAATTTTTTGCCTAATAAAATAGGAGTTATATTTGAAAAAAGTGTCTTAAATGCTTTATCGTACTACTATTCTAACTGTTTCAATTTTGTTTAGAATTATAATGTCTAGTTGTTGTTTATAATACACATGTGTATTATAGACAATAACCTAGACATTAAATATGCTTTGCATATTTAAGATACTCACCTGACGTTTTAACGTCAGGTGATTAATGTCTAGTTGTTGTTTATAATACACGCGTGTATTATAAACAACAACCTAGCATAAACTTTAACTTCAATTATGCTTTGCATAATTGAAGGTCTTGATGGACATATTCACGTCCATCAATTAAAGGTTAAAGGTTAAAATCGCTCCCAAATGTCACCCCATGCCTTCATCATGCTACATGAATTACTATATTTTTACACATGTATATACACAATAATGGATATTGCTCCATAAAAAATAAAAAGGTTTACTCCATAAAAAAAGCCTTTTTTTGCTTTTTTTTTGGGTTTTTTTTGTGTTTTTTTGTGTTATAATTAACAAAAGGTGACAATAGGCTTCAAACCTATAGTCATAGAGTTATAATTGCATCTCGATGGATCTAAATGCCATCGGGGAACTTAATCTAAAATACTGATTAAAATTTGATTGGATTGTAAGGTTCATCGCTTCAATCCACATTGAAATAAGAAAGGACGCCTCGTCCTTATTGGTGATGTTATAGTCAAAGTACATTTTGACATTAAATTGGCTGCTGCCAACATAAGAGAAGGTTGCATCAAGTATAGGGTTAAACAAAGTACACTTGTGCTCCAAAAATGCAATAATTGCTTGGGTAGTTGAATGCTTTAAATCATCATTAAATAGAGTGATGTTAAACGTAGCGTGGCTATGCGTGAACTCATTTTGGATGATTTGCTTGATTTTCTGGAAAAAGTGGTTTTTTCTAATCGCGAAAACAATACCGTATTGAGGTAAATTAGTTACAGATCTAATACATGCATCGATGTAAAAATAATTTAGCCTGTAAAATCGGCTCATTGCGATGTTTGAACAACCATTAAGTCCAGTAAACAGCTTATTCCTGTTGATTTCATCATAAATCAAACGTTCTACGATAATATCGTAATTTAATGCGTTTTGAAAGTATACATTCATTTTAGCAATTAATTAGCAAAGTGTTTAGGAGCGTTGGGGGGGGGGAGTGTTTTTGTTTAAGTATTTTGTACAACTTAATTGCTTTAATATAAAATATAAAAAGTATTTCAATTTATTTGCAAAAATGTGGATTATAGAAACAAAGAATCCATTATTTTGTGTAAATATGGCGAGTACTGATTTCTATTATATTATATAATGAACACTACATTAAATAATAATGAAAACAAAATAAACATGAAAGAGCAAACTTTGGACAACATCATTTCTAATGAAACCGTTAACAGCGAAAATAATATCCTTGACGACGATGAAGATGAACCACAAGACAATGATCTAGGCAATATTGAAGATCCCATCGATACAGAACCTGTCGATACAGAAAATGTATTGGATGATAATGAAGTGCAAGATGAGGCAGATGCAGATAATGATGCAGACCTCCTCGATACAGAAAATGTATTGGACGACAAAAAAGTACAAGATGCAGATGATACAGACCTCCTCGATACAGAAAATGTATTGGACGACAATGAAGTGCAAGATGAGGCAGATGCAGATGATGATGCAGACCTCCTTGATACAGAAAATGTATTGGATGATAATGAAATACAAGACAATGTTGAAGAACCCATTGATACAGAAAATGTATTGGATGATAATGAAATGAAAGACGAAGAATACGAGGTAGACAACGCAGACGAGCTAGACAACGCAGACGAGCTAGACAACGCAGACGAGCTAGACAACACAGACGAGCTAGACAACACAGACGAGATAGATGATGACATGGAAAATGAAAATAAAGAGGAATCAACTCAGGATGAAGATGTTCATTATTTAGAAGAAAATACGAATTTGCAGAAATTGTTTACTTATTGCCAACCAAATGAAGGACAATCAAAAAATAGCACTTCTCCTCTTCCAGAAATCACTGTCCGCATTTGTTTGTACAAACTAAACAAAAAATGTTCCGTCGCTACTTATAATGGAGAATACAACGATCTAGCATTTGTAAACGTTCCTTTTTTACAATTCGCCGTCGTGACTACCGAAAAAAACACATCCGTTTTTCCTAAATTCACCTATAGCTGTGTAAATTCGGTCAACGAAGAAGATATAGAAAACCATTTTAGAAACGAATGTATCATGCATGTACTTGAATGGACAGGTGCAAACGCGTCTCCCTCCATAAACAATGCATATAAAGGATTTATCCAAGATACCAAATCCGGCAACTACTATTCCGTGTTTTCTTTCGACGATCTTGAATTCACAAATGAACCAAAACACGTGAACTGGGCTATCGTCGACGAACTCTTGTTCGAACAAAACGTGGATGGTATTCCTGTTGATCCGTCGTTAGTACAGTTTTTTAGGGACAACCATTTTTTATGGAATATTGAACAAAAAGGCCATATTCTTCCATTTCCGTTTGTGGTTTATTCGACGGACAAACCAAACATAAGTTACCATGAAACGTTTGGAAATATATATGTATTCAATGTGGTTCGACCCGACACACCCCCGTTTTCTGTTTCTGCCGAACAACCAGAAACAGAAAAATCGCCCGGGTTTTTGTCGAATGTGCGAAACGCTATCTACCAATCAATTAGCGCTTCTCAACAAAGCCCATATGCATCCAATACGTCGCATGCAAACAAAGGTAAGTATGCTTGTTTTATAACAAGTCCAAAATATTTCGATGATGTAGATGAAATGAGTATTGATATCGATCAAAAGAGCATAATGCAAGATAAAGATAATGAAGATATGATTATTGGAGAAGAATTAATGGACGCGTCTTCTTTCTATTTCAAACATAAAGACGAAGACGGAATCGAACAAATTGTTTGGGGCGTGAAATACGAAGAAACGTTTACGAGTCTATAACTTCCCTCCCCTCCCCCCTCCACCATTTATTTGCCATAAAGTATTCGTTTAGCCCTGCTTGCAATATTCCTATAATAATACGGTTTGTGTTTTTTCGTAGCACCTTTTTTTGTACGAGAATACATTTCTTTGGCGCGCATGTAGGCAGACATGACCCCGCCTTTATCTACAGTACAATTTGGACGGCATATAGGAAACGATTTTCTAGTTCCTAAAAAACAATTGTGACCGCATTTCTTTTGCATGAGAGTACGTTCGTGGTAAGTAGGCTGGGCTTTGCTCCAGTTTTTCAATGATCGTAAATATTGTTTGCGTGTTCTTTTTTTTGGGTTTGTGGGATTCATACACTAAATGTCGAAAGGTATATACAATAATGCTATATTCTATACATAATATTGGAAATAATTACAATTGCGATTATTGTAATTATTTGGGTTTGTTTTATAGTTGAACATTATACATAGAAATTATTTGTGTGGATTATTTGGATTGTTTGGATTATTTGGATTCTTCATGCATTTCACGTGTCTGTTCTCTACACATGAAATTTTTTGATCGAGTTCTTTCTTTTTTCGTTTCTAGTTTGAACTGGAGATACAGGAATATCATCATGATGGTTCATTGACCATCCTCCACGCATTTTATGCGTTTTCTTGTAGTTTGATATTCCGCTAGTTGTGATATCTGCCTTCTTTTTCAATGTTCCCTTACTCTTTTTTTGTCCCCCTTTTTTGTTCCCAAACAAAAAAGAACTCACTCCGGTAAGCATGGTGGTCATAAACGAATCGTTTTGGTCTCCATTATTCCCATCCGTTTCTTCGATTTTATCATTTTGTGAATGGTCCTGTTCATGTGAATCGACATCATGGGAATCATCAGGACCGCTGATTACATCCCCATTTCCGCCTTTTTGTTTTGGCACAGAATTATCTTTTTTAGGCATGATGGCTCGTTTTTTGAATTGGTTCACTTGATACATAACTCGTTTTATTAAATCTTTTTTGGCTACTTCAAGCTCTGTTTGTTTTGTTTTGAGTCCTGAAATGTCCAGGGTATCGATTGTTTTATCCACAATATAAGGACTTTTGCTTGAATAATCATTGACATCCATATCCGTTTCTACTTCTGTATCCGTTTCTTCTTCAGTATTATTCGATGTACCATCTTTATTCATATATTTTTTGACAATGTTGTCTACTTTTTCGCTGTATACTTTTGGACTTAAATCGTAATCTTCTGTGACAATTCCCTTTTTATTATCGAAATAAATATGTTGTCCCCACGCCTTCACCGGCATTTTTTTCTCGGCATCAAACAAATTATTGCTGTTATAAAACAATTGTTCAAGCATAGTGTCGATATTATTTGTGTCTTCATTCATCCGGGTAAACACTTTATAGTAAGGCGGGGCTTCTTTTCGAATTAAAGGACTACTATCATTATTATACTCATTAAAGATAATATCAATGCCTTTTCTCTGGTTTTCACTTGACGGCCATGCTAAAATAGACGCGGAATTTTGTATATTTCGCAAACTGGTGTTGAAAAATAGATCCATCTTGTCCATCCAAGAAGGTACAATGAAAGCAGTTAGAACGCGTAACTTATCGATGGTATAAATCAAATATTTTTTCACATTATCCACATTAAGCCCCAATTTTTCAGTTTTTATTTTTTCAGCAGGTACATTTGTTTTCTTTTCACCATTCTTATCTTGTTTAGCTTTGCCTTTTTCTTCTTCCTCATCCCCTTCTTCGTCATCATCTTCGTCGTCATACTCATCGTCATAGTCATCATACTCATCATACTCATCATAATCGTCTTCTTCATCCGTATCAAAGCTATCATCTTCTTCGCTTCTATCATTGTTATAAGAATAACTATCAATATCTCGTGACTTCTTCCCTCCAACTTTCATTAATGTAGTTTCACCGCTACTATTTTCGCCTTCGCCTCTGCCTCTGCCTTCGCCTTCGCCTTCGCGTTCTCCTCTTCCTCCTTTTCTTCTTTTTCTTTTTGTGCTTTCATAACTTTCACTTTCGGTATTTAATGTGCTACTATTATTTTCTGTACTATTCTCAGTCAAATCGTTGTCATATGTACCACTGCTTCCATTGCTGCTTCCATTAGTACTGTTACTGCCGCTACTATCATCTTCCTCATCATAATCCTCATCCTCATCATAATCCTCATCCTCATCATCCTCATCTTCCTCATCTCCATTTTTTTTCTTATTATTTTGTTTTTCCTTTTGCACAGGTTGAGTTCCAGTATTTTTGGCATTATCTTGTTTTTTGGCAGTTCCTTTATCAATGAGCAATTCGTATATTTCTTCCAATAAAGAAAATAGGGACAAATATCCATAAAAAAGTTTTATTTTGTCCACATTTTCTTTTTCGACATTTGTGTTATTTTCAGTCAGTATTTTGGTGCCTATTTTATTTATATCTTCCACTATTTTTTTCACCGTATTCGAAAACTTGGTTCCTTTAAATACTGCTTTTATGTTTTCTAAAACATCTTTGTCTTCGTTTGTGAATATTTGTTCTCTGTTGGTGAAGAAAAAACGGGTAAAAAAGTTACCGCCTTTATATTCCCCGACAATATAGTCCCCCTTTTTGCTTAACTTCCCACCGTCGTACTCCTTTCCTTTATACTCCATTTTATTTCCTAAATGTATATTTTTATAAAGTGGATGGTGACTTTTATTTTTGGGGGAAAAACTGTATGCATAGCCATGCCTTCTATGTTTCTTGGTGATTCTGGATTTGCGCTGAACATTTTTCTTCGCCGTTTTTCTCTTATTTGAATTATATTTTTTCTTTCTCAGTTTTTTCGCCTTTCCTACTTTTTTCATTTATATTATGCAAACATAAATGAAAATCTAATATTTGCGATTTCAAAACATGGATTCCTACAAGATATTTATAATATATATTTGGTATTCGTAAAATTCACTACGATTGATGAATATATTTATTATAACGCTAACCCCTCCGCATATGTTTTAAATGAATTCATATTTTCATATTGATTTGTTTCAATCAGTGCTAAGTCAACTCCTATTAATATACCTTCAATTGTATGTATGTTATTTTGCATTTCAATCTTATAAGTATTTTGCAGTTTAATCTGTTTATTAATGTTATTTTCAATATTTCTTTTTTTTATATTAAATTCATTAGTTATATTGTCTTCATTACTTTTTTGTGGACCGAAAAGGTTAGGGTTGGTATTTTTTGTATTCGCATTCGCATTCACCATATCTTCATGATAATTTTTTTTCTCCTCTCCAAGATCGATATTAAGTTTACCCACATCACCAGATAGTTTTATTATTTGTTCTCTATTTTTAATTAATTTTTGCAATGCATTATTTATTTGTGTGGTAATAGTTGCTGGATAAAATTCATAATCAATTGTATTTGGGTTTCTATGATCTTTAATTTTTTTGTATTTTGGAGCCGTTTTTCCTTGATCTTTTCCTTGTTGACCCTCACCCTCGCCTTGTTTACCATCGTCTTTACTAGGACTCGCTAATTGTACTTTAAACTTACCCACGTTGATAGAATCTTTTCCGGTTAATCCTACATAACCTTTTTGCTTTTGAACGTATTTTTCAAGGACGTGTTCTGTGTCTTTCTCGTTTTCTCCAAAAAATTGGTATAAACCTTTTTCTTTTAACAACGCGGGATGTAACCCAAATGGGTTTTGTTTATCGTCGTTGCATTTTTTTAGTTCTTTCTTCAATGTTTTATTTTTTTTCATCACTTGTTTAAGATCTTTATTTAAATATTTTATTTCTTCTTTGTACGTGTCTATCATGCTATATAAATTATCATTTACCTCTTCACATACTTTAAAATCTTTCTTCAAACTGCTATCAAAAAAAGAAAACTTTTTCTCGTATTTTTTTTTATCGATATGAAATTTTTTTGTAGAAAATTTTTTTTTACCAGATTTTTTTAGAATAGTGCTTTCGCCTGATGATGAGCCTGTGCTATTTGACAGTGATGAACTTGATGCTGAATCTAATGTCATATATTAATTATACAGAAATTTATTCATAAGCCATGCAAGTAATAATTATTTATTTCTCATCCACTCTACACAGAATTACCCTATACCCATTCCCCGTCAAGCATGATCCTATCCACTCCCATCCTGTTCACCACATTCTTCTATTGTATCCATTTTCACGTCTCATTCCATTCCACTTCACTCCATCCCGCACCCCCTCCCCCTCCAGCCATTATCCATTAAAATAAATGTTTCTATATTTTTCGATGTAGGCATCATCCAGCCGTTTTTTTTTAAATAAATGAATGCGTTTTTTCATGGTCATATTATTGTCAAACTCGGTTTTTCCGGTAAGCATGGTGATAATAAAGAAGAGCGAATACACTCCGCATTCGGTGGTTCCGCGTTGATGCGAATTCGGCGCGTTTTGGTAAAATTTCATAGGTGTGTTTCCCATTTTCTCATTTTGCGTCATGACCCTGTTTTTAAACTTGTTTATTTGGTCAGGTATATAATTTCCAGCACTGTCGAAATAAAAGATTATTCCTAAATTTGTATCTATAAACAAGGATACCCAATGCGATCCGTTTTTATCATGTTCATCTAAATTAAATATAATCCCTATTTTCGTTTTCCCTTTCTGCACATGTTTTTCAAGATCGAAATTACAGAGCGCATTGAATACACATTGCCGGGGTTTTTCCAACACCGTATCAAAATCAATTGGTGTCGGTCCAATAAAATCGAAATCGCTATACTTCTGCTCATACTGTTCAAGCACATTCATGATGTCGTAGTTGGACAGCCATTCGTTCTTGTTTTTATTCCATTCCGGCGGTTTGTCCGGCGCAAAAACGTACCTGTCTATCTTTTTTCGCAAATCTGCGTCGTCTATCTGGTTTAACCAACAATCTTCTTTCTCGCAATTCAGTTTCTCTTTCAACTGTTTCCAAACTGAAATTGTATCATTTGTGGATATACGTTCTTCTTTTTCATGCGTTTTGTTGTATGCGTTTTTTATCATATTCAATATGTTTGGAGTGTAGCATGATCCCGAAATAGCTGTATCTGCGATCATAGGACTGCAATTCATCTTTTTCATGGTCCGTGATGGTTTTGTTTTAGTCGTATTTTCCATTTTGTGAGGCGAAGGAGGAGGAGGATGAGAAGAAGAAACAACGTTTACTTGTCCTCCGTTGAGCCCGCACGTTTTTTTGGAATAAACACGCTTTGTGTGTTTTACGCCTTTTTTCATAATATATACATATTTATTATCCTATTTTTTTGCATTTTTTTGTGTGTCCACCCATCCATGACTAAATATGAATACCCTTGTATTTACGTCTATTTGCCAAAAGCAAATCTATATCTAACGAGTTTTTATTCGAACTCTTCACAGAATCTAGTGTTTTATTTTGATGGATCGTGCTATATCCAACATTAGCATCATATTCATTTGTATATTCGTCTACAGTAGCATCATCACCCACATCATCATCACCAGTATCATCTATATATTCACACTCATCAATAATATTAGATTTTTTGCGAAATGGCGAAGAAGCAAAAGACTGTGATTGTTCATGGTCGCTATAGGGAATATCGAACATGGTTTCGCATTCGTCTTTGTTATCTTCTACGCTTTGAAAATGGGTGATTGCACGGAGTATAAATTGGTTGAACAAATCTTGCAGTTCGATACATCCTTCTTTTTGGTATTCGGCGTCGTTGTTTTTGTGTTTCATGTAATAATTCACTAAATGTTGGATTTTGCCACGGAATTTTTCGAATTGCAAGTTGTTGTGTTTGACGGTAGAATATTCGTCCGGTTTCACTTTTTCCAAGTATTGCGAATAATGCGATTTGTTCATTAAAAACTGCAAACTTAACAAATCTACATCATTTTGTGGATTTCTAGTATCATTATTGCTCGACATAATTATAATATTATATAATATAAATGTCAACTGTAAATACATCAAATTTAGGCGGTCCGTTTGCTGGATATGTATCTAAACCCATTGCCATGCGCCAAAAAGGCGGTGAGCATTCTACTATACGTCATGTGTTACGCAGTGCATGGAATACAGGATATGCCACTCAAAATGTAAATGGGTATAAACCGAGAATCGGTGAGTTCCGTGCAATCAATAATGCCGGCGATTATTTAGGAAGAGTTCAATACTCTTGCGGTGGACCCAATCCCACAAACACCCAAAAGGCAGGATTGCGCCGCAAAATTGGCAGAATGTGGTCAAACTGCGATTCTACCGGTGTACCCGCATCTTCATGCAATGTGAAATATGTGTATGATTCTTCTGATTATATTAAATTCAAGAAACTCCGTGCCCACAATTTGAACTACAACGACGTGGCGTATGGGGGAGGAGCACGTTCCACAGAATTCACAACACTTAACCGTGTTCGTAGATAATTTTGATTATGCATATATGCTTTCTTTGTTGATTTGTTGCGCCATGCCTGCCACGCGAGAAAGTAGTTGGTTACACATTTCATAAAGTGCGGGTTGTTTATAGTGCATTGTATATACCACATTGTGTATACATAATTGTTTATATTATTGCATATAGATGCAATAATATGATGTGGGAGAAGAAGTATTTTGATAAACATAAAAAATGGGGAGACATGATGTTACAAATATTCATGTCACACTATTCATGTTACAATATTCATCTTTATAAGTAAATATAAGAGATCAACTTATTCTTATTCTAAATTGCATATAATGTGTAAAGAGTCGGGAATCAAGGATAAGGATACAAGTTGGCCATTGACGGGATAGTTTCCGTCATCGTCGATGTTTTCCACAAAGTATTCAATGTCGAAGATGATTTGTTCTCTCTTCATTTTCTCAATAGCATAAAGTGATACAGAAACTGCGTACACGCCTGAATAATGGGTTTTTTCAAGTAGTGTGAATACAGGACTAGTGTAATAAGGATAAGCGCAATTATCCGCCGAATCAAATGTATGGTTGCTTTTCAGCCATTCAAGACATTCATCTTCATTGTCGAATTTTCCGTAAACATTGACTGTAAAAGTGATTTCGGCATACATGTTTGTTTGTTTGTGCGAGAGGACGTGACTAGGACTATCAGTTTAAGTTTGCTTTTGTCTAGTGTGTGTGTGTGGGTTTCTATTTTTATATAATAATGATGCACTAAATGTGTTCAATTTTTACATTTTTGTGTGTTTATGATATTCGCCTCACTTCATATCATAAAAGGGTTGGTGGTGGAAACGTATACTATTTTTTGTGGAATGGACGTTATAAGCGCGCTTTGTTGTCGCAGTATTTGTATGTTGAGCGCAAGGTTGGCGAGAATGAGAACAAATAGAAGAATGCTGTATATACAAATAAGCCAAATGTACAAATAGAATTCGGTGTACAATAAAGAGGCGATATGGCTGCTTATTTTTTTAATTTCTTGTTTTGTCTGTGAATTCAACAAAAACCCGAGTAGATCCATGGTAATCGCGCTTTACTAACTCCTTATTTTATTTTTAGCGAAAGAATACGCGGTGCACAGTAGAGTGGCATGACAAGACAAGATTTTGTGTTTATCTAAAAATTGAACTATATTTATGGCAAATAGGTGTATAAAATAAAGACAAACACTTGTATACCATAAAATGACGAACACAGATAAACTTTGTTATTATAGTAAATCGGCAGACGCTAAGGCTGGTAAAGGAAAAAATGAATATGCCAGTAATTTTATGGTATATAATGAGTTGGACAAAATCCCTAATTGGAGACGAATTTTGTCTAACTTTTATGTGGAACCATTTATGTTTGAAGGAAAAACCTTCAATTCGGTTGAACATGCATTTCAAGGTTACAAAGTATCCCTTGTAAATAAAGAAAAAGGTGAATATTTTACATTAGAAAGTAATCACCCTATTGGAAAAGGCGACGGTTCAGTTGCTCAAAAAAACAGAAAGCTTGTTCTTTTGAATGCAGAACAATTGGCGTATTGGGATAGCATTAAACATAGAATTATGATTGAAATTACCCACCAAAGAATTTTACAATCTACTACTTACAGAAATGTCCTGTTATTAACGAAAAATGCCGAATTATGGCATGTTATTTGCAGAAAAGGTATTGTAAGAAATACGTATTTAGAAGAATTGAGAGAACTGTTTGCAAGTCAACCTTTAATTGATGGCCGTATTTACGGCCATCAAGACCTTCATTTATGCAAAGCATAAATGAAGTTAAAGTTTATGCTAGTTTGTTGTTTATAATACACGTGTGTATTATAAACAACAACTAGACATTAATTGATGGACGTGAATACAGCCATCAATTAAAGATTAAAAGACGATCATAAAAATCATAATGGTCATTCTTCTTTTTTATGCATGTATGCAGGAATACATTAGATGCATGTGACACCGCATAATACGTTCAATTATGTATTTGAATTTCGATAAAATAATATAATGAATCCTACTACTCAAATATATGATATGAATGATGATGTATCCAATTTTCCATTCAACAATTTACATATAGCAAAACCGTATAACAGGAATGGTACTTTTTTTATACGCATTGAGTTGGGGAATACGCCGCTTTATATTCAGCCACCCAAATGTGTATTGAAACAAGGATTTACTAAATCCGGCAAGAAAATGTTCTGCGACCTCATATTTACAAACGAAAACGAACAGTTCCTCGAATGGCTCGAAAAATTGGAACAAACGTGCTATTTAAGCATATACAACAATCGTGGAAAGTGGTTTGAACCTGTACTCGAAAAACACGAAATAGAAGAATACATGACGAGTCCGTACAAAATAATAAAGTCCGGGAAACTTTTTATTATTCGAACCGATATTGCTACCAGTTTAGGAAAATGCGATTTGAAAGTATACGATGAAGGAGAAAACGAAATAAACCACGAAGACTTGAAAGAAAACACAAAAGTAATGACGATCCTTGAAATAAAAGGCATAAAATGCTCTGTTCGCAGTTTTCAGTTTGAGTTTGAATTGAAGCAAATGCTGGTTATCCAGCCGGTGAAACTGTTTGAAAAATGCATTATCAATCCGCAAGGAAAAATAGAGACGTCGACCAAATCTTCTTTTTTAGGCGAATTTTCGCATGTTATCAATGATGGCAATGATGGTGGCGGTAGTGGCAATGACGGCGGATATGGTAAAAATGTTGTAAATGGAAATAATGAAAATGGTAGTGTACCCGATGTCAATTTAGGAAATGTGGGTTTTGGAAAGTTGGAGAAGAAAAAGGAGAAAGAAGGAATATTTAGCAAAAAAGAGGAAAATGTGGTGGATGGAGGCGAAAATGAAGATGGACATGAAAATGGAGGACAACATGGTGATTTAGGAAAAGGGGATGGAAAAGTGGTTGTTGAAGATCAAGATAAAAAAGATTTAGGAGATACGCGAGGAGGAGGAGGAAGAGGAGCAGAAGAAGGAGGTTTAGGTGAACATGTTGGAACCATGGTGGAAGAAGTGGATTTTGATTTAGCGATGTTGGAGAATGTTGAGACGATGCATTTGAAAAACAAAAACGATATTTATTACGAAAAGTACAAGGAGGCGAAACAGAAGGCGAAACAAGCGCGGTTGATGGCTTTAGCGCATTATATGGAAGCTCGACGCATTAAAACAACTTATTTAGAAGACATGAATTTAGAAGATAGTGACGCAGACGAAGATGAAGACGAGGACAAAGACGAAGACGAGAAAAAGAAAGATGGCCAGGATGTGCAGAAAAAGTAGGATGGAATCGCATATTCATCTACATATGTGCTTCTCACATAATAAATAATACTTTGTATGGAATGTATTATGTTGAGGGGGTGGGCGAAGCGTAGAAATAGGCGGGTAAGTAGGTTTGTGTCAAAGTAAGTAGGGATATAGAAAAGGATAGTGTTCAAGTAACTAGGTGAATAGAAAAGAGAAGGATGATGGATGATGGTTGATGGATGATGGAAAAGAAAATATAAATCAAGTAATGGAAAAATAATTCATTTACTTGTATTTGTTTGTAATGTTGCGAGAATGCGCAATAAGTTTTTATCCACGTTTTATATATAATACACATGTTAATGGATACCGTGAAACGCATGTTAAACACTTTATTGAAAAAAGAAATAGTTATTGTCCTTGTTGTTCTTTTAGTTGTCTACGTTTTGATCACATACAACGATTCAAAAGTTGTTGCTCGCGATAACATGGAAGGCGGAATTGTGTCCGGCGATTCGTTAAGTCCCGCTCCCGTCGATGTATCTCCTGTTTTAGAAGAAAAGACTGCCGCTGATGTTGTTAACTACAAATCAAGTCCATCAAACGTTCCCGGCGATCTGCTTCCTGTTGACCACAACAGTGAATGGGCTAAGTTGAACCCTACCTCAAACTTGAACGGATCTCCTGATTTGTTACAGCCTGGATACCATATTGGCACTGTGAGTCAAGTATTGAGAAACGCCAATTTACAGATTCGCGCTGATCCTGTTATTCCCAGAGTGGACAATATTTCTCCTTGGGGTATGTCTACCATCGAACCTGATTTAGGCCGTGTTCCTTTGGAAGTTGGGTATGGTCCTCGTTAAAGGGTATATTGTTTTCATGCATGGATGTTGAATCCAGAAAAATAAATTATTGTCGAAGTGGTTGATTATATATTATTTAGCTATATAATCAAGTATAAAGAAACCAAGGTCAGTCGCTAGGCATAGGCATAGGCATCTACATACTTCATATGTATATTATGTAAACTATATAAAGACATCAATGGCGGGCTATATAAAAAGCTGCCTTTCCATTTTTTTACATGATTGAATATGAAAAATAAATGGGATAAAAGAAATAAAAAAAATCAAAGTAATCAAGAAAATTACAAAAATCACAATTTTATTTTTTACAAATTGCAGTACTAAATATAAGATAATCATGGTTGAGTTTATTATGTTTTGCAAGAAAGCCTGGTGCGCTGCTCAAATACTTCCACTAAACACACCCGCAAAAAGCAGTAAACCAAACTCGGTGGTGCCATTATCTTTGTCGTTCCAAGAAACAAAAGAAGATGTCATAGAAAATACGCGTTTTATTGAAAAACAAAGTAAAAATGAATTCATAAATAATAATTGTATCATGCATGAACAGTATTACGAGAAGAAATATTTTTCTTCCATTGAGTTACTTGACCAATATACAAATTACCCGTTTATAGCCTTGGTTGACTATTTTTACAACAGCGAGTGTCAAAGTATTAGAAGAATGATGAGTATAAACAAAGATACAAAAAACGATAAAAGCTGTAAACTGATTGTGGACTACCAAATGAATATTGTCTATATTCCATCAACCATTTTTATTTGTATGCTGACAAAAACGGATAAAAAAGATATTGAATATTTCATGGAGAAAACTGTTTTTGGAAAAAAAATGCTGAAAATAAACATTGTTGCCTACGGATCCAATAAAAATAAAGTGTACGATTTTAGACAGCCGAAAGGAATAAGAGGCTACATTTTTGTCAACATATTCGATTGACTACATATATGCATAGTGAATAAACAATTTCTATGCATATCCATGCATGTATGCACGCATGCTAGTTTGTTGTTTATAATACACCTACCTGTCTATTATAAACTTCCTATTGCTATTTCTTATTATCCATGCATCATATGTATTCATCATCTCTTGACAATATCATGATCATTGCATGTTCGCATACTTCATAACAAATAAATATACAATACTATGTCACATCGTTGGGTGACATCATATATATTTGTTTCGTTTATAGAAGAAATACCCGCGTTTTTCACAACCACTTCCTGCTTCGCACTCGTCAGTTTCAAATCTCTCCCATTGAAAAACACACTGTACTTTGGGGTTATTTCGACCTCCACTTTTTCTTTATCGAAGACATCTTTTATGTCGTAGTAACAGTGCACATACAAAACATTGTTTTCATCGATTTCCATGTTATCGTGCAATACCGGCCAGCATTCAATAATTATTTCGTTGCCACAATGATCATAGATGAGTTCATGGTGCCATAAAGGAACAATGTACGTTTCACCGTCCAGTTTGAGTTTATATATATTATCATTGAGCAAATCGTCTATATTGGGATTAAGGATTATGTACGATTCCGTTTTTTCCTCCATGATTTTTTCTATATAATCGAGAACAAAAGTGTTCGGGAAATATTTTTCCATCACCACATATATTTTTTTAAGATTGTCGGTGTCCAGTTTACTCAAATACATATACGTGTTATTTTCCATTATACTTGTGAGAAATTTTAGAAGAAGGGTGTAAAACGGCGATTCGTTGAAGAGTTTGTATATATTGGCAAGATTGAACGCTGTAGTGGAATACGGCGCAGTATCTATTTTATCGGGAGAAAGAGAATACTCGTCGTTTTTAATGGACAGCAAATATTTATAGGATTCATTCACTTCAATGAATTTATCCCCGTTTGCGCCGTTGTTCTTGTCAGGATGCCATTTCAGGATAGCTGATCTGTGTTTTTTCTTCAATTGATCGCTGGTGATGGTTTTCCATTCATGATCACTTATTTCTAGTATTCTGCACATTTTCTCTACCTTTTCCCTTTGTTTTTCGGTTGCTATAAATGGCATCATTAAATCCGTGTATTTCGATAATAAAGTAATAAAATATACTTTCTAAATGGTAAATTGGCCTATAATTATTATTGTAGTACTTTAAAAATGTATATATTCTATTCAACATTTCCTCCATTTTTTCTCTTCCGCCTTTTTGTCCATTGTGTCCAATGACACCAACGACACCATTACCTTGATACATACTTGAAGTTTCATTGATCGGTGGGTTGGTTGATGTGCATGTATTGTTTAGGTCATTAAGCGGAGAGGAAACAGGGACTTGCTGGATTCCTTTGAACTTATCAAAAAAAGGATGTATTTTTGTGGAAGTAGATGGCGCGCACACAAGGGGTTTTTGCATGCTGAACGCCCCCAATTGTATAAAATGGCTCAGTATGTACCACAAACAGTCGGTTATGTCGAGATTATACACCAAAATATCGTATAACTGGTCACGGAAATCCATATAGTCCAGACTTTTTATGTTTGTCATTGATTTGATTATGTTGTTGCATATAATGTTGAATATATCATCGGGTATTTCGTCGGGACTGTTTAGCAGAGAGAAATACATGAGTTCTTTTATATTTAAAATATTGGTGGTATCTATATTTTCGAGAATATTCTTTATTTTCTCTTTATTGGGCAAAGGATTCGTTATCCGCGACACAAACGCGTTATTGTTTATTTCAGTAACACTGTATTTGTTTTTAAGACTGTATTTGTTGACCATTTCAAGGTAATGCGTTTTCGCCGGTTTTTTGACGGAAATCTTGTAGCAACAGTTGAGTATATTGTTAGGGATGAAACTCATGTGTTCAGTGAGAATAATGAACCGAACGATTAAATTGGTTTGTAGACAGTTGCATTCTTGCATATAACTATAGAAGACATCGAGCAGTTCGCTGTGTATTAAATGGAAGTTTTTGCATAAGATTATGCCGATACGGTCTTGTTTCATGTTGATTATGTCGATAATTTGGAAAAAAATGTTGTACCATAGTATTTTCGAGTTGCATCCTAACAGAGACATGTCGATTTCGTAGTGGACATCGCTGATTTTGTAAATGTAGGTTTGCTTTTCGTGCTGCATTTTTATTTTCTTGTTGTATTTGAGCTGCGAATGCGAATATTTGCGAATGATGGAGAGGGTTTGTGTATACTTTCCGCTGCCGGATGGACCGTAGACAATGAGATTCGGGAGTTGTTTTATGGATGAAGGCAGTTTATCGTGGATGATGGGTACTAGCTCGGTGTGTATGTTGTATTTATCCATACATTGCAAATATTCGTCGAAATTTGTTTCATAATACTTCATGTTTTCTTAGAATAACGGAGTTTATTTCTTTGTATTCATTTACACTTATTGTTTTATTTTGTGGTGGTATATTTGTTAGATAGTCTTTGTCCTAGTCTTTCACATAATTATTTGTTTATTATCATAAGAGTGTATATTTGATAAATAGAGACAAAATAAATTATGATAGGATAAACATTATGCTATATAAAAATAGATCATTGATAAGTATATATGACAAATAAATAGACAACAAATAAAAATAACCGCACCTTTTTGTTTTCTATACCAAATATATAATGTCAACAGTAGAATCTTCAATAGGAGGAGGGACGACAAATGCATTAATTATAGCCACAAAACCTAGTTTTTTAGCATATTTTATATATTTTGTAGTCTTTTTCATTTCTCTCCTCACCATAAAAAAACCCGGACTGGAAATATTTTCGTTCACCATATTTTTCATAGCCAACTTTTTTTATAGTATACTCATTACCACCGATATAAAAAACTACGTGTTCGGTGTCAACAACATAAACAATATTACCGAGATGATTACTCCTTTCTTTATCATATCCGCATTAGCTCTCAATTTCGTATCTTCCATATTTACGTTTATGACCTTGAACGAAATAAGAGAAAAATTCATTGCAATCAATCAAAAGGTAGAAGTGCAACAAAGTATACGAAGACGACTCGATATTGTCGAAACGCTTTTTTACGGTGTAGTGTTTACCCTCACCATATCCGTTTTAACTCTATTTAATAAAGGCAACATTGTTTCCTCCATTCTGGGATATATGGGTCTTGAAACATATATTGTCTCCATAAAAATATTCATCATGCTGCTATTATTTGTATGTGCATCGTTTATCATGTACATATTCGATAAAAAGGCTAAAGACAATATGTTCAAGAAACTGAAAACGAGTTACACTATTATGTTTTCACTTATTGTGGCGTTCATTTTATTTTTCCCGCTCAGCTATTTATTAAGGAAATTCACGTCGTTCATGTTCACCGACATTTCGCTCACTGTTTTAGCCGGAATACTCATCACTGCATTGCTTGCATTAACCGGAAAATTCATATACGATTCTGTGGATTTATACAAGAACAAATCTAAAGAAGTGAATCGATCAATTAGCGATATTGGACTGTTCAACATACTTATTCTTATTGTATTTATTTGTTTGCTCGTTCTTCTACTCATCCCTACATCGTATTCGTCTATCATATTTAAGTATGTATTTCCGTCATCGGCGCTTGCCATGAGTATTTATTTATTGGTAGAAACGCACGACATGTCAACATTATCGAATAAACAACTGGTTAAATGAAAACATAAGATGTAAGATATATGTATGCGTGTTGATATATTGTGGTTATGCTGGTATGTGTGTATTTTTATTACAAAATAAAAAATAAATAAAGATATCCCGGACCATCAAAACAATCAAAATCACCAACAATTATTATAAGAGCAAAATGATATAAATGAACAAACCATTCAATTAGTATATATTATTTATGGGTAAGTTGCTTGTGTTATATGTATTCCATATTTACAATTATAGAGTAAAACATTTCATTGACCATTGTATATTCAATGATGAAAATATTGATTTTATTGTAATATCGAATGATGTAAATAATAAGTTTGATGTTCCGGATTATGTAAAAATCTTGTTTAGAGAAAATATAGGTTATGATTTTGGCGGATGGAGTGATGCTTTGCTAACAAACAATTTATATCAAAAATATGATCATTTCATATTTGTAAATTCTTCTGTAATTGGACCGTTTATGCCATCTTATTGCAAGCATAAATGGACAGACATATATATAAATGGATTGCAAGATAATGTAAAATTGTTTGGAAGCACAATAAATACGTGTCGCGTGCCATTCATTAAATCGCATGTACAATCTTATATTTTTTCAATGGATAAACACACATTACAATATTTAATTGATTGTGAAATATTCAGTGTTACAAATTATGCAAAAACATTCACTGACGCTATTTGGGAAAAAGAGGTGTTGATGTCTAGAAAAATTATTGAAAATAATTGGAATATAGGGTCATTATTACCATATTATAAACACGTGGATTTTACATTTAGATATAAAAAACCAAGTGACTACAACATGCATTTTTTAGATGATGTCATGTATCCAGATTATAAAGATATTCTTTGGAATGTATATGATGTTGTATTTATAAAAGGAAATAGAATAGATTATACTACAATACCGAGATACCAATATTTATTATCATCCTAACCATTCAAAGAACCATAACATTCAAACAACCACAACATTTACTGGTGCAAATCTTCTACAAATAAATTTGGATATATACAACACCGGTTTTATGACTACATACACAACAAGGTTTACGCCAAAATAAACAGCAATAAGTGTATATCCAATAGGTAGCAATATGAATACAAACATCACATTTTTTTCGACAATATAGTTTATTTTATCGCTTATTTTTTCGCACACTTTATCTTTTATTTCATCAACACGGCGTGAAATATACTCGATATTGTATTCGGTTTTTTCTCTTAACGGAATATTTGTATCGTTGAATAATATAGAAATAGTAGTTGCGTTCTTCTTCATATAAAGAATAGTTTCGTTGTGTATAAGATCTGTGCGGCAATATGGACAGTTGACCGATGTATGAAGACTAGTACATAAACATTTTTGGTGGAATAAATGGCCGCATTTTGTTTTTATGTTGGTCTTAAAATTTTCCATGTTTTCTAGACATATACAGCAACATGCATCGTTTTCTGGAACAATACTTGATTTTTTACGATTTCTGTTCTTTTTGAATTTAAATATATTCAAACTGAAGTCCACCATTTCACTTTCTACTATTATCATCTAAAATTATTGCATCTAAAATTATTGAAATAAAAGAACTCTTTTATTTCAATTTTGTTTTTTATCATATTTCCCATCCATCATTCAACATAGTAACCCGCCAACTAACTAATCAACCATCCTAAGGCAACGTCGCCTTGTGTTTGTTTTTGACAAACTCCTTTATTTCATCGTAGTCGCATGTTTTCGCGTTTCCGTGGTATTCTTTCAGGCCATAAAACACGGGTTTCTTCATGGACCCCGTTTTATAGAACACATAGTTTCCGTATTTTCCGTTTCGAATAGAAACGCTAGAATTAAATACACGAACAATGCCTCCGCTGCTGATATCTTGATTATTTCCAATACTAGTTCCTTGTGACACCGTTTTCCGGTAACTATCGCTGATTGTGCTTAAATCAATACTCAGTTCGACAGTTTCACCGAACACATCCACCATTTTTTCCTCCGCTATTTTCTTCTGGATAAACGGAATCACATCGTCCAGTTCAATCGAATCAATGCTTTTATGCAGTGTCGACAAAGATATCTTTTTATCGTTCCAAACAACATATTTCCCGTACATTCCATTTTTCAGTTTCACTTCGTGAAATTCATATATCCCAAGAATATCGTTTTTCAACTCCATCAATTCTTCCGCGGTATACTCGCCTCTTTTCAGTTTTTCCATATCAATTTGGATACCTTTTTTAATAGCTTTATACTCAACTTCTCCCGTTTCAGCATCGCATATTCGTTTCAACGACGCGCCATATTGATGAAACACGACTTCATATCCGTCGTTCAGCATATACTTCGGTTTTTCCAATTTAGCCACGTGTTTCAGCAACTGTTTTATTTCCGTCAAACAATTATCGCACACTTTCCACCATTCATTCTTTGATTTTTCCGCATCTTGTTCTTGCGCAATGACATCCAATGACTCTTCCATGTTTTTCGTGTATCCATACGAAAACAAACTCTCAAAATACTCCACTAAAAATTCAATCGCGACTATTCCAGTAGGCTGGATCTGCAATTTCCCTTTTTCAGCGCCAAACTCTTTCGCCTTCTTTGTTTTCTCTACAATATTACCTCGCAGTTTATACTCGTCGCATTCAATAGTGATTCCAGATATATCTTTCTTTTTCACGTATCCGCGTTCTTGAATTGTATCCACTATCGTCGCAAACGTCGACGGTCTGCCTATTCCCAGCTCCTCCAATTTCTGGATAAGAAACGCTTCCGTATAATGGCTATGACGATGTTTTACGGTCACGCTGCAATCTACATAGGTATACGTAAACGCCTCATTTTTATTACATATTGACTGTAAATACATAATCAGCGTATTTGCCTTTGTTTTTTCTTCCGTTTCGCTAGTATCATTGATTGCCATGCACGCCTTTTTCCAGCCATAAAAAGTAATCACTTCAATATCCGTTTCGTATCCCGCCGTTTTTTCCTTTTGTTCGTCCACACAGAAAAAACTAGGCGCGCTTATTTTCACTTTTGTCACATTACATTTAGCATCCGCCATACAACTTTCCACCGTATTTTTCCAAATAAGTCGATACATCGATTGCAATATCTTGTCGCCGTCAATCACAGTAGTCGCCAAATTTGTCACACGAATAGCTTCATGGGGATTCGCATTGTCGTTATTTGTGATCTTGTCGAGCGCATTCCCTAAAAAGGTAGCGCCATAAGAAGATATAATATATGCAGTTGCGCTAGCTATGAATACAGGCGAATATTTGGTACTGTCTGTGCGCATATAAGTAATAAACCCGGCTTGGTACAGTTGCTGGCATAAATCCATCGTCATTTTAGGCGAATAATGCAACACATTACTTGCTGTTTGTAACAATTGCGATGTGTTGAATGGACGAGGACAATGTTTTACAGATTCGCGAGGAATACCCACGCTCATTTTGTATTCGTGCGTTTTCGATTTTTCCAAGAACTGTTCGACTTCCGCAGCATGCACAAAATCATGGGTCAGTTCGAATTTAGTGTTTGTCGAGAAAAAATAAGCCGCCGTTTTCCATTTGAGTTCGAATTCTTGTTTGTTCTCTTTATCGTTTTCGTACACCAATCTTAACGCCGGCGTTTGACATCTACCCGCCGACAATCCGTTTTTCTTGTTGTTGTGTATATTTTTCCACAAAGTAGGCGATATTTTGTACCCTACAAGAATATCAAGTACTTGACGTGCATGTTGAGCGTACACGAGAGACATATTGATTGTAGTAGGATGGGTTATTGCGGCAGTAATCGCCGGTTTTGTGATTTCGTGAAACAAAATGCGTTTTGTGGTGGATACTGGTAATGCAAACATTTCACAAATATGCCATGCAATCGCTTCGCCTTCTCTATCATCGTCGGTTGCTAGATAAATCGAACTTTGTGGAAACTGGCATATGATTTTATTCATTTCTGCAACGTGACCTTTTTTTTCTTCAATCACAGAAAATGTAATTGAATAGTTATTTTTGACATCGATGGATTTTATTCCGTCAATTGTGCGAATATGACCTTTTGATGCAATGCACATGTAGTTTGAACCCAAATATTCTTCTATTTTTTTACATTTTGACGGCGATTCGACAATAACTAAATAAAGAGCGTTAGGGTTGTTGGGAATAGATGCAGCGGCGCTCCTCTTCGTCGCACCGCTCTTTCCGGATTTTCTCATGAAGAACTTATTTGACTTCATTTATGGGAAAAAATAGAAACAGTATATGATTTATTATATTATACTGTTTATTCTTATATGTTTATATCAATTATATAATAGATATAAAGAATGCGGAGTGGGGGGAGGTGGGGAGTAGGCTGCATGATCAAGACATCATGGACATACGGACATAATCATGGTCGCGTCCGTTTTTTTTTCGTGTATTTCCCTAGATGAAACATGTTTTTTTTTGTCTTGCATCGTTTCAATGCTAAAAAAAAGAATTCGCGGATATAGTAAAACATTTTACGACTTACGTCAATATTATGTTGTTCCATCAACGCGTCGGTCATGTCTTCAAACACGTCTACATTGGAATAATGGCCATGTACGTGTATATTTTGGTCTAGTAATGGAATAATGGATGCGTTGTTGTATTGTTTTAGTTTGAGAAGGTACAAGTTGGAGTTAGCGAACCGTTTTATTATTTCTTTTTTTGTGAGGGAGTGGTAGTATGGCGGTGGTTGTATATAGTATATTTTGTCGCATTTCATATGCGCATGTTCTTTATCGTCTACAAAGCATATTTCGGCATTTTTTGGGATGAGCGTGCACCGTATTAAATCATCGTGTGTTTTTTTATGGGTTGTTCTTTTTTTCTCGATGAGTGTATTTTTTATTTTGAAGGCGCAAACGGGTTTGTCGAAAATGGACGTTTCGGCATTCAAACAGTAGTTTAAATATGAAATAATGAGACATATCCATTCGGGAAATATACATTGATTGTTTGTGTATATGAACAGTTTCCTGCATTCCCCGTTTTTTATTTTCATGTGCAAGAATTCGAGCATAGATATTATGTTTGTGCGAAGAAATTCGGGATACAAATCGAGAAGTTCGTTGAATATGAGTTGTTTCATTATTTGTGTGTTCTTCATTTCACTATTTCTACCGCTTTTTATCTTGGGAGAAGGATCATCTATGTTGTAGTGGACCTTTAATATATTCCATAAATGGTACAAATCCGTAAAATGGCCAATGGTTTCATCTAAATCAAGAACAATCACTTTTGTTTTTATTCTTGAATAAGAACTGTCGTATATTTTCACGATAGATGATGGTTTACTTGCGCTAGAAATCGCATTTGCAGGTATGCTATCGCTTTGTTTTTTAGAAGCATGTTGGTGTGAATAACTATTTGTATTTTTGCGATATATATAATGCTGAACTTCAAATGCGCCTTTATAAAGTTGGACCCCAAAATTGTTATGCGATGATTCTCCGTGTGGCGATGATGACGATGATAATGACGATAATGATACAGAAGATGGCGATCCAGTTGTTGCAGTAGATAGTAAGGAAGATATATATTTGTGGGGATTTTGGGTGGAGGAAGATGAGTGGGTAAAAAACACGCTATCTATTTTTTTTGTTTTGTAATTCATTAGTTCACAATTGTATAAGTTATAATATTGCGCCATTTGATTTCTGGCAAAAATATTTATTTTCGATGATTACAAGCTTAACTCGTCTCTTATTTGTTCATGTGAAATATACAACGTATCGTTCTTAACATAGGCATGTTTGTTGTATATCCAATGGAAGAACGCAGGTTTGCTGTTTACTAAATAAGCAATTAACGAGAAAAAGAGTAAAGACACAATCCATTTCCATGATATATATGACCATATATTTTTTATAAAAGCAAAGGCGGCAAGGATACCAGTTGTGCTAGTGCTTCCTCCTCCTGCCATGTCAACATATTCATTCACAGTATTTGGTTGTACGGAAAGATGATTGGAAGATGGATGTTTAGGGATAGAAATAAAAGTGTTTTCGATATTTTCCATTATATTTTTTGGAACTATATTTTCTTTGTGTTTTCCACGCAAGGTAGTATTTCATAAACATATTTATTTATTTTGGAAATAATGACATAAATAAAATGCGGTTATAAGAATATAATAGAGAAATGAACATGGAACAGATCAACTTGCAATCGATGTTGTCCAACAATACCGATTTTGTGGATAATACGAGTACGATACGTAAATTAAAGCACAGTAATTTAATCGCTAGCGACATATCCAAAATGGAATCTCTAAAACAGCAATATGCGGATTTGATACAGACAAACAAGGCGGAGTTTGATGAAATAGCGCAGCGGGAATGTAGTTTTCTCTATAATCACTACACGGATATATTTATCAGGTTGGTGCGAAACGAATTGGATATTGGATTGATGACCAAGTTTTTGATCATTTTGCAAAATATCGAGACCGGACTATTAACCCAGAACGATGCGTCGGTGCAAGTGGGCACTATTTTGAAAGAAATCTATGTGGACAGTGCAATGCGTAGAGGCGAACATCTTGACCAACAAACACCGAAAGTTGAGTTGAACGACGGTATTAAAATAAGCTGGAAAGAATACAAAAACTACATCATGTAATTATGGTGTTCTCGTTCACTGGCTCACTGACTGTCTCTTTTCCCATAAAAGAAAAAATGAAAACAATATAAAAACTTTGTATGTAGAATGTTCACATAAAAATGGCAACTAATATTTTGAGTAAATACTTAAAGTTTTCTGTATTGAAACTATTTGTTTCAAATGAGTCTGCGGAATTGTACGATTTATATGTAAAGAAAGCGAAGGAACATAATGATGCAAATAACGAGAACGAGCATTTCAATGCCGGGTTTGATTTGTTTGTTCCTGAGTCGACTACATTAAATAGAGGAAGCATGGCGTTTATCAAGATGGGCGTAAAAGCGGAAATGGTGGATAATGATGGAGGCAAGCAGTCTTACTATATGTATCCTAGATCCAGTATTTCTAAAACACCGTTGATTGTGGCAAACCATGTTGGAATTATCGATAGTGGATACAGAGGTGAATTGACCGGTGCATTTAGAAATGTGGGGGAAGTGGATGTTCCTTACCTTGTGGAAAAACATACAAGATTGATGCAAGTATGTTCTCCTTCATTGATGCCTTTGTATGTTGTCATTTGTGAGAAGGAAGAAGAAATAGGCGCAAGTGTAAGAGGAGAAGGTGGATTTGGGTCAACAGGTAGATAATTTAGGCGTAGTGGGTTGTGGGTGAAAAGGTGAAAGAGAAGGAAGAAGGTGGATAAAAAGAAAAAATTGAATGATTTATATAGACATTATTTTGTCAAATACTGTCTATTGTATAAGATATTTTGGGGAAAAATATTTTAGCATAGGATAAACACCCCCTATCCGGCCTGGCTAGGTATAAAAGAAAAGAAACTCTCACAAATAAAATATAACTGTTTAGTATTATTTACATATAACATACCATAATCCATACACACCACACAATGCTATCATTCAATACATATTTTGGTAATGAAAAAAGTAATGTGTGTCGAAATTCTTTTTTCAAGGAAAACATCCATAGAAACAAATGGATGGACGGAGAAGAGTACCATATCGAACAAGGTAAAAATGAAGATTGTTTTGTTTGTTGCGTGGAAGATGTAGATACATTTAGCCACATGAAGAGTTCAAGACGTACCACGTTGTTTGAACTATCAAAAGAAACTACACCAAATAATGGCACTGGAACTGGTGATGTGACCGGCAAAGAAACCAAAAAGAAGAATGTGTTCTTGAAAGAAGATCCGTATATTGTGAACGACGGGTTTACACTTCCGCATAATGCATTCATCATGACGCATATGCACGAATTTACCTCTTTGTGTATGCTGGACACAAACATGGATAAATATCATATGTTACATGAAGTTGATTGTGAAGAAAATGGTGTTCTTCCGCATATTGACGGGTTTCATGTGATAAGATATCCAAACGGAGAATATTCTTACCATTTGACAAGTTGTGCAACGCCACATGCATCGTCGCTAAAGAAAGAATATTGCGGCAATGATGAGAATATGGATGGGAGAGATAAGAGACGTTTCCGCGAAATTTCGATAACTCCGTTCAATTCACCGAGAAATTCGTACAGTTCTATTGCACATACTTATGAAATGTGTTGAGCATATATACCATACAACAATATGATGTATTTTTTATGGAATTGTGCATGCGGGCGTACGTGCGTCCTGGCGGACATACTTGTAAAATGATAAACATAATGTGTTTGCAAGAGACAAATACAAAGGGTGAATTATAAATTACGAAAATGTGGATTCATAGTATAATGGAAATAGTGGAAACAGATTTAGATAAACCCGGATGGGGAAAATATTTGGACTTATGGTGGGTGAAAGTGATACTTGTCTTGCTTTTTCTTCGTATTGTCACTACAGCGTATAGATGGGTTCGAGAAAGAAGAAGCCGGCAAAAAGTGATGAAGGTGAAAGAAGAAATGAACCAGTGTCCAATGATGGCATCTCCTACCTTCTTGTACAACAAAAAACTGAAGGAAAACAGCGGATGGTTAGATTACGCAAACGGAGCTGTCCACGAAGTCTTGCTTTTTTCATTGTACATGAAAGATTTATTATTATCCTATATTATATGACATCTTTACGTGTTATAGTATTTCTTCTTTTTACAATTCTCATTTTAGCATTATTGGTGAAACCGTGTTGGTTTGGTATCATCCCCGCCAGCCACGGAAGTGAAAGTTTCGACCCGTCTTTAAAACGAGAAAGCGAAACCGATTACGTGGATAAACAGCAACCCGTCGACGTTATTGCCACTCTTCCCACCACAACCAGTCATGATTGTGTAAGCAATGGACTGGTTAGCAGTGAAGGCGGAGCAGTTTGTTTATCATCTAGCACCATTGACCTAATTAAATCGCGAGGAGGTAATTATGCATAAAGTCTATTCAGTATGATACATGTATAGGCAAAAGGTATTGTCACCCCACCAATGATTTTCTATAATAATTATCATATAATAATTATTATACACAATACACATAGCACATTAAAAATATGCTAGCTATTCTACTCTAGTTTGCTCTATATAGCCAAAACTTATACAAGTAAACTAGCTTTGTTTATTGCCTGGATTGATCTGTTTGAAATACGGCGGCAATAAGATCCTTTTCTTCCTCTTGCTACTTTACATCCAACAGTTGAACTGCACGCTTTCAATGATTTGTTGCGGCATTGCGATCGTTTTGTGCGATTACGGTAAATTTGTTTTCTGGTTCTTGCCCTTCTCATTTATATATTTACTAAATATTTTATGGTAAACTCGTTCACAAATAATATACTATTTCCATCCACATGAATAAACACACCTACTTACTTACTTACTTACTTACTTACTTACTTACTTATACGTACATAGACCATAAAGTAGTGTTAACTGGATCAGTTATTTTCAAGAAATGACCGATTTCTGTACGCGTAAGAGTGTATGGAAACGATATTTTAATATTCAGTTCTTTCTCGAACAATTTGTTTTCCGGTTTCACTAAACGGAATAAATTCAGTTTTGTGTATATGGTTTCCAAACACCGTTTTAAATTACGCACACCGTCTTCGTTCATCGTTAGATTCTTTATTATATAGGACAACGCTTCGTCTTCAATAATAACATCGTTTTCGCTAAATCCAATTTGTTCCCGTATTTTTGGCAACATATACTTTCTCGCAATATGTATTTTTTCTTTTGTATCATATCCTTTTGTCTTTATTTTGTACATACGGTCGCGCAAAATAGGATTCACCGCCATTTCATCGTTATACGAAAACACAAACAAACACTTACTCAAATCAAACTCCAAATCGGCAAAATATTTATCGTGAAACTGCGAATTCTGGGTTATATCCGTCAAATGAGTCAATATCCCAATGATTTCTTGCCCTTTTGCACTATCACTCAATTTATCCAATTCGTCGAAATAAATAATAGGATTCATGCATTTAGTGTCCATCAATATTTGCACGATTTTACCCCACATACTCCCTTCGTACGTGTACGAATGACCTTCCAGAAAACTGCCGTCGCCTGTCCCACCAAGCGCAATAAACGCAAATTCTCGACCCAGTATTTTACTCAATCCGTCTTTTATAATAGACGTTTTGCCTGTTCCAGGAGGACCGTACAATCCAATAGCGGTACCCACCGAATCCGGATTCGCTATCCATTGCCCCAATAGTTGCATAAACTGTATTTTAGCATCTTCCAGTCCATACACACAATCATCCAGCGTTTTCTTCGCGTTTACCATAAAATCATTGCATTTATCGATTCCGTCGTGGATACAAATATTGGTCGATTTTATATTCCCAAAAGGAATACGCATGAAATTGTCCAGCCACAATTTCGCTTTTGAATATTCATGCTCTCCTTCCAATAACTTTAAATCATTCAGCTTTTTAATCGCAATCGCCTTGAATTTCAAAGGCATCGATGATTGCAGTATCGACAAACGATGCGGCATTTTAAACCCAATTTGTTCATTTATTTCTTTAAATTGATTCATAATATTAACTTGTTCTTTGTTGGACAATTTTTTCTTGAAATAAGTGAGTTCATCGTGGTTATCTTCTTGTTTATTCACCAGTTTATGATATTTTTTCGTGTTTTCGATACGCGTTTTTTTGATCAAATCTTGTATGCTTTCTTTGCAATCCTTCAGCGACTTTTTAATGAATTTATTCAAAGGAAACTGGTTATGCTGCATGGCAAGCATCTTTTTCATATCAAGAAGTTGTTTATACTCTTCGCTCACATCCTTCAAAACCAATTCTTGCTCCATCATTTCCTTCTCCTTCTTTTTCTTCTGCTTCCTTTTTTGCTCCGCATTACTTGGATCCACGTCTACCTGTTCGTATTTTTCCGCCATGTATACCATTTCATCTTCGCTTTCATATTCATCATTGTCTTCATCCAACGCATCTAGATCGTATTCATACCCATCTTCGTCTCTATCTTTAAACTTATTTGCCAGCTTTTTCATGGCAAGCTTTAAAGGTAAATATATACCGGAATTACGAGAACCGCTTTCTTCTCCTTCGCTGTAACTAAAATCACTTAAATCACTGCGTTTGGTGCTTTTGGTAGAAGTACTACAAGAAGAACTGTCATTGTGATCGTTGCTGGAATTAGTTTTACTATCATTATCACTACTGCTATCACTACTGATATCGCTATCACTACGATTTCTGTGATGTTCATGTTTTCTATGACGTTTCTTGTATTTTTCTGCACTCTTGTTATGTTTTCTTTCATTGCAGCTACTTCCAGATTTTTTCTTTTTATCCTCTCTTCCGCCCCCGTTTTTTACATTCTTTGCATTCTTTATATTCTTTGCATTCTTTGTATTCTTAGCCAATACTACATATTCATAATCATCATTTGAATCGTTTTCATCGCTAGATGATTCGCTACAAGAATCTTGTGGGTCATTGTCTTTGTGATCCTGTTCGTGATCGCGATTGTGTTGGCCCTTACCAATATTTCCAGAATATTTTTTATTCGAAATATCCAAACAAGCATGTTTTCTTCTTCTCTTTTTAGTAGGTATTTTTTTGATTATAAATTCTTCTTCGCCATAATCACCATAGTCGCCATGTTCATCAACATCATCATCTTCAGCTTCGTCATTATTTTTGTGAGGTATATTTCTTGCAGAAGATGAATAAGAAGAACAAGAATTTTTATTTTCTACATTATACAATTGTTTGAATGCATTTGCTCTTTTTTTTGTATATTTAGATGGAAATAAATTCGCAAGCATATCTTGAAACGCAATGCGTTGATGAATACTATATTCATGGTCTATATGTTCTTCGCTTTGTTCACTTTGTTCGCTTTGCTCCCCTTCATCGTCAAATTCCTTATATTTAGTAATTTTTTCCTGGTCGCTTTCAATATTAGACGAATCGCTCATTGTTTCATACACAGTAGAACTAGAATATGACTGTGAATCCATGGATCCTTGCGAAGACGATAAACATAAAGAAGATGATGTCTTTGATGATGGAGATTTTGTTTCACTCGATGATACATCTTGTTTAGTTTCTTCTTCACGCGTTGAACCGGAAATATTTCTTTCTTGCTTGGTTTTATCTTTTTTCGTCATTTTTATTTACTTGATTTTTTGGAAAGCGTGTCCTTTGATATTGATAGATAGAGTTGCTTTTATTATGTTTGGTATGTAATAATTAATAGTGTTTATTTATTTATTTTGTTTTGTAAATTGTTATTTAGTTATACAACAATGGTCATATGCGAACAACTTTCGAAAATCCACAAAAAATTGATACTCTATTTAATCTTTTTTATTAGCATATCTTGCAATCAATCAATAAACAAGCCAAGCCAAGCCAAGCCAAGCCAAGCCAAGCCAAACAATATATATTTGTGAAAATATATATTTACTAAACAAACTTAAATAATATATAACATATATTATAGCACTTTTTGTCAATCTAAAAGCAAACATGTCTGTCTCAAACAAAACAACTGAAACTATGAATACTTCAAGAATTATCGGGATTCAACTATCCATGTTGTCTCCCGAAGAAATTCGCAGAAATTCCGTTGTCGAAATTGTCAAGAGAGACACCTACAAAAGCAACAAACCTATTCCAGGTGGGTTGTTTGATCCAAGAATGGGAGTGCTCGAATCAGGCATTGTGTGTCCAACCGACGGGTTAATCTATATTGACACGCCAGGGTATTTTGGCCACATTGAACTGGCTCGTCCTGTGTTCTTTATTCAACACATAAAGGAAATCATGAAAATTTGCCGTTGTGTGTGTTTCAAGTGTAGTAAACTTCTTATTGACAAAGATAGTCATAAACATGTATTGACCAAGAATCCTAGCGATAGATGGGATTATGTTACTGCATTATGTGCACGTGTTCGTCGTTGTGGCGAAAAAACGGGCAATGGATGTGGTAATAAGCAGCCTGACAAAATCAAGTTGGAAGGCATGGCATCAATCCAGGCTATTTGGGAAAACTTGGCATCTGCCGACGATGACGGCGGGAAAAAAACAAATAAAGTGGTCATGAAATTGAGTCCTGAAATCGTGTTAAAAATATTTAAGCGTATCAGTGACGATGATGTATCCTTTATGGGTATGAGTCCTGTGTGGTCTCGTCCTGAATGGATGATTTGTCAAGTATTGCCTGTTCCTCCTCCTGCGGTGCGTCCTTCTGTAAAGCACGATGCAAACCAGAGAAGCGAAGACGATTTGACGAATATATATGCGAATATTATTAAAAACAATACTGATTTGATCAAAAAAATCAATGAAAACGCGCCGAGTAATGTGATTGAGCAATTGACTACGTTGGTGCAGTATTTTGTGGCGATGATTGCAAATAATAAGGTGAAAGGGACTTTGCCAATTGCCCAGCGTTCTGGAAGACCGCTGCAGTGCATTATGAGTCGACTCAACAGCAAAAATGGCCGTATTCGCGGTAATTTGATGGGTAAAAGAGTGGACTTTAGTGCTCGTTCGGTGATTACTGGCGATCCTAATTTATCGGTGAAGCAGTTGGGTGTTCCTATGAAGATAGCGAAAAACTTGACAAAACCGGTTGTGGTGAATGACATGAACCGCGATTTCTTGATGAAACTGGTGCGTAATGGCCCGGATGTGTATCCGGGTGCAAAAACCATTGTTCAAAATGGGAACAGTATTTCGTTGAGAAACGTGGATATTAATGCCATTAAATTGAAAAATGGAGACATTGTGCATAGACATATGATGGACGGCGACGCTGTGTTGTTTAACAGACAGCCGAGTTTACACAGAATGTCTATGATGTGTCATATTGTGAAAATCATGACTGTTGGAGATACGTTCAGGTTGAACGTGGCTAATACAAAACCGTACAATGCCGACGAAATATTAAGACTGTAATCAGCCTCATCCTTTCATTGTTGGCAACAAGAGGCACTAAATGTGTGATACCTCTTAGTGAATAATATTAAATAATATAAAGGCAAAAATGTATGATATACTAACCTATAAAATGTCTTTTATTAAAAAGTGTTCTAAGTGTTTTGTTGAAAAAGACGTGTGTTGTTTTATATCACGTGATAGATGTATTTGCAAATCATGTGCAAACATAATTGCAAGTGAAAAAAGAAAAAATGCTGTTATAGATCCAAACAATTTAAAAACTTGTATAATTTGTAATAATACTAAATCAGTATCATTATTTATGTATTATAGTGCTTTATGTAAAGATTGTCATAATGAAAAAAGAAGAAATAATTATGCACAAAATGAAAAAGAACGAACAAGAATAAAAGAGGAAGTAAGGATTTATAAACATAAAAAAACAAAAGAAAGACAACAAAAACGTGAAGAAGAACAAAAATTATTAGATGAATTAATTGGAGCAGATAATATGATTTGTAATAAATGTACAAATGTTAAACCAAAAACAAAATATAGAAAAAATAGAAGAATATGCAAAGATTGTGATCGTGACGATGAATATCTCAGTTTTACTAGATTAATACGTTCTAGAATACATGGATGCATAAAAGATATTAATGAAACAGATAATATAGACCATATAAGATATTTAGGTTGTTCATATAAAGATTATATAAAATGGATTTCAAATGTTAATCCACAATATAATATGAATAATCATGGAGAAATTTGGCATATTGATCATGTTATACCTATATCAACTTTTAATTTAGAAAATATAGATGAAAGAGAATTTGCGTTTAATTGGAGAAATACAACATCATTATCTGCTAAAGAAAATTTATCTAAAAATAACAAGATTATAAAAGAACAAATAAAAGAACATATTAATAAATTAATTGATTATCATACAATAAATAATATAGATTTGCCAAATAAATACTTAGTATTATTTGCGAAACACCTTGATGCGGGAATCCCCTAAAGCCTTTGCTATCTAATAAATAGCACAATAAGTCACTACCAAGTGTGTCATGGAAACATACACATGGCCGAGATAAGAACTCGGGTATGGTAATAATGTGAAGGATATATGGGCAATCCGCAGTGTTACTGTCTAAGTCCGCTATAGCAATGGATATGACAGGCATTCAGAGACTGAACGGGTGTTGGTCTACAATGAAGGTCTAGCTAACCTGAGTAGGCATAAGATACAGTCCGGCCACATGGGAAACCTTGTGGATATACCGTTTGACGGGGATGAGATGAATATGCATTTGCCGCAAAATGAACTTGCGGAAACAGAATTGAAAATGTTAGCGGCGACTCCTTACCAAATAGTGAGTCCTGCGGGTAATGCGCCTATCATTGGAATTTACCAAGATTCCATGTTGGGTACATTCCAGTTTACGCGTGAAGAAATAAAATTCACGCCATTACAAGCAATGAATTTGCTTATGTGTTACAATAAAGTCGATGTAAACATGTTTAACGACAAGAAAGAAATCACGAATTTCGATATTTTGAGTCAAATCATGCCGCCGATTACATTGAAATACAAGAATAAGTTCTATGAAGAAAACGAAATACCCAATAATAAGATTGTTATTGAGAACGGTATATATAAGAGCGGTCATATTGAGAAATCGGTATTGGGCGGATCTACCAAAGGTATTATTCACAGAATATACAATGATTATGGCTGCTATGCATCTGCCGAGTTTATCGACAATTTGCAAGGTATCATTACGGAATACATGAAAACGCATTCGTTTAGTGTTGGTATAAGTGATTTGATATCAGATAAGGCAACTACAGAAAAGATTTTGAACGAGATCTTGGCGAAGAAAATGGAGGTGAAGAAGATCATGGATAAGGTGCATTTAGGTGTCTTTGAGAATGACACAACATCAAAGAATATAGATGCGTTTGAATCACAGGTGAATGGTGTGTTGAACAAGGCGACGGAAGAGGCGGGTAAAATCGGCCGTAAGAGTTTGCATAAATCGAATAGGTTTGTGAAGATTATAAATTCGGGGTCGAAAGGGAATCATTTGAACATTTCACAGATGATTTCGTGTTTGGGACAACAAAACGTGGACGGAAAACGTATTCCGTATGGATTTGATAGTCGCACATTACCTCATTTCTTGAAATTCGACGATTCGCCGAATTCTCGTGGATTCATTGAGAATTCGTACATTTCCGGATTAACTGCTCCGGAACTGTTTTTCCACGCTATGGGTGGTCGTATTGGCCTGATTGATACCGCAGTGAAAACCTCCCAAACTGGATATATTCAGCGCAGACTCATTAAAGGTCTGGAAGATTTGCGTGTGGATTATGACATGACCGTGCGTAATAGTAAAGGTAAAATCGTGCAGTTTGCCTATGGCGACGACGGTTTTGACAGTACGAAAGTGGAAGTACAGAACTTGCCTTTTTCGTCAATGAGTATTGAAGATATATACATGCACTACGATATTTTGGGAACTAATTCATACGACAAGGATGTGTTGCTTGTTTACAGTAAATCAACCGTTGATCGTATGAATAAACAAAAAGAAGAAACGAAAGCTATGTGCAAGAAATATATCGACAAGATGTTGGCTGCATGGAATGATGTAGTCAGTGCCGTGTTTGCAAATAAAAATGAAAGCAAGGTGTATTTACCGGTTGCGTTCCAGCATACCATAAATAATATTCAAGGAAATCTGGGATTGGGTGCGAATACAATGGTGGATATTACTCCTCTGGAAGCGTTTGAGTTGATAGAAGAGTATTACAGTAAACTGGCGGCATTGAATTTTTCAAAACCCACGTATTTATTCGAGATCATGTACTATTTCCATTTGACTCCTCGTGAACTGTTGACGGTAAAGAGATTTCATCGCAAAGCGCTGGTGGTACTGCTTGAAACTGTATTGTTAAAATACAAACAAGCATTGGTTCATCCCGGTGAAATGGTGGGTGTTATTGCGGGTCAATCGATTGGTGAACCGACAACACAATTGACATTGAATTCGGTTGTGTATGAAACGGAGATTATTGTTCGCGATATTAATGGAAACATTAGTAGAGTACAAATCGGTGATTTTGTGACAAATTCGATTGCCATGTCGTCGAAAGTGGACTATATGGAAGATAAAGACACAACATATGCCGAGATGGCTTACCATTATCAAGTGCCAAGCGCAACTGAAGACGGATATACGATATGGTGTACTATTTTGGCGGTTACCCAGCATCCGGTGGTAAACGAAGACGGTACAAATACAATGGTGAAGGTGACTACAAAAGGCGGGCGTGAAGTTATTGTTACACAGGCGAAATCGGTGTTGCAATTGATAGATGGCAGAATACAAGAAGTGGCGGGTAAGGATTTGTATATTGGCGATTATTTGCCTGTTTCGAGGGTAACTTACAAGATCGCGAATGAGAAAAATCTGGAAATATGTGACGATATTATTCCAAATATGATAAATGGTCAAATTATATTTGAGCATAGAAGCGGTAGATTTCCAGATATTGAATTTGATGAAATTGTGAGAATTGAGCATGTAAGTAATACTACTCCTTATGCCTACGATTTAACGGTGGAATACACTAAGAATTTCGATATTGCAAATGGGTTGTGTTTGCGCGATACGTTTCATAATGCGGGTGTAGCGTCTAAATCGAATGTCACCCGTGGCGTGCCGCGTATTGAGGAAATCTTGCGTCTAGCCAAATCGCCTAAGAATTCGTCGCTCACTGTTTATTTGAAGAAACTGGACGAAACTATGCAGGAGAAGGCGACAAAGTATGCGAATATGATGGAACATACTCGTTTGGTGGATGTGGTTAATTCTATACAAATATGTTTTGATCCGGATGATAAGCATACTCGTATGGAGGAAGATAGAGAATTATTGGAGCAGTTTTATGAATTTGAGAAGATAGCTCGTCAGTGTAATGGCGAGAATGAGTTTTCGTTGTTGCAGGAAACAAATAAATCAAAATGGGTGATTCGTATGGAAATGGATGCGGAGACGTTGTTGGATAAAAACATAACAATGGACGATATTCATTTTGCAATAAAGAACAGTACATTGGGAAGTGACGTGGACTGTGTGTACAGTGATTACAATATGGCGAAATTGGTGTTTCGTGTTCGCATGAATATTCCGGCAATAAAGAAGAAGAATTTCCCGGAACCGCTTGACCAGACGGATAACATTTTCTTGTTGAAGAATTTCCAAGACAATTTGTTGAACAATATTGTTTTGCGCGGAATCAGCGGAATAGATAAAGTGCATCCTCGTAAAATGAAAAACATGTTGTCTAAACAAGACGGGAAGTATGTGCAACAAGACATTTGGGTGTTGGATACTACTGGAACGAATTTGCTGGATACACTTGGCCAAGACTTCATTGATTACACGAGAACGTACAGTAACGATATCAAGGAAATGTACGATGTGCTTGGAATCGAAGCGGCAAGACAGACTATTTTCAATGAAATGGTGGAAGTGATGGAGTTCAGCGATGTCTATATTAATTATCATCACATGAGTATTTTGTGCGACAGAATGACTACAAATAAAGATATGGTATCTATATTCCGTGGAGGAATATTGGCGGATAACATTGGTCCTATTGCCAAGTCTACATTTGAAGTTCACACAGAAGTGTTGTTGGATGCGGCTAGACACGGGGAGTTTGATCATATGCGCGGTGTATCTGCGAACGTGATGTGTGGTCAAAACGGATATTTCGGCACAAACGCATTCAATGTGGTGCTGGATTTGAAAAAGATGGATGAGCTGGAGAGTGAAGAGGTTTACGGCAAAACGTTGAATGAGGATATTGATGATATGTTTGGCAAGATGGAGAAGGAAAGTGATTTGTGTCCTACCCATAAAATAAAAATAAAGAACAATATTGAGAATATTAAACGCAAAGACGTTGTTATTTGCGACGACGATTACAATATGGGGTTCTAATTATTTGGCGCACATTCTCTTCATCCATATTCGTTTTCACATCCATATTTGTTTCACTATTATATTCATATTTATTGACTATTTATACCCATATTTATTTTTTATTGTCTAGATAAACAATAAAAAATGACAAACAAAAAATGACAAACAAAAAAGAATCATGATATGTATCACATATACATATACATATACATATACATATACACATAACCCTATAAAATAATCATGCATAATGTTACATCCAAGTGGATATCTACATTAGATGGATTTGAGAAATTCTTCTATATGTATCACGCTACTTTCGTGTTCATTGTTTGGAACATATGCATTGCGCATGATCATATTGAATTCGCCGAGTTTTGATATTTCCACAGGAGGATATATAACGTTGTATGCAGATATTTTGTTGGCATTGCTGTCTAGCAAGGATCTTACAAAATAATATTTGTTTCGAGATGTTCCATCAAGTTTGAGCCATGTGAGTTTTTCTGGATGGTTCTTGTTTCTGCTGCTCCCGCTGCTGCTGAATCCTTTCAGTCCATTTGGATTGAAAAGAATAACGGGTATTTTGTAGAAACTGAAAAGTATCCAGAAATCCATATCGCTCAAGTAGTACTCTTTACTATTCACCAACTGTTCAAAGTCCGTTTTTCCGTCAATGACAGGCGCCATCAATTGCAGTTTTCCTTGTTTAGACAGTACACTGTAAATACTTGGGAAATATTCACTCATTTCGGCATACGCATTCCAAAGAAGTTTTTTGACCACATACATGTTCAATTCGTCGATATCCGCATTCAAACTTTCTTCAATTACGCGTTTAAACTCGCCGTTAACCTTAGCATAATCTACTAAAATAAACTCAACGACGCTGTATGCACCGGCAAGATCGACATTGAATATGTATTCTTTACTTGATTTTGGAAAAATACGTTTCCAAATAATACGTTCGTTTCCAATGACATCTCTTATCCGGTAAACAAGTTCTTTTTCATTTGAATATTTAGCCGCTTTTTGGTCGAGTAAGTTTATGTAGTTATCGTATTTCTGCGTAATTGCCGGATGTGCATTGTCATAATTTATGTTCTGCAAATATTCGTTCTTCACAAAAGACAATTCAAGACTATTCAAGTAGTCGGCAGTAAGCGCGCTTTGGATGATGATAAACTCGTTGTTGTTTACATGGTAGTCGATGTTTTTTATATTCAAATATTTACTTGTATCCAGCATGTACAATCTAGACCGATGATTGCGCACAATTTCGTCGGCGATTCGCATAAAATAGAGAATCTCGTTGTTTGTCTTTTCTTTCATCAAAAGATGCCATTTAGGGAAAATGGTTTTCCCTTGCATACCTTCTTGCGTTTCGAGTTTCATACAAAAATCTTCCGCCATTTCTGGTTCCATATAATCATTGTTATGGCGAGTGTATGTAACCATTTCACCCAGTTTTTCCACAACACCAGTGTCCATATCCATAAACTCCACTTTATTTCCAACCATTTTTCTCAATAGCCCAACTACGCTATCTACTTTACTTTTGGTAGATTCCCGCGATACTTCCATTCCTGCATTCATGTGTCCCGCAGTTCCCACACCTCCCGCACTTCCCACATTCCCTTCAATAATATCTACTATTTCTTTTTTTATGTTTCTGTTTTTGTAATCATTGAGCACATCACGAACCAATGTCTTGAAACAGTAAAAAAAGTTAGTTTCGAGCTCCACCAAACGTATACGCTCCTTCCTCGCATCGTCTTCATGCGCATCTGTTGCAACCGCAATATCCACTTCATTTATGTTTGGGTTCACGTACACTTCGATTCCGTCGCTGTCATATACATTCTCAACAGGAGGATTTATTTGGACAAACTGGTTTGTTTGAGTAATAAATCCTACCACGAGCCCGTCATCCACCACTTTAAGACGAGGACTGCACTTTATTTTACCGTGAGTGAGTGTCTGTATTTGAATAAGAGTGTCTCGTGTAGTCACATAATCTGTCCAAATATCCATCCTATCCATAAACACGATTTCTATTTGTTTAGCGTGTTTACGTTGCTGTATTTCTTCATGTAAATAAGGTTGGGATATATTGTCTGTATTGCTATCGTGTGTACTAGAAAGAGAAGACTCTACTACTATATAAGGCGAAGAAGGGTAGCATGGTACAAATATGGAGTCTACCAACATATTTTCATTGTATTTAGTGTCAAGAGCGTGCATGGTTTTTGAAGAAGAAAGCACTATTCCTATTATTTTCCCTTGGAAATTTTGCACTTGCTTTACAGGAATAAAGCCTATTTTCCTGGTTTCGTGTATAATTTCATCCAGCTTCATCGGCATGGAAAAATTGTATACCCGAGGCATACTTGGAAGAGCAGTACAGTATTTGTTTGTTATGTTTTTCACGTTTTCCAAAATAGACAGTATATGTTCATTAATGGTGTTGTGGGTAAACAGTTTCTTCACCTCGCTTTTTCCAGAAGAAGTCGTTTGATACAAATAAACAGGTTCATAATAATTATCTTGTTTCAGCACAATGACCGTTTCCTTTTTAGGATCGTATAGCTGTTTGCTCGATAAAATAGTAGGACATATGAGTCCAATATGCGGAGCAACGTCATGTTCAATACGGTTGAGCAGAATCATGTTTATTCCTCCTTCGATGAGTTCGGGGATATCGCTCACAATAAATGTCCATAAATAAGAATGGTCGATTTCGATAATACTGTTTTTCAAATAATTTATGAAATTCTCGAACGCCATCACTACATTGATCATGAACGCCACTTGTTTTTCGTTATTTAGATCTATGTTTTTTATAAAACGCGATGCGCCATTGTTCACACCGACGTCCAGATCGCCGCCAACATCGCCGCCATATTTACTCAAAACATATTCTATCGACACTTTCTCCATGTTTTCATTCAAAAATGCAGTTATAAAAGAGGCATTGTGTATCCTCGCAAATATATCCAGCGTGATTGTTCTCGCCAATATTTCTTTCATTTCGGCTATACACGGCGTTTTTTTCAGTTTTTTCTTGTGCGCATAAATTTCGGCCAGTAATGCAATAAACGACTGGTTTTCGCTCTTTTCGATTCCGTATCGCAATAATACAGGATGGTTCGGCAAAATAAACGACGAATTGTTTTTATCGATGGCTTTGCTGTAGTTCATGTTTAAGAATAGTTGTGCGACCACAGGCAAATATCCCCATCTTTCTTTATCCACAGGAATAGTTTCCATTTTGATAATATACTGCGACTGTCGTCCTTTACCGCTTTCCTTCTTTGTCTTCCCTTTTGCTACAGTGGACACAGAATCCATATCTGCAACTGAATATTCTTCTTTTGCCAAAGTAGCGTCTTGTCTTTTTTCCGCAACTTCGGTTTTGTAGCAACACGGAAGAGCATATTTACGTCCTTCGATAGTAAACAGTCCAGGACGATGCTGCACATAATTACCTTGTTTATCGTACGGATTTTTCCGTTTGAATTCATAGACGTAATGACCATCAGGAACTTTATTGTCTTTCACCTTGTCCGGTATTATCTTTCCACATTTCCCTTGTTTCACCTCTTCTTCCGTCATGCTCTTGTTTGTTTTCAAACACCAAAACCGGGGACATATATAATAATGTTTATGTGCATTGTCGCTGCCATATTCCATTGCAACGCTGTACGATCCGGGACTTTCACGGTCGATAATCTCCTTTTCTTCCTGTGTTAATACTACAGGATATCTTCCTATCGGCTGGCATTTACGTGTATACTCGCTGTCGTTATTTTTACCAGTTGTTTTAAATAAAATAGGGTCGCGTTTCATCATACGTCGTAAAAATGGACTTGGATGCAAACTCATTCCTTTTGGGTTGGACTGGAACTCTTCGTCGTCATCATTGTTTTCGGCTCCGCCATAGTTTCCATGTTCTCCTGTTCCTCTTCCTCTTCCTCTTCCTCTTCCTCTTCCTCTTCCTCTTCCTCTTCCTCTTCCTCTTCCTCTTCCTCCGCTTTCTTCAAAGAATAATTCACTTTCGTCCATTTCGTCCTCATTGTCCATGGTCACTTTCTCATCCTCATTGTCATCATTGTCGCCATTATATTGATAATTCTTTATACGCATGTTAGGATTCATGTTTATTTTGGCAGAAGATTTGTTTTGTAAAAAACTGTCATTAGATTCGGCAAAAAGACTACTATCAAACAATCCATCCATACTTTCATTTACCCCATCCTCACCATCATTGCCATCATCAATATACATCTCATCCACATCACCATATACATCAATACAATTACCTTTTTCATCTGTATCGCAGTTATATTCTGCATCATCTTCATAATCGTCTATAAAACTAAATATCTCATCTTCATCTCCATCTCCATCTCCATCGTCTTTATATCCATTTCCTAATTCATTTCCCATTTCATCCACTGTTTCAAGTTTAGCCATAAAATCCATATTTTCAAAATCATCGTCTTCCATTTCAAGAATATCAATATGTTCTTCCTCTTCGTCCTCCTTCTTTTTCTCTCGTTCGGTTTCTTTGCCATGTTTCTTCTTATCTACACTAGTTGTACTCGCCGCCGAAATAAAAAAAGCGTCTTCCTTTTTCACTTTCTCCATACCCGTTTTTGTCAGTTTACACACATTCTCTATTTCGTCTTTACCTACTTTTGTACTCTTCGCGTCTTGCACAATACGAATAATACTGTCCACATATATCTCTATGCATTTAATGTAATGAATCGACGTTATATTTTGTATTTGAAACAAAAACATATTCTGGATATCTTTTATCACAGATAACCCGCTTGTAAACCCTGCATTTTCCGCAATCATTCCCGATATGTATCCATGTGTGTTCAAATATTCATTCATCTTACGCTTGGCATCTTCCATGCTCATCCCAAACTCGTTTATTAGGCCATACAGTATATCGGGAATAATATCTTTATCATTTATCGATCGGTACCTCTTCGATATGTACGCGTTTTCTTTCGACATTTCCACGTAATTTTCAACACGCGTGTATACCATTTTTAAATTATCCAAATTATCGTTTTCAATATCAAAAATAGATCGAATACAATTTATATTTTTCTGTTTCAGTGCACCTTTCTGCATTATTTTGGCGACCCATTTCATATCCATGATTTCAATATTTGTCTTGTCCAGTGTTTCAAACTGTAAAATAGTGAACCCTGTTTGTTTTAAAAATATGTTTAGCTGTCTTATTATTTTGTTCAATGAATTCTGCAACATACTGTTTATGTCCTCTATTGATTTCGCATTCTGGAATGCACAATGTACAGTAATCGACCCGTTTTGTTCCAAATTCACCTGAAACGTAACTGGAAAATCGGATATAGACGTATCTACCACATACATCGATATTTGACGAAGTCTTCCCATTTCGCGCGACAATCGCATGATGGTTTTTGTATCAAGGTACGGTATTTTATTTCCGGTAGTGGACAACGATTCGTAGTAAAGCCGATACACGTTTTCTCTTCTTTGACCCGGATTGTATTTAATAAAAGGGATCATCTTTGATGCGTGTATATTTCTAAAAACAATGTCGAGCGGCAAAATCGATTTATGCATGCTTTTCATTCGAAATTGTAAATATTGTATGCCTCTTTCTTCATAATTCAACTCGCCACTTCTTTTTTCGTGTACTTTATAGAGCAAATCGACGTAGTCGTATACTTGGAACATTTTAGCATCCAGCATATGTTTCGTATCATTCACCAGCTTTTCCTTATTTTTCATCCATCCATCCATACTTTTTATTCCTTTGTTGTACAAATGCCTGAAATACGTATAGGAAATGCTTTTTATTTTCTCGTTCATATCTTCGTTCCCAGCATTAGCTACCTTACCTTCTACTGCTGATGTTGATGCTATCATATTCTTTTCATTTTCCATATACGCTATTTTTGCAAACACGTTTGATGCAATACATAAATGCAACGTGTTTTTCGCAACAGAATTGTAATTCAACAATAATCTGTTTTCCAAATATTGCATATTCATTGCCGCCATTCCGTCCCATGTAAAGTTAGTCTTATCCAAAAAAGAATACGGATTCGCTTCAAATACCGCTTTGCTGTGCCGATTTTCAATTACAATTCCAATCGGGGTTTTCATGTATATATCTTGACTTGCACTCGCCACTAAATGTTCGAATTCTTCAAAGGTATATTCTTCTTTGCGATCATCCAAATCCAGATTTTGCTGCTGCTGCTGTTGCTGCGCATTTATCCCCATTTTATCAAATACGTGAATTAGCGTTTGTTTGCTCATAAACGATTGTTCGCTGCCGATAGCAGATAAATATAGCTGTTTCAAAGTATATTCTTCTTTTGTGTATGCAAACAAATACATCTCGTCGTAGGCAACCAGTTTACTTGTTTCGCCATGGTATCCTTTCTTTCCTAAACTAGATTGATGTCCAGCCATATCGACTACTGTTTCGCCAATATTGTCGTAAATGCATTTCAGTATTTTTTTCTTGATGACATAGATGGAGTCGTCGAAATGGATAGACATAGACGAATAAATTATTTTGGGCACAATATGGATCGCGTCTTTGTATATTTGCTGTGACAAAGATTCCAAAACAGCTTCATCGTCTTTTTCCGCCTTGTTTCCAAATACAATGATGTGTGATATTAACCCTTGTGCGTTATAAATACATACTTTATATAATTCATCTAAATGATTATTTTGTGGTGTGTTCAATTGTTCCATTGATTTAGGAAACATGTTGCCTTTGTATATTTTTTAATGCTATATTTATACCAACAAACATTTCCCTGCGTTGACCATTGTTTCTTTGGCAAACAAATTATATTTTCAATGGACAAGATACATATATGAATCCATTCTATTCCAGTCAGCCAGCCAGCCAGCCAGTCAGCCAGCCAGCCAACCAACCAACCAACCAACCAACCAACCAACCAACCACAAAATATACAATTTTACAAAATATAAAAAGGAATATTTGCGTTGTCGTTATTTAGTTCATTTCTTTGCCTTTTTGCCAATAAGCGTTGTTCCATGAACGTTTATGGATAATTATGATGGAATCTCCAATTTTCTATATTCATTATATAATGTCTAAAAAAGCTCTTCTCATTGGCATCAACTATTATGCAACTCCTCAAAACATGTTAAACGGTTGTATTAACGATATAGTGAATATGAGAAACACGCTCATCGATGCATATGATTACAAAGAAGAAAATATAAAAATGTTGCGTGACGACGTGCAAACATTGCTTCCTACCCGTGAAACTATCATTGCTGAACTGAAAAAAATCGTGGCCGAAAGTTCCGCATTAAGCGAAATATGGATCCATTATAGCGGTCATGGAACGGGAATACAAGATTCAAACGGAGACGAAACGGATAAACAAGATGAAGCCATTGTACCTTCCAACTTTGCGTCAGGCGGAGGTATTATTAACGACGACGAACTTTTCAATATTATAAAAGACATTAAATGCACCGCAATCATTTGTTTCGATTGTTGCCATAGCGGAACTGGTCTTGATTTACAGTATAGTTTTGCCTACAATGGAGGTTCGTTTATACAATCTATGAATAATTCTAAACAAATAAGCAACAATCGCATCTTCTTTTTTAGTGGATGCAAAGATACACAAACAAGCGCCGATGCGTATAACGGCGAAACGAAACAAGCAGTAGGGGCGTTTACTGACAGTTTATTGAGAGCTTTGCGTCAAAACGGCCATAAAGTGGATATTATGAAACTGTACAACGATTTGTGTTTTATCATTAGCAAACGCGGGTTTACGCAATCTCCCATTTTATCATCAAGCTCAAACATGCCTTCCTACAAATTTGAAAGAACCAATGTTGTGGATAAAATCAATGTGATCACGCAAGTAGTGACACAAGTTGTCCAAGTACCTGCTCCTGCTCCTCCTGCACCAAGTGTTCAAGCAAAACCACCTGCTGCCAAACCGCCTACGCCCAAACCGCCTGCCAAACCCGTTAAAAAACACGGGATGAAGTTTTAACCTTTAACCTTTAACCACCTCACGTTAATTGATGGACATGAATACGTCCATAAAAAAGTTCATATATCCAAACATGTATATATGAAAAAATAGTAAAATGAAAACAGGGAAATGAAAATAGGACAACATATTATCCATCATAATACGGATTGTCGCGAATCGTCATTCCGCAATATTTCTGCGGTTTTTCTTTATAGTCAGCCGGGTCGTGTATTCCGGCTTCTTTTGCGTTTTCCAGAATAAATTTAAAATTCTCCCAAAACTCGCTTTTGTGTCCAATTGATTTAGTGGCAATATGGGACAATTCGTGTAGCGCAACAAAAGTGAGCGTGTGTTCGTCAATTAACGCATGGTCTTCTTTTTTTTCTAAATTAAGACAAAACGCTATTTTTTCGCCTTTATTCTCACTATAGGCGGTATATTCACTGGTCGGCAACGTTTCTATGATCTTTTTAGGATTGAATCCATTCACCAATCGCTTCACGTTTTCTTTTTCGGGATACTTTTCCTTCAAATATTTCACTACATCTCCGCATTTCTGGGTAACTTTCGCCAACAAATCCACCGCTCGCTGCACTTCTTTTCTGTCGCGGACGCAGTACTTATTTCCGTCAACGGTAGATATTATACATTTTAGCTGAAGTTCGTCTTTATAGTAAATAATGGCTATTATAATGAGTACGAATGCTATGAAAATATAAGCTACTATGTCGTTGTTATCCATTATATTATACAAATATAATATACTATACAAATTTATTGGTTGGAGTGGCGCTACGCTACACGACCTTATGTGAAAATATGATATGAAATACATGATGCAGAAGATGGAAAACATATAGAAAAACTGCCCGAAACAAAATAGGGGTGTTTGCGCTGATACAAAATTAAATGTTTAACAGTGTATAGTAAATAAAGATGGTTGTTTCAAAAATAAACGGAGACATTATTTTCAAAGAAACAAAACATATTGATGCAGAAGATAAAGGGTACAAATCGAGCGTGTACAGCTTGACTACTCCCGATAAAATAAAAGTAGCTGTCCTTATTGGGAAACCGAAATATACGTATGTGAAGGAAGGCGTTATTTATTTTCCTATCTATGCCATTTCGGGTGGAAACAAAATACGAGGCCAAATCGGGTTATTCGAATTGGCTACTGGAAAGTTATCTGGAGCATACGTGGATGGAGAAATAAATATTAAAAAACTAGGACGGCCTCTTTTTTTTTCACATGCCGGGAAAAAATATTTAGAAAGCATACAATCTTTCCCTAGCGACTACGACAAGAAATCATATTTAGCAAAAGAGAAAGAAGATGAACGAAATACAGAAAAGAAGGATGGATCGAGCAATAAAAGTAAACGCAGTGTCGGCGGAAATGCTGATAGTGAAAGTGATGATGATGACAAAAATAAAAATAGAGATAGCGAAGATGATGATGATGATGATGATGATGATGACGACGATAGCGACGACGACGAAGATATGTTTAAGTTAAAACCGCCTAAACACACAAAAAGCGCAATACAGAAATCTGTACTAAATAAAGAATTGGAAAACGGTGTTTTTGAAATAAACGAGAAGATGGAGATTCCTGAATTGTTGGAAGAAGAGACGGAGAAGATGGCGAAGGAAATGAAAAAGCAGTACAATGAAAGTGCCAGAAACAATTGGATGGAGAAATACATGAAAAACAATAATTACAAGGTAGTTACTTATGACAGAAGCGGAGACAGTTTCTTTATTGCAGTAAGAGACGCATTTGCATCCATTGGCAAAAAAACGACGGTGGAAAAACTACGCGTATTGCTTGCAGATGCGATGAACGACAGTGTTTATATGGAGCATAGAGATATCTATTTACAGTTTGAAGGCGAAATCAAAGAGTCTAAGCTGGAAATGAACGATTTGAAGAAATCATTGACGACGCACAAGAAAAGGGTGGAGAAGTATACCCAGAAAACAGAAGAATTGGCCCAGTTGATAGAAGAGTCCAAGAAAATGAAAGAAAAATACGAGTTGGCGGTAAAACGGTGTGCCGATGCCGAAAAATGGCAGCGTGAGTATGCCGGGTTCATGAAAGACATCAATTCGCTGGAACAAATGAAGGAGTTTGTGAGAACGCCAAATTTTTATGCGGATGATTGGGCGATCAAAGTAATAGAAGATAAATGTAATGTGAAGATTATTTTGTTTAACGAGAGCGCGTATGCGGATAAATCAAACGATAGTGTGCTGAATTGCGGAAAGTGTGATAAAGAAGAAAGAAGGGAAAACATTCGTCCGGACAATTATATTATGATATCGTATTCTGGCAATATAAACAGGAATGTGGAATATAGCTTGGTGATGTACAAATCGCGGTCTATATTTAAATTCCGCGAAATACCGTATGACATAAAAATCTTGGTATTGCAAAAATGCGTGCAAAAGAACGCGGGATCTTATTATTTGATCCAAGATTTCCGGAATTTGAAAACGGAGTTTGGGATGGAAGTGGATGAAGGGAAAGAAATAAATTACGAAGACGAAATAGGGCAAGGGGATGTGTACGATAGCGCGACAACGTTTATTATATGCTCTACCGCGGAAAAAAACGCAAAGCCGGGTGAAGGGAATGGGGAGAAAATAGATAAGAAAAGATTGGTGGACTACATGTGTTTGACCAAAATACCTGAATGGCGGCGAAAACTGGATGATAAGTGGGGAGAAGCGGTATTGACTATAGAAGGACGTAAATGGGCGTCGGTGGAACATTATGTGCAGGGAAGTAAATACAAGAAAGGGTATCCGGACATTTATGCGAAGTATTCGTTGGATAGCGGGAGCGATTTGTCCAAAGATGTGAAGATGATAAAAACGGAAAAGATGAAGGTTCATGGTACAGTACCTAAACCGGATAATGATTTTATTTTGGGGAGAGACGAAGAAGAGCGTAAGAAGGCGTTGCAAGTGAAATTTGGCGAACAAGAAGATATGAAACATGCGTTGAAATGTACAATGGATGCGTTGTTGTTGCGGAAAAAAACGAAAAGCTCGCATGCGGAGCCGGATGTTTTGCTTATGGATATTCGTAAAAAACTATGATTTGACCATGAGAAAAAATGGATGTTCATAATGTAAAAAATATTTATAAACAGTTCTAAATAAACTAAAAATACATATATTGTGATATGAATATATGTATTGCATATTTGAAGATCTTGATGGACGTATTCATGTCCATCAATTAAAGGTTGAATAATTGAGCACCCTTATACGCCAAAATATCATGGGCTTTCCCGCATGTAGCAAAATGCGATTCTCCATATATGTCCTGTAAAAGCAGCCATTCAAACAGTCCGCCTTTATATATATAAACATGTCCAAATCCAAGACTCAACAATTGGCTTCTTTTTTTATACACAGACAAGTCGCACGCGTTTTTTCCATAAATAATAATCTTGTATTCAACACCGTCGTATTTGGATATAATTTTGTTTATGGTATGCTCTTCGTCGCCAATAGGACATGTTCCTTTAATTAAACACGACTGATCGCTATTTGGCAATGTGTTTATGATTATGTATTCTTCAGGTTTACCTGTTGCGATGAGCATGTCTTCAAAACATATATATTTTGGAGTTCCACTAAACCAGTTCAGCAATGAATCCATGATGCTTATATATCCTATATATCCTATATATCCTATATATCCTATATATGTACTTTTTAGTGAAAAACTTTATATTATTCTATAGGGAAACATTGTATTTGATTCATGGTGGCGCCTTCCATGTCCCAATGAGAGTATATAGTAAAAATATATAAAAGAACAAATGTATGGTTAAATAGCTTTTTTATTATAATTTGTGAAATTTCGTTCAACCAACCAACGAACCAATCAACATAAAATAAAAATCTTGCATTGCAATAAATGGATTTGACACAGAAAAAGTTGACATTGAGCGAATGGAATTCCATTGAAATTCCTGTGAGCAGTACAGAGAAATCAATATTGAATTTGATTGTCGCGGGAGTATACAATCCAAATATTCGTGAAAATGATACGATGACGTTAATAAATTACGTCAAGTACGATAAAAGTAAAGAAATGGAATACTATTTGTTCCACGAATATTTTTTAAAAGATATCCAAGAACTTGTTTCCGCCAATCATGCCGAAAAAAAGACCAAAAAAAATGTTGGCGGATCATCGTCGTCGTCGTCGGCATCATCATCCACAAAAGGTTCTTCTCATGCCAATGCAAATAATCTTACATCCTCGTCGTCACAACAACCACGTCCAATATATGTTATATATGAAGGCTACAAGACAACATTGCAAACATGGTTGGCGAATATTAAAAAGATAAAGCTGGTTCAGCCAAACAAGGCAAATGTCATAAGGTTGCAGCAAACAACGAAGTTGATTGAAACAAACAGGGAGCTCTTGTACGATTTCATTTTGTTTGATTTGTGTAAAAAAGCGCTGCAATACCAGAATGCGGGAATAGATGTGTATACGCTAATACAATTGAAAAATTATAATATAAAAACCGTCAATGTTTACGTGGTTGAATTTATTGAAATCGTATTATCTTTTTTCAATTGCGAAAGTGCGCAGAACAAGAAACACATTTTTCATAATGCGTACGAATACATAGAAAAAAACAAGTTGCTTATTTTGTATGAAGACAAGAAACTGTACAACCACCAGAAAGAACTGTTTGAACTGTTTTCTAAAAAAGAACAGCGTTGTCGTCCGTGTTTGGTACTGTACACTGCTCCAACGGGTACTGGCAAAACAATGAGTCCACTCGGGTTATCTGAGAAATATAAGATCATATTTGTGTGTGTAGCGCGTCATGTTGGCATGTCATTGGCAAAATCGGCAATTTCTATTGGAAAGAAGATAGGGTTTGCGTTTGGATGTGAAACGGCATCCGACATTCGTCTCCATAATTTTTCCGCGGCCAATTTCATAGTGAACAAACGTTCAGGCGGTATTGGAAAAGTAGACCATAGTATTGGTACAAAAGTGGAGATCATGATTTGCGATGTGTTATCGTATACAAGTGCGATGCATTATATGTTGGCGTTTCATAGCAGCGATGATATCATTACGTATTGGGACGAGCCCACGATAACAATGGATTATGAAAATCACGATCTCCATCAAATAATACATCGTAACTGGTCGCAAAACAAGATTCCTAAAATTGTGTTATCGTGCGCGACACTTCCTAAACACGACGAAATTGGAAATGTGATTAATAATTTCACGCAAAGATTTACCCAGATGGAAAATGAAGGGGAAACTGTGATTGTGCCAAAAGTGTATACGATAGACAGTTTTGATTGTAAGAAAACGATTACTTTGGTGAATAAGGATTGTTATCCGGTGTTACCGCATTTATTGTTTGATAAATACAGAGACGTTATACGAAGTGTGGGTCATTGTGAGGAAAACAAGACATTGTTGCGCTATTTTGATGTGGTGGAAATCGTAAAGTTTGTTGAGTTTGTGCAGGAGAACAAGTTTATGCCAGAAGAGTATTATGTGGAGAATTATTTCAAGACGTTTGGAAACATAACAATGAATTCGTTGAAACTGTATTACTTGGAAGTGTTGAAGAATGTGTATATGGAAAACTGGACAGTTATTCATAGCCAAATAAAGATGTATACGTCTATAAAGTTTGAGTTGGTAAAAGAAAATTCGCAGGAAATAAAGAAGATTAAAAGCATGGAGGAGAAGAGTAGTTCGTCTGTATCTTTGTCAGCTTCATCGGTGGCTGGGACTACAGGAACAATGGGAAATCATGGTGCGCCATTATCAAGAACGATGAGTACAGTTCATGATGGTATGGGGCAACAATTTAATTCTGCAAAAGGTATTTTATTGACGACAAAGGATGCGTATACATTGACGGATGGACCTACTTTATTTTTGGCGGACGATGTGGATAAGATAGGTAAGTTTTATTTGCAGCAATCGCAGATTCCTGAGCAAATATTGAATGGATTATTGACTAAGATATCGCATAATATAAATATTCAAGAAAAAATAAAGTATTTGGAGAAGGAGGTGTCGGATAAGATGGGGGGTATTGAGAATGTGAAAGAGAAAAAGTTTGACCGTGAAAATATGGGGTCGAAGGAAGTGCAAAAGATGGTGGATGAAATAGAGGAGTTGCGTGTGCAATTGATGGTGGTCTCGTTGAATCCGCAGTATATCCCGAATACCCAGGCGCATCAAGAGAAATGGTTGAATGGGTACGAGAAGGTGAAGAATGCGTTTATTCCCAATATTGGCGAAGATGATATAAAGGATATCATGGGGTTGGGAGTGGATAATAATCGTAAATTATTGCTGATTCTTGGCATTGGTGTTTTTGGGAAAAACGGGAATGGAGAAACGGATGACGGGGATTTGGTTAAGTATACGGAAATCATGAAAAAGTTGGCGTACAATCAGCGTTTGTTTTTGATAATTGCATCGACGGATTACATTTATGGAACAAACTACCAGTTTTGTCATGGGTTTTTAGGGAAAGATTTGGGCAATATGACGCAACAGAAGATTATTCAGGCAATTGGGCGTGTTGGGCGTACAAATATTCAGCAAGAATACACGATACGGTTTCGCGACGACGAATTGATTAGTAAATTGTTAAAACCGGTGAGTGAAAATAAAGAGGCGGCCATGATGAACCAGCTGTTTTCTTATGATATGTAATGTTATGTGTATTGTTTCAAAAGTAGATGATATATGGTTACATTTATACAATATTTTTACATATTGTCATATATTAACAATATGTAATCAAACTTATTTATCAAATATTTGTCTATAACACAACCATTAGGCAAAATACATCCACTAATTACAATCCATTCACCACACTCAATGTGTACGGGTTGGATTTCAGCGCATCCAATATTTCCGGATTACTTCTGTCGGCGTATACCGTGGACGGTTCGCGGTAAGTCCGTTGTAAGGTACCATAATGCGCAGCATTCGGGGTTTCACCGCGAAACGTGGGAACTGGAATGTGCGAGTTTTCTATTTCTTTTTCTCTCCATTTCATATTCACACTTGCATTATACAAATTCATGTTTCCCTTCACCATCTGGCTGTGTAAAGTGGACGATTTCAAATCATTATTGCGCTGGTTATACTCGGCATCCACCACTCTACACTGTTTCGCATCAACGACACTTCCTGCGCCCATATAATCCAGACTCTTGCACTCATTGCGGTTAGTGTAGCTCACTTGATGAGGCGTTATAGAATACGCATCGCTGTGCTGCCCTCTATCCACATTCAAATGTACTTTTTGTTTATATGTGTCGCGAATAGTAGGCGCTGGACGATCAGCAGGATTGAAATAGTATGTCTGTGAAACGGGTCCTTTAGCATTCTCGTACGGCCGCATGTTTCCAACAGTACACTCTTTTTTGGTAGGTCGCAACACGTCCAATAATGGCGCAACGACGCTTGTAATGGTGCCTCTCACTGCACCAAAGTATCCACTATCATCCCCGGTCGTGCTTCTATTATTTGTGTATGCATGTTGCGCTTTAATACCATAATCGGCATCGTAGACGCCGTTACGACCAGTAGCACTGGCGGAAGAAAGCGGGACTGCGCCTAAATCTTGGTGTTTGGACGGCATGTATTCGCCTTCGGTGTAGGTGGACGATGCACCTGCGCCGGCAACACCAACATAACTGGTTCCGGTAGTTGCACGGTTCACAGTTTTCTCGTCGGGCTGGATTCCATGTAATGCGGGTTTCAAGTATGCCCCGGTGGTAGTGAAATATCGTTCAGGTGTGTTTTCGAAGACACGATCGGGCGTTTTTTTATCAACCACGCCGATATGACTTCGTTCGACGGCAGGACTGATTGCGGGTCCTTCATATCCGTACAACATATTCGACACTTTTTGTTTATTTGCCACACGTAAATCATCCACGGTTTTTTCCAAATAAAGATCGCGGGACATCAATCCGGTATTGTAGCCATGGGGTTTAGCATCGAGTCCGCCTAACCCGGGCAATACATGTTGTTCTTTAAATGGGTTTATATTATTCATTTTATTGGAAACATTGCTTACTCTGGATTGTAGAAGATCGGTTTGGCATGGCGTTCCATACGCCCATTGCACGCCTTCTTCGGGTGAAAAAAGAGGCGACTGTTCGGTTTTTCTTCTGTCGAAGGTATGCATTCCTTGCAATGAATCGAGCGATCTGTCGTTGTTGTAATCATTTCCTAAATCTTTTAAATTCGTGCGCACACTTCCTTTAAAATAAGGCTGCATGTTTGTGTGGTTAAAATAGTTGGCGTCCACTTTATCTCCAGTTAAACTGTAGTATTGTTTTTCGGTGGATGGAACATCGGGAGAAACGCCCACGTATCCAATGGGCGATTTTCCGGTATTGTCAGGTTGATAGATAGCGGGATTTTGGTTAAGGTTGAAATATTTGTCGGTGTAGGCTCCGTCGCCGTCGTATTTGTTGACAACACTGAGTTTATTTGTTATGTCGGTTTCTTTGTTGACGACGCTGTACAAATCGGGGTAGTTTTTATCGGGTATATCTGTATTCGGCAATTTATTTTTTCCAGCAAACGATTCTTTTTTTTTATTATGGTTGGAGACAACATAAAGAGAACCTAATGCAATTAAAGGTATCGCTACTTCCATTTATATGTTCAATATATATTTAGTGTACAAAAGAGAACATGCGAGAACATGCGACAACATGCGAGAATATGCAAATTATACGGGATATTCACCGCCATCGAGGATAAACACGTGTTTATCTTTTTCTTGGATACGCGTACTTACATTGTTGCTAAAACTGTAGTCGACATGTTTTAATCCCACGGATACAGGATTAATAAAAGGAGTTTCCCATCGAGTCGAATCAAACACTTTGCACTGCCACGCAGGAGCACTTAACCGGGTTTGGTCGACAAACTCGGGTGCGGATGAATAATTGATTTGTGCAGGATTGGATGTTCTTGTTTCCGTATATGGTTTTGGATAATGTGTCAATACACGTCCAAGTCCTCGAAGTTCGCTTTCCACATTGGCACTATCCGTCATGAGATTTGCTCCCCAGTGTTGTAGTCTAACATGCGGATCTTCCATAAACGGGACATTGATACCGTTTCCAGGTACATTTAATGAATATTGACCGCTAAATTCGCTCATTTCATTTTGTTTTTTCATGCTGTTATAATCATTGAATTTTCTTGTAAATGACATTATACAATGGTGCCATAAATTATTATACACAAGGTTACCACATATAGCATACATGATATGTTATCATGTTTATCCAATATATATGTTTATTATGGAACATCACATAATGGCCGAATAATGGCTCAACAATGGCCAAACAATGCCTAAAAAAGAATATTTTGTGTTATATTTATCTAAATAAAAATAATGTTCATTTTCCTATTTTTATTCCACTAAATAGGTTTATGGATATGTAGAATGACTTGGATTTTTATTTATAGAGGCGAACATTTGTAATAAACTCGACTATGGGCGTTATGGGGTGTTTCTCGCAAATTATTTGTAGGTATTTGCAGAAGTTCCATTTGGATTGGTGAAAGGTGTAGACCATCAATCTGTAAATAAAGTTATTCCTCTCTCAAACAAAGACGATAGGCGGAAATGATGATCGCCAAGAAAATCATACATACACGGAGGCATGCATAACAGCGCCACCACAAAAAAGATAAAATATAGTATGAATACTATATTTTATAAATATGCATCAAATAATTTATATTACTATTCGACGTTACAATGTCGATGTATACCATCGTCTAATCATAATGAATATTATTCTATACAACTTGACGTGAATGAGTCAATAAACTAAATATTTATAGACCACCAACAAGCTTAATACCAATGCCAAGACCAGCGCCATCACGAGCACGAACGCCCATAGAAGGAATGAATACATCTAGGATAGCAAAGGTAGCAGTGGCCATTAAAGTAATAACGGCAATTTCTTCAACATCAAGCTTGCGTTTAGGGATGGCGTATGCTGCAATAGCGACCATTAAACCTTCAATAAGGTACTTAATAGCTCTTTTGACGAGTTCGGATAAATCAGTCATTATATAATACAAAAATAAAAAAAATGCACTAAATCTGTTAATCGTTGAATATATTATGGCTAAATGTCTTTACCCTGGAATTTTGGATAAAATGGGAGGAAGGGGGAAGGGGGAAGGGAGAGAACGGTGGCAGACAAGAAAATAAACACAATAGAAGAATATCTTTTTATTTGGAATACATTCTTTTTAGAACACGATAAAGGTAGAATGTCTGCCTATGTGCCTTCCACTACCACACCCCCACCCCACCCCATCCTACCCCACCACGAATATGAAATAGGGTAACAGGTAAAAACGCAATATAGATACGGGAAATAAATAAATATTGCTACATGCATTTATGTGATGAACATATGAATACGTAACAACACAATCAATAGCAACTATGTAATATGCAAAATTGTTGTACTAAATGTATTAACGGATAAAACATATAAAAAAACGCCTAAATATTTGTATATTACAATGCCAAAACAAAAGAATGCAAAATCGAATTTTGAGAAAAAGAAGTTGCCTGATGGAAAACCTAATCCTAAATATGTAGATTTATTGGACGAAGATACGCCGATTGCTGGTCAAAAGTTTTTCTGTGCTTCTTTCGTTTCTCCCGAAAAAGTGGTGACTAAACGCGAACTCTATTTATTCCAGCAGTTTGTGAAACAATGGGATATGTCTAAATCATTGGCTAAATATAACGATTTTTTGAGTTTTATTTCCTATAAATACGGGCTCAAGATCGATGGGCTTTTACAGAACTTCCAGGAATTCGTGAAAGAAGAAAGGAAGAAATTTACGGATAGTAGCGTAGAAGACGATTTCTATATCTTTATAGACAAGAACGAAGACGAGTTGAACATCAAGTTTAACAGAGACAATGCATTCCAAACATCAGTTCGTGGATTGAAAGTACGCGGAGTATTTTCCACACAGGAAGAAGCGGAAAAGCATTGCAAGAAATTGCGTGAAAGTGATCCCAACCATGATATTTTTGTAGGACCTGTGGGTATATGGGTGCCTTGGGATCCCGATGCTTACAAGACTGGCGATGTGCAGTATATGGAAGAAGAGCTCAATGAGTTGTATCACAAGAAGTTAGAGAATCAGGAAAAAGCGAAGCAGCATATGCAGGAACGTATTAAAACAGAAAAGATGGAGGCGATTCGTCGAAATATGGAAATAGCGAAGAAGACGGGCCAGAAGTTGACGCAGACATTGGATGATGATGGTAATTTGGTGGGTGGTCCAACTAACGCAAATTATGATGATGTGGATGTATCCACGTTGAATATTGGAAATGAGTTGAAGACGTTGTTGGAAAAAGAGAAGGCGGAAAAGGACGGAGGAAATAAAGGCGGTGATAGCGGCGATGCTGGTGATGTATAGATTGTATATCATTGTGATCGATATATCTATGAATAAGTGCACATACATGTAGCTACATGCACATACATTCACATACATGCACATACATGCACATACATGCACATAAATAGTTTATTATAATAAAAATAAATTTATTATAATATGTTGGATTTTTGATAATGGATGTTGGATTTTTTGTGTATCATATGCATATATATTATATTCTAAAATTGAAATGAAAATGAATATATACAATCATGCAAACTTTTACTCTTAACCTTTCTCAATCTCTCATAATTTTGGTTGATTATTTGATTATTTATTTATTTATTTATTTTCACAATTGATTATTTGCACATTTGCACCTTTGAAATATAAAAATGGACATGGAACTAAAGAAAATAGGATATCCCATTTACAAGGATTTATCAAATGAAATCAAATGGACGTTTCTGTCTACTAACGAGAACGCGGTCTGTTTATTGGAACAAAACCCAGATAAAATCGACTGGGATTTGTTGTCTTCCAATCCCAATGCGGTTCATATATTGGAGAAAAACATGGACAAAATAAATTGGAAAAATTTGTCGTGTAATCCTAACGCGATCAAGTTATTGGAAAAAAACCAGGACAAGATAAATTGGAGATATTTGTCTATATCGAATAGTCGCGATGCTATCAAACTGTTGGAGAAAAACCAGGACAAAATATTTTGGGATTGGTTGTCTTCCAACAAAGAAGGTGTTCCATTACTGGAAAAAAATATGGACAAGATACATTGGATAAATTTTTCGAAAAATTCGAATGCAGTTGATATATTGAAACAAAACCAGGACAACATCTTCTGGAAATATTTTTCGATGAATTCCAATGCAATACATATATTGGAAGAAAACGCGGACAAAATAGACTGGAATTATTTATCTCTAAACAAAAACGCGACGCCGCTATTGGAGAAAAATCCGGAGAAGATAGATTGGGGATGGATGTCCATGAACTCTAACGCGATTTATTTATTGGAGAAAAACAAAGAACATATCGTGTGGGAACTATTATCGAGAAATGAAGGCGCTGTCCGTTTATTGGAGGAAAACAAGGACAAAATAAATTATCGAATGTTGTGCACAAACAAAAACGCGATCCATCTTTTGTCTAGCTACGACTACGAAAAAATGAGAGAAAACAACGTGGAATTCACCCGCGAACTAGTATGCTATGTATTCAATCCGCATAGACTACTGAAAATATGCGAAACATACAACATGGATCTAATATCCTATTTCGAATGTGTTTAGCGTGTATGCATGCGTGTGCCTATTTGTACATGGTATACATTGTACCCCTTTCCACCTACAATGTATGCAATTTTTTATGTGGATGAATGTACAGTTTCCATGATGCATTGGTCTGTCTACATTTTCTTGACATTGATGGTGGGTGCATTTTTCTTTTTTATTTTGCTGGGATCGTATTCTTCTTCGCGATTGTCTGTTAGATTTTTGGACAGTTCCCAGAACTGCTGGCTTCCCAGTTTGTACGCTGGTCTTTTCTCGGCTTTGTACCAGAAGATCTGGTCGACAATACGGTTCGATTTAGAGTTGTTGTTTATGACAAGACATTCGAAGTTTTGAGTGGTCTGGTCCATGACAATACTGAACGATTCGAGAGTGGGAAACATACTCGCATAGTTTTCCCAGATACGTTTTCTATTTGTCATGTAGGGTTCTCGCAGTATAAACACATAATCGATGTTTGTACGCAAATTGGGACCAATACCGAGAGGATATTGCATGGTAATGATAAGCATAACTTTCCAGTGTCTGCCGTTCATGAAAAGCATGCGCATGAGTTTATCTTTCGTCCATCCTTGGTCGTAGAGACAGTCGTCCAAGATAACAAATGCGCGAGGATCGATTTGGCGTTTTCCGGTTTTTGCGATTTCTTCTTTCACTTGCATCAACACGGCGCGTTGGCGACGGATAACGTTTTCAATCAACACAGGAGTATACTCGTCGTGGATGAATAATTTAGGAACGTGTGCCGAATAAAATCCGTTAGCAGCTTCACTGCCAGATATGACTGTTCCAATGGGGATATCTTGATGGAAATAAAGAAGATCTTCCACGAGGAAAGATTTACCGGTATCGCGTCTTCCAATTAAAACGATAACGGGTCCTTTATTTTCGTCTGGTTTAAATGTAATCGATCTCATATCAAATTTTTTTAGTTCAAGAGACATGTTTGTATGTAATAGGATAGATAATATATAAAGATATATTCCGCAAATGATAATTGCATGATGTGATGCTGGCTAAATATAGAAAGATTTTCCATGGATGGGCCGGGCCACATTTGCCGCGGATGATATAAGGCAAAATATAATGGCGACGGGAATGCAGAAATAGATGCGCTATATTTAGTAGATTTCATTTCACCATCTAAATATATTATTTTTTCACAAATATAAAAAAAAAGTCATATAAGTGAAAAATGTCAATTATAGAAAACACAATGCATACCACAAAAAGAGAAACCATATCAAAAGATGAACGTAATGCACGTAGTTATTATACTAATCATGATACTTATCATGATACTGATCATGATACTGATGCAAATAAAGTAGATACGTGCAAAACACAAGAAAATGGAATGTCTTCTTTGTTTCAAAAGATGAATATTAATGACGGAACTAATGGAAGAATATTTAGCAAAAACGAAAGGAATCAAAAAAAGGAGGCAAAAGAAAAACATAAAGGAAAAGACGATCATGTCAACCATGAAGAAAAGGAAAAATGGAAGTTGGGCTATACCAAAATAGCCTTGCCCGATTTCAAGCAAATGGAAAAACAGTATAAATTCACAGACGACGATATCCAATTAGGCTATAGTCCATTTACTTTGTCGTGTTTGCAGAATTATACACCTTTACACAGTTTGTTTTTCGAACTTAGTGCTACAAACTACAATAGTATTACGTTTAACCATAAATATTTGATAAAATCGCTGGATAGTGTTTTCGATTTGAAGACAAAAGAAACAAAGAAGGAGAATTTGTTTATTAAATTCTCGCCGTTGCTTGATATTTGCCATTATTGTATTGGGAAATACAATTTAAACGAAAAATCCATCAAAAACATACCTACTATTTCCAACATGTCTTCTTGTTTTCCTAAATTGCTTGATACAAATAATGCATCTTATGTAGACTGTTTTTTCTATTTTCTAAGTTCGGTTTTGGTAAATAATTATGGTTTCAAAAACGGAATAAACTTTTACGGCAGTTTTATGGGAATACAAAAACTGTTCAAGGCGAATGTTATTTGCGATATAGATTATTTAGCACAATCTCCTTTTTTTGTTAAAAACATTGGCGAAGAGTTTTTGTTTGGTACTGACGGGTTAAAATACGTGAACCATCTTGTGTTTTCGGGTAAAGAAAATTCTCGAAAAAACAAGAATGCGATTTGTATAAAGGAAAATGTTGGCGATGATAGTGGTGGACTGGATTGTGATGATATATTGTCGTTGGATTATGCCGATTTAAACAATATTGGTGATTCTGCTGGGCTGATGAATACTAGCGAGTTGACGATTGACGATTCAATCCAAGATCTAGATAAAATAAATGGAGAATACCAGATGAACATGCATGAACGAGAGTTAGCCGGAGGAGAGCGATCACATGAAAATATATGGGATAGCGATGACATTATTGGAGAGAATATTGGAGAGACCATTGAAGATACCATTGATGCCAATATTGAAAACGCCATTGGCGACAATGATGATGTATGTACAATAGGAACGGAAAATAGTAATAGTTCAAGTATTGAAAGTGACGGTAATGATGAAATGCGTGTACATGATACCATCTATAGCACATCTTCTTCGGTTAATGATGAAAGTACGGTGTACACCACAGAGAGCGATAGTGCTGATGGAATCGATGAATATCCGCAAGATGAAGATAGCAATGATGGTGATGGTGATGACGGTGAAGATGATGAAAGCAAAGAGGAGGAAGAAGAAGATGAACTGTTTGTGTATATAAAGAATTATCCGGTGAATTTGATTTGTTTGGAAAAGTGTGAAGGTACATTGGACAAATTGTTCGATAGCGGCAAGATGGACGAACAAATAGCAATATCGTGTATGTTCCAAATATGCATGATTCTAATAACCTACCAAAAAGTGTTCCATTTTACGCACAACGATTTGCATACAAATAATATCATGTATATGAACACCGATGAAGAGTATTTGTACTATAAGTATGAAGACAAAACGTACAAAGTTCCAACATATGGATATGTATTCAAGATCATTGATTTTGGAAGAAGTATTTACCAGTTTGCGGGGAAGGTGTTTTGCAGCGACAGTTTTTCGCCCGACGGCGATGCACATACACAATACAACTGTTACCCCTACTACGACGAAAATAAAAAGAGAATAGATCCCAACTACAGTTTTGATTTGTGTCGTTTGGCGTGCAGTATTTACGATTTCATTTATGACGATGATGATGATAATAATGAGGAATTGGATGAGTTTCAAAAAATAATTATGCGGTGGTGTAGAGACGATGATGGACGAAATATGTTGTACAAATCGAATGGAGAAGAGAGATATCCCAATTTTAAGTTGTACAAAATGATTGCGCGAACGGTGCATAAACACACTCCGCAAGCGCAATTGAAACATTCGGCGTTCAAGAAATTTCTGTGTAAAGATGCCGAAAAAATAAAAGAAAATGATGTGTTTGATATTGACGCGTTGCCGTGTTTTGCAATTGCCTAAGTAAGGTCATCCATACATTCATGTCGATGCTGATAATCTTTTTATAGGAACGCTGTTTACCCATAATAGAATGAGCTGAAAGAACTAGGATATAATTTGTATAAATAGTAATAGTATGGAGCTACTAATAATCCAAATATAATCGAGGTTCTAATAAATGTAGATATGTTTGGAAGTATGTATTGTCTTTGATATACAGATAAAAATATAGAAATTACATAAATCATGGTGATAATAGCAAAATTTATCACATGGAATTGAATACTTGATTCGTTTATCATAATATAGAATAAACGCAGAAAGTTGTAAATATAGAAAATTGTAAATACAGAAAGATAGAATCTACAGAATCCACAGAAAGATGTAAATAAAAATAGAAAATATCATTTACACAAATAATATTTTCTGTATACACGCATGATACATGCATAATATATCATACTAAGCCAACACTCGCCCCACACATCACACATATCTAGTTAAGCCACAATGGGCGTTGATTTGGCTCTGGTCGAAAGTTGCTTACTGACACATTGGGTAATCTGTCGCTGATATGCGCTGTTTTTAAAGCATACACTTCAGGTTTTACTTCTGGCATGGGGTTCACTAAATTGGTACTACCGATTCCAAGAAGCTGGGTTTCAATATCATAATAGTTGGAAGACAGATTGCGGTGAGCCATGGTTGCACATCCTAATCCGTCTCCTGCATAGTATGATGTCAACGGAACACCGTAATAGTTGGATGTTTCGTATGAATAATAATTGGCGAATTTTTCTTTTGCCAATTGTTGTTGTTTGAAATCGCCCATATTATTTTTGTTTCTAGTAGATGCCATTATATAATAGTCTATATTATTTTATGTCTAGTTGTTGTTTATAATACACATGTGTATTATAAACAACAAACTATCATAAACTTTAACTTCATTTATGAAAAGCATAAATGAAGATCTTGATGGTCGCATTCACGACCATCAATTAATGTCTATTCTGCGAACCATCCTACTTGTAGGATGGTTCGCAGAAATAGCATATACGCTATTCATAGAGAATCTTATTCTCTATGAATAGACGTTAAAGCTTTAGCATACTCAAACATTTTATATAATTCAAATTTTTATCTCCAAACCCATCTTTGTTATGCATGTAATCGCAAAAAACAGGATAAAATGCGCGCAAATAGTCGAACGAAAAAAGAACGGAAAGCCCGATTTCATTATCTGTAGATATCATCTTGGCACTTGCCATTTCGTACAATTCCTGGAAATCAAAATGGTCTTTTGTGTGGAAATACACGAAATCCAGATATTTTTTGGTAGCGTCACTATCAAAATGCATTTCGTCCGCTGTTTCTTTATCTATTTGGTCGAAATCGCACATAGTTGCTCCGTTTTCGCGAACACAACAAAACTCTTCTATTTTCCCTTTTTTCATGTTCACTATTTTTCTTAACACATCTCGATATTCTTCATTTGTCGAATACGTATTCACTTCTTTAAACATAACAGGCACATACCCTTTGTTCGCTTTCATTTTTGACATATAAAAATATAGATTCATAAATCTATATTTTTTTTATATTATTTATAATTATCAATGTTTTCTTATACATATACCAAGATTATCTATACATAGAAACTGTCATGCCACATTATCATATCATCATATCATCCCATGAAAACACACAAACACACACCCACACACGCATCGGGTAACGACCTAACGTATATTTCTGCGAACAAACACTTGTTCCTACAAAATAAATCTTGCTAAATCTGCTATCTATAAATGTTTATTTGCCGGTCTAGATTGTTGCAAAGTACCATTTGACGCCAGTTCGCGGGAATGCATTCCTCCTCGTGTCCAGTCAAGTCCGTCTTCTTCTATTTTTTGTAGATGAGGACGCTCGGCTTCATTTGGCGTGAAGTTGTAGTCTAGAAAAGACTTGTCCATGATGGTAGAAACGCTTTTAGCTTGAGTAGCCATTTCTCCTTGCATGAGTTGAGATTCGATGACAGGATCGACAGATCCTCTTCCTAAATAAGGTACTGTGATAAACATGCGAGGAAACATTTGCATTTTCTCGATACTTCTTTCGCGTTCGGTTTTATATAGAAAATGGCTTTCTGCGTCAACTGCCGAAGGAGACACGCCGTTTTGGGCATTCATGAGAATACTTGGTTGGGCAGTAGCGAAATAAACTGAATCGTTGGTTGCGCTGCTAAAATAGTTTGAAGTAGAATATTCGGCAAAACGGGTGTTCATGAGTGTTCGTTGCGAATAATCTTCATTTTCTAAACCTATTCTTCCATTATTTAAAAAACTGAATCCAGACATCATTATAATATAGTAAAAGAAATATACAAATCAATCTGCTTCTTGTGTTGTCATATGCATATCAAACAAACTGATTATCGTAGACATCAGTTCGGGTGAATAGTGTGTATGTGCGTATACGCTACTGATAGAGAATCTTATTCTCTATGAATAGCGTATATGCTATTTCTACAAACCATCCTACAAGTAGGATCGTTCGCAGAATAGACATTAATTACCTACATGGCGTACCAAGTTACGTGCACACGCAAAGTTGTTTCCTTCCTTGCACGATATCATGTTTCCGTAGCAATATTCGGCAAATGCGCGTTGGTCGCCGGCAATGGTGGTGTTGGGCATGGAATAATAAGATCGCAAGGATTGTTCGAATAACAGATTTTCTCCTAAATTTCTAAATAGCCTGTCTTTTTTAGGATCAGAAATATCAGTATTGTCCTTATTTATTTGTCGAACCATTTCTTTTACATTTTCAACTATTTCGGTATTCACGCTTTTATTGTATGCAGGAGGAGCAGGAAGTTTGTTTAGTTCAGTGCCGTACATGTTTACGCTTACATTGCTAAATGGATTTGCCGTGGTAGGTTCATCGAATACATAGTTGAATTCTGTATTTGTTTCGCCCAACACTTCCGCCACGGGACTGTTTTCTTTAAGAACAACACTGAACTTTTCTTTATTAGGCTGGCTGTCGTTGTTTTTTCTATCATAATTGCGTATGACATAGATGGATGCTACTGTAATAAGACAAATGTATATGATACGCGGTTTTCGTGTATACACAAACGTGATTATAGAAATGAGTAAAACAAGACGTGTTATTGCGTTCAGTTTTTGATCATATTCCATGTCACTTGTGGGAAACACTTCAAACAAATAATTGGGATTTAATAAAACGTTCGGGTCTTCGCTCCAAAATAAAGGAACTTCTTTTTTATCAGCGGCGGTATCAGTCATTATAATAGTTTTAGATAAAAAAGGTATTTCATTATTATCCATTTGCGGTGGAGGCGTCGGCGGAGAAGCAATACTCATACACGAAATTATTCATTCAAATTATGTTTTTCGCACATTTTATCTATTTCAAACGTGGGGCATTTTGTGGTATCAGGGACTATTTTTAGAATACATTTTGACTTTTTCCCGTATAAAGGAACAGTGCAGCCTTTTTCACCATGTTTGTCGTCTTCGTCGTCTTCATCGTCTTCACCGTCATCCACTTCATCCATGTTATATGTACACCTTGCTCGAAAATGTTCATATCTGTCTCTTACATCTTGATAACTTAGTCCCGATTCTTTTCCCAGCATCTTGTTTATATGTTCATGCAAATCGTACATGTATTTAGAAAAAGTGTGTCGCGATTTCATGCATGCAGAAGTAAGCGGTAAATCCTTCATATTCTGTTTGAAATTTTCTCGGCATTTACCACAAGGCAATATATGTTGAAGACTATGTACAAACTGCATATAGTGTTTCATCTGTGTTTTGGTTGGATTAACAGGATAGTTGAAACTCATTGTATGGCAAAAATGCCATAATCCTGGACCCCAGATAGACGTGATCATTCCGTCGCCGCTTTCATAGTCTTTTTTAGTGAATACTTTTCGCGTCAACTTATTTTTTGCTAATTTGTGTTTTCCTTGATACCATGCTTCCTTTTTGCTTGTAATATTCTTCTTTATTGTAATATTCTTCTTTATATTTTCTGTTCTCGTTCCTCTTTTTCTCGTTCTCGTTTTTATTCTTGTTCTCATTCTCGTTCCCATTCTCGTTCCCATATATTATTCATACAAAATCCACAATACAGACAATATAGAGAAGACTCCTTTTTTGCTTATTTACTTGCTTCTAAAAACATTATTGTTCGCATATACTGTTCACGAACTTTTCTAAATTTGTTTTTGTGATTCTACTGTCAAACATGATTTCGAGTTCTTCTCCATTGTCCGGTTTCACCGCTTTTACAGTAGGATACTGGAACACATTATACTTTGTTTGTAGCTTTGTTGGATTGTCTCTATCGCTACAGTCTTCATCGTAGCATATAATGTTGTATTTACCTACTGTTTTACCATTAAATTCGCTGGCAAAAGCGTTCCAGTCGCCTCGTGTTTTTTTGCAGTGAGGACACCAATCTGCAAAAAAATAGTATATGGTTATTGTTTCTTTAGGCGCATTCGGGTTTGTGTTCGAAAAATCCACCTTTTTCTCCTTTTTCTTGTACAGATGTTTGTATCCGTAATACGAAACGGCCAAAAATATGATTCCTACAAATACCACCGTAAAAATAGTGGTATACGGTTTTAATAAATTAAACATTATGTCAATTGCGCGGGACATTATATATAATATAAACAAATTGTTAATATTATATTGACGAGCAAGTTTACTGGTTGATAAAGACACATTATCCTAAACCTGCCGTGTCATATATTTACGGGGGTGGCAAACAATATAACACAACCATAATACAACACAGACATAGTAAAACAATCATAATATACATTGTGTATTTACTTTTTTCATTGACAATTTTCATTGACAATTACACTCACACCTCCTGACTCACATCTCCACCCACACATCCATTCCCAACCATCTTTTCGGCGTCTTCTTCACACAATTTCTTGTAAAATCCGCGCCATTGTTCGCCGCCTTCATTGATACGCGCCATCCTTATTTCCCGTATTTGCGTGGTTTCAATGATATCTTTAAAATTGATAGTGGGCGTTTTCATGCAAATTTGATTTTTAATAGGACTCGCTTTCATGGTTATCTTATGCCACATGGCAGTTAACAACAACAAAATATAGTCCACTACTCCCTCTATTTCTATCGTCTTATCATCATTGTCGCAACACAATCCAAATATTTCGTCTTCATTTGCCTCGCATAAAGACAAAGGATAGTTGCACAGAAGTCCGCCGTCGATATAATATGCATTATCATACAAAAACGGTTGAAACATGATAGGTAAACATGCTGAGCAGTACACTGCATCTATCACTTTCCAGTGTCCATGTGTAATATGATTCATATTTTCCAGAATAAATTCGCATTTAGACGGAACCAAAAAATTAGTTATTTTAGATACAATAATATGAAGATCGATTCCAGTATATTTATAAAAATCGAGCATGGTGATGTTTATGTCTATATCAACCGCGTTGAATAATGGTTCGAAAGTGCTTACTATCACCGACTTTTCCAATATTCCGTTTTTTGTCAATGCATTGAACATTGTTTCCACGTTCAGTTTGAACAATTCGTTCCATGGCCGTTTTATAAGAAAATCGTCAAGTGTTTCCCAATCAAACTGTTTTTTCAGCGAAATGAGGACGGCAATGAAAGATCCAATGGATGTTCCGTATATACTTTCTATATCATCTATATTCCAAAACCCCGCTTTTTCGCTTTCGCGCAAAGCACCATAAAACGCAAACCCGCATATTCCACCTCCTGACATAACAATGTGTTTTATATGTGTTTTTTTGGGTATATGCGTATGTTGGCCATGCATATGATGATTCACAACCTCCTTATGCACATCTTCATTATCATTACCATTGTCATCATCATTATTTTCCATTAGTTGTAAAAAAAGAAATTCTTTATATGAATATCAAACCAATTCATATAAAGTAATCGTTTTCATGTTCATTTGCATGAAACATATTTTATTGTTCACACAAAATATTTACTAGGTTATATTCTGTGTATATAGTCCATTTACCTAACGTCTATTTATAGAGAATCTTATTTTCTATGAATAGACATTAAAAGTTAAAATCCGGGCGAATCGGTAAACACTTGTGTGGTTAAAGGATGGATTGTATTTTTATCGGTGATTACACTGAGCAAATCGGCCACTTCGCCGTTTATTTGGTAATAGAAGAATGCGCCGGCAATCGACGAAATAAACACAATAACAGTATCACGAATGAAAAATTTGAGCGGTTTCATTTCCCGCGATTTGTCGATGAATTTGTACTCAATGAATTTCAAGAAAATAAACAGAACTGTCACAAAAAAAGATATGGTTACAATATTCTCCATAAAAACAAAAAATATAATTATTGACTAAATCCAACGAACATTTTCGTGCATGTGGTTGTGTGCATGAGCCTCTTCATGTACCTACCTACCTACCTCTATTTCCTACACAAAGCATATTCCTACAATTCTTCAAAATCCAAACGCAAATCATCCATATCATTATTCATATCAATTATGTCTAAATCATCAATAGGAACATTTTCATCTCCGTGGATTTTCAACGTTTCATTCATATCATCGTCATCATCGTCGTCGTCATCATCCATTTTACGCTGAGCATTACGCATGTTACTGATTTCTTCTAATCGTTCAATTGTCTTGGGTGCATTTACCTTTTTCTCGATACCGTCTTCGAACACATGGTCGTAATCGTTGAATGTTAACCTGTTTGTCACCGGTTCATCATCGATATTCTTTATGGTTGGAACAGTTTCTGGTAAATCGTCTTCTTCAGGAAGAACATAACTGCTGCCTTTTTCACCGTCTTCGCTTCCCCCATTTCCGCCCCCTAAAGAAGATGAACTCGCCGCTGTCGCCGCCGCACCCGAACCCACAGATCCATTACCATCAGCATTACCAATATCTTCAATTGGTTCAATGATGATTTCTTCTTCATGTTCGATCGATTCGTCTAAATACGCGCGAATAATTGCTTCTGTGGGAATACTTTCGCGGATCGCCAATAGAATGCACGACTGGACAATAAGTTCCAGTTCGCGATTATGTTTTTGCACAGTCAAAGAATCAATGCCGTTTTCAAACAAATACACGTTTGTGTATACTTTACGCGCACAGTGAATATATACTTTATGTATGAAAGTGGACAGTTTGGGGATTGAAATATCTATTTTTTTCTGTTTATTGCCTACACGGATACATGTGAGCAGTTTCATTTGAATAATGTGGACACAAGTAAGCAAATCTTCTAAATAGGAACATCCACTTTTATCGACAATACGCGTTTTTTCGTCGTCAATGATGGTATCGCTCCATTTGGGTATACTGCACAACATATTTTGAAAACAAAGTAAATATTTGTTCTGTTCGCTGTTAGTGACGCACAAATTCCATGCTTCTTTGTATATAGACCGTATTCCTTCAATAACAAGAGGAGTTAATATTGTAACTAATCGCGCGCTCCATTCATCTCGCGCGACATATAAGTTTGATTGCACAAAATCGTCCATTATGTATTACATTCCAATGTATTTTTTATATTTTGTAAAATGGAATAAATAAAATTAGGATGACCAAAATAGGAACACCAATTTTGGAAGAACAAAATAGGACACGCATGCATGGACGCATGCACAATTTGTCTTTTTGGCCTATTCGTTATACACACATGAGTTCAATTATCCAGAACAACAGGAGTTTTTCGCACCTAAATTCTAGCTTGGCATTATTGAATTTCATGTTGTATATCGCCATTTCCCGCAAATTCCAGAGCATGCTTTTTTCGGCCCATTCCATGAAATCTAAACAAGAAATACCGGCATTGTACATTTCTTCCACCATTGCGTTTATTTTAACTATATTTTTGCTCCATTCTTGATCAAACTCTTCATTACATGTCGACGAATCGGTGTTTGTCCTATATTTCACATAAGGTCCCAGAATGATATTGCCGTCATTTTTTCTACACAAGAATCCCCACTTCAATCCAATACTGACAATTTCGTCAAATTGCCATGGTTGTGTTTCCCCTTCAATGCATTGTCCAATATTGGAAATAGTGTTCCATTTTCCTATTTTTTGGGAAATATGGAATTGGTGCAAATTCACAATTTTCCCGTTTTGTATATATTCCGGAACATATATATCCGAAAAACGCGACAAGATAGGATTTAGCAATTTATTTTTGTTTTCGACGATAATAAAAAAACGCGTATTGTAGCTAAATAGTTCAATACATCTACGCAGTGCAGATTGTGCGTCAATAGTTAAATGGTGGGCATTTAACAGTAAAATGGTTTTGAACTGGACCCCCACGTTGTTTTGGATATTTATTTTGGCGAAAAATTTGAGTTCTTCGCGGATGAATTTGATTCCTTTTCCATGAGAACAGTTCACGATCATAACGTTTGTTTTTATTTTTTGTTTATCTCCTCCATATATTTTTTTAATGAAATCGTAGACAAGGGTGAACTTTCCTGTCCCTGAACTTCCATGGAAAATGATGTGCGGGATTTTGTTTGTGCGGAGAAACAGATCCAGTTTTTCCTTTATTTCTTTGTGAATATCCAGCATAGTTGTTGCTCCGTATATATTTCTTGTTATATTGCCGTTTCCTCCATCATCATTTATAGAATTTCTATTTGCATTATTTGCATTATTTGCATTATTTGCATTATTTCCATTGGATTTGTGAAAGGCGTTATTTTCCATTGAAAGTAAATTATTTGTGTTGATTCCTTTTATTGTAAATGGTATAAATATATTTGGTGTAGTTGTTTGGGTGTTCATCATTATATGTCATTACATTCATATTTTATATTTATTTACAGAATATGAATTTATTTTTGGCGTTATGATTATTTGATAATTGCACATTTTGCATTCTAACCTCCCATACCCCAAGCCATATTATTTGTGGTCTAAAAATACATAATAAAATGGTATATAGTTTTTACATACAAATGTCAAATAGTGACGCAGTTCAACACAAGAATGCCTATATAAATGAAAATTCTATTTGTTCCAAAAAAATAGTTATCGATATCCCGCAATTTCATGAAGACGGAGTCATAACCACTTTTTACGAAACCAATACAGAAAACATAGAGATGCGTACACCAATAATCGATCCTCGGCCTCCGCCGGTGTATATGCTATCTACATATGACCAAAAAGAGAATCATGATCTGGATGAATACAATGCGTCTTCTTATCTTCCTACTTCTGTGCCATCTACTTCTTGTGAAAATGTGAAAAAAATAAATGTGGACATGCATACAACAAACACGAAAAAGAGTAGGATTAAAAAAGGATTGGCGCTTACAAATTATGATGCTATTGACCAAGACCATAATTTGTCGACAAAACGCGATGAAAAAAAAGAGCGCGTGGTGGTACATGGATGGATGTTTAGTGATAGCCAGTTAACAAAAGAGTATCAACTGTATCTTATAGAAAAATTGTACAATATAGAATATAATAGTGTAGTGTCTGTGACTACCACGAGCAATCATGTAAAAGATAAAGAAATAGTGTTTGTATCATCGCAAATAAACTGCAAGAAAAACGGATACAAACAGCAGGATATTGAAAAAGGTATTTATTGTGAAACTATGTTTGCCGGATTCAACTATATAGTGGAACTATTGTACAATTCAAAACTGTTGTGTTATTACTGCAACGATTTCGTGCATATATTGTACAAATACGTGCGTGAACCTAAACAATGGTCATTGGAACGAATATTTAATGATCGGGGACATAATCGAGGAAATGTGAAAATAGCGTGTTTGACGTGCAATTTAAGACGGAAAACGATGCATTACCAAAAATATATAGATACTAAAAAAATGGTGTCGATAATAAAGATAGACGGGAGTTGTATAAATACTGCGCATCCATGATAGATGAAAATGTGTGTGTCGGTGAGGTGGTGTGTGGTCGTGTGTGGCGATGGTGATGGGGAAGATGGCTGTGGTGGCGTTCGTGGCTTCCAAAACATAAATAGATTATGTAAAAGAAGTTAAATAAATAAGTATAATAACTAATATAAAAAAATATATACAGAACTATGTTTTCGACGGACACTGAAAAGCTGGATGCTATCCACACGATGCTGGAAAATGAAAAACAAATAAATAATGGAGAGTCGTGGGCTAAGCTAGATAAAACAATAAAAACAATAAAGCTGAATAAGTATGCGGATAAGTATGCATTAGATAATGATTACAGTGATCAAATGAAACACAGTTTAAAATTATTTTTCGTGGAGTGCTTGAATAAAGGGAAATTGCAGAAAACAAAAGATGTGGTCTACGATAAATCGCAAGGGGTCATTGTCAGTATACCTGCATTATGCTTTAATATTACAAATAAATCGTTTACTTTAAAAATAATTGATCCAAAGAGAGTGAGTACGTTGAAATCCTTAGCTCCAAAACGTTCGAGTAATGTAGCGGCGAGCGAAGATTTACAATTATGATTTTATGTATATGCGTAGCTATATGTAATGTGAGGGGGATGCGCTGCATTTTTTAGAATGAAATACAAATAATGAATGTATGCATAAATGTATGCATAAATGTATGTATATATGTGTATATGAAATACACATATTTTACAAAAAATACAATAATACAACTTTGGAATAATATTGTGTATATTCTTTCGAAGTATGTATTTCAATTACGTTTTTTATATAGTTCAAACTATATAAAAAACAGATCTACCCAAATAAAACCAAACATAATATGGATTATTTACTTGATTACGATTCGCACAAACATTATCATATGAAGAAAATGGCATTATTCGTATAAGAACTTGAACGTTATTCCAAACGTTGTATCGTTTTCCCATATTCCCGCTATTTTTAGAAGAAGCTGGTCCATATTTTGCGAAGACAAAAACGAACCATTTTTATTTATATCGTTTTCATTTATATTTTTTTTAGAATCTGGATGGTTGGTACCGTTATTATCCCTAGGATGATTAGGTGGATAAGGTGAAGGCGAAGATACACAAAGTAACGGATAGTTCTGTGTGTCGTGTACAATATCATCTTCACATGGAATATGATTAGTTAAAGAATTGGTTGTGCTGGTGTTAGGGGTGGTGTTGGTGTTAGAGTTAGGGCTAATGGATGTGCTAGTAGGGGCAAGTAATGCAGTATTTGCGGTGGAAGTATTTTCCCTGTATATTTTGAGTGATCCGTACATGAGTTGTGTTTTCAAAGAGTAAATCGGGGTTTTGTGTGTTTTCGTGTATTTTTTGTACTGGTCAAGTAGTTTTTCTTCAATGGAGCTAATTACATAGAATCCTTTCCCACTTTGGATATTTGAATAGTTTATGCTAATACTTCCGTTTTTTTCTCCTGCTCCCGCTCCTCCCGCTCCTCCCACTCCTCCAACAAAATGGTTATTTTTTATGGAAACAGGTAGTTTTATGTATATTCCGTTCATGGTATAAGATTCGGTGGAATAAAACAGTTTAGTGAATATTCCTTGTATTATGTTGTTTTTCTTTTTCTCGGTAAAAAAAATATTATTTTCATCAAACGTAAACATATCAAATCCAATATTCATTCTTTATATTCAATTTATCCATTTATTTCTAAATCGTTTTTGGTAAATCTAAATACTTGGGCTTTATTTGCATACATACATAAATCTCATGTACCCACGTTCCTACATAGCATCTATTTTTGAAAATAAAGTTTAGGTATTATATTTTCCTCCATGTTTTTCATATTTGCAAATTCATGCATTGACATTATATTTAGCGTTAATTGTTTACTGTTAAATAATTCTTGTGAAGTGACCAGCGAATATACAGGAAACAGTATTTGTAAATAGTTGAACACATAAAAAATGGTTTCATCGGCCACCCATTCGCTTTTACATTCCATCGTCGTTGCCGTTTTGTACAATTCTTCTTTCACGCTATCCAACAAATAAGCCAGTTCGTACTTATCATTCGTGAAAGGCATGATTTTCTTGTATTCGTCGACAAGCATTTTTATTTTTACGCCGCTAATCAGCCAGCTATACAACTCTTCTTTCAGCACATCCAACTTGCTTTTGTTTCCCATGAACATTCCCACTTGTTCTATGAAATAGTTTTTAAACTTGTGCAACGTGGGTTCTACTTGCTTCCCTTCATTATATAAATGTAGCCCGATCGCGTTGACTAAATAATTAGACGCCTTGATTTCTTTATCGAACTTGCGTATTTTGTCTTCGTCCAATTCCGTATTGAACACATCGCCGTACTTTTTTTCTAAATTTTCCATTATTTTGTTCCCTTCTTTTTCTAACTGCTCAACTTCTTTCCTCTTTTCGTACATTTTTGTCTTTGTCACCTCCATTGAATACTTACTCATATCCATTGCCAGCGTGCTTTCATTTTGTACCCCGCCAGCACTCTCCTTTTCTTCCGGATTTTCAGGATTTGTCTCAGGAAACCCAGCATCTTCTCGTGTAACTAGTTTAAAGTAGTCGAATTTCAAGAAATCGATGAATTTCATTGTGTCTTGCACCAGACTTACATAGGAAAATTCGGTGAGAGAATCGTCGATTTCATTGGAAACGTAGACGAGCTGGCCGTTATCTGCCAGCTTCGATGATAAATTAGGAATGTAGGTATATTTCTTGTTTGCATTCTCGAAGTTTTCTTTAACAGATGATGTGCTAGTTGGTTGCCATTTGTATGCTCTATAAAGAATAAATACAACAATGATGAGCAGTAGAGGTAATAATCGTATCATCGTTCTAACATTCAATATCTTTTTCATTTATATAATATATACAAAATATATGTCTGCATTATTAAATCGCAATGAACAAAAAATGATTTCATGGAAAGACAAGACTTTTTATCAAATCACAAGTACCATACAGAAAAATAAGAAAGGCGTGTCTACCGTGCGCCAAACAATGAGCGCACTGCCACTTCCCATCAACCGTCGAGAAATAGCAACAGATAATGCATGCAATTTTAAAAATCCCCGTATTGGAGTCAGTATCGACGATATAAACAGTCCTGGTGGGTATTTAGTTAGAAATGTTGCCAGCAACGGAAATAATGGGGTCATCATGCCTGGAAAAATAAACAATAAAGGCGAATCGGGTACATGTTTAGTGAATGATGCCGGGTCGCCAGGAGACTACAATAAAAGAATTATGTGTGTGGCAAACAATGCTAGGGTACGTGTACGCGGTTCAAATATGAATAAAAGCAACTATGTGGTAAACACAGAAGGAAAAACAAGTGCGCGATTTTTCAATAACACAAAAGAGTATTTGAATAATCGAACTAAATCGTTCGAGAAGAACCAGAACACGCTGGATAGTTGTGTGGTTTTTGACCCCAGCAATAAACACTACCAGCAACAAGGCGCTGTGTCTTCGAGTACACACGTTTTAGGGAGAAAAGTGGATACCATTACACAAACCGCGAATGTGTTTTATAAAAACAATGGGTACAATTTGCCTAATTCTATTTCGTATGGCGTGAATCAAAATATAAACAATTACAAAGAAAAGCTGGGATATCCATTGCCAAATACGCCTTTTGTGAAAAAGAATAATATTTATTGTTGTAAACCGAACTTTAGTTGTAGAACATAAATTGGTGCACTGTAATATATATTGTTTTCAGGATGAGAGTGTATGGGCATGGGCATGGGCATGGACAATATGGTGATTATGAATGCAAAGAAATAAATATTATATGAAATACATAATATTTATTGTGTGGTGGATGTGTAAATATGTAGCATAAAGGGGAAATAAATACAAAAATAATAAAATAGACGATCATGGTTCATTGTGAGGAATTCCGTATTTCATGCACCATTGTATGCATTTTATTATATTCGGTTTTATGATATTTTCTATTTTCTCGTTTTTTATGTTTTTTTCGATAAGAAGCAACGTGTAATGTATATTTTCAATTTGTTGTTGCCCGAAAATGGCGTTTATTTCTTCTATTTTTGTCAAAAACATGAGCGGCACATTTATATTCAGTATCCGTTCAATATAATTCATCGTGGGTGTACTTGTATTATATGAATCGCTGTTGCACGTCATTGAATACATGGCTTGTTCTATTTTATTGATGAAATGTTTATTTGATTCGGGAATAAAGTGTTTGCAGATAACATACTTTTCCGAATTGGCAATACGGCTAGTTTGCGGTTTCACTATTTGGACGCTTTCGTAGAAACACGAAAGTAAATACATCATGTCGATGGTATGCTGGAAAAAAACGTCGAAGATTTTTAGAATGAAATGTCCGCCTTTTTTCTGTATACAAATAGCATAACATATTTGCGCAAAAAGGAGTTTTGCAATATTCAGTTCTTGGTTATTGAAATCTACCGAAAAATCGAATCCTCCGTCCGCTGTAATAATATCCATCGACCCTGCATATTTCTGGGTACAATACACAAAATTGTCAAAACACAGAATATTTCCGGTACCGTCTATTCCTTTTTCTATTTCCACATTGGGCGTTTCTTTCAAGAACAGCTCGCTTTTTTTCCAAGACGGTACATTTTCGTCCGCTTCGTCAATGATCGTCATGCCAATATACTTATCGTTCTTGTTATTTCTCATCTTTGCAATAGCCTCAATAAACCCGCCCGGTCCTTCTGCTAAATGGAAAGTAGTCATATTGTTAAATAGCGTGAGCAAATCAAACGAATATATGAGTTCAACCATCTTGAAATAAGACCGGGATAGTGGTTTGTATGCAGAAATGGCGCGTTTTTTATAGGGAATTGCGGTGTGTATATATTCATACGTATTTGTGTATTTCTTGTATTTATCCCATTCTTTTGCGTGTTTTTCTATTTTTTTCTTTATTTCCATCAAAAAAACGGAAAGCGAATTGCTTATTTGTTCTTTAGGTGGATGGGTGCATGATACGTATTTTAAGTAGTCGCAAATATATATATTTTGTTTGCAAGGGAGAGAATAGTAAAACATTGTATTTCTACACAAGATTTCTTTTAGATATCTATCTTTTCTGGTTTATGTTGTTTACTTCACTTATTTTCATTTTTTCTTGTGTTTCCTCCTCACATATTTTTATTGAATATACCAACATAGGTATATTCAATCTTTAATTGATGGTCGTGTATACGACCATCAAGACCTTCAATTATGCTTTGCATAAATGGGAGTTAAAGTTTATGCTAGGTTGTTGTTTATAATACACATGTGTATTATAAACAACAACTAGACATCAATATTATTTTTCTAGCATAATTCATATATATTTCATAAAAAATATGCAAGAAATAAAGAAAAGAAGCAAATTGTAGCGCAAGACTAAGATGAATGCAAGGCAACACTAATCCAAACTATAGAATTTCTAAATCGCTCAATTTCCAATATTCACATCCGCCATTCGGTAATGGTCGTTTCACGATAAACGGGATTTTCTTTTGTGCCAGTTCATCCAGTGCGATCAAATACCCGTCCACGACTTCGGCATTCACTTCAACAAACGGTTTTGCACCGTTATTCAGCTGCACCGTTCTTTCGCCTAAAATACGAGCTTTTTCGTATTTTGTCAAAAACGGCAAGGTGCGGTGCAATGGATCAATCACATTTCCCCTTTCGTCTCTAACCACCACACACAAGGCTTCGATTTCGTCCATGTTATGTTGTTGCAGTTCAGGATGAAAGTTTTCAATAGCATTCTGTCTCATTTGCGAATTGAATTTTTGCAAATAAAACTCGTTTGTTTCATCATCACTGTCGTTCACATCGTCTAAATGATCCAAAATATCGTTATTTGTTTCGCCATATTCGTCTAAATTATCTTCCTTCTTATTCGAATAACTGTTTGTCGCCTTCTTCTTTTTCTCCTGGAAAATACCGTCTTCATCGATTTCAATATCATCATCGTCATTCTCCAAAAAAGAATCGTCGTCGGCAAATTCATCGTCATCATCGTCTTCGCCGCCACTATTCGCGCTTTCCTTTTCGCTTTCATCATCACTCCCTTCTTTTGCTTCTCCTCCTTGATTTGCAGTTTTCAGGATCTTTTTTTCGCGTATAGACGGATTTACAATGATATCTTCGTCGTCACTCGACGATTTAGACGCGTCACTATCGTAATCTTCATAATCTGACATTTTCTTGCTTAATATATAAAATATATATTGTTAATATGATGCGTTTATGTTTTTTATGTAATCAATATTTCATAAAAAACTATTTCAATTTTTATATTTGTTTTTATAAGTTGCATGTTGTTTTATGCGTTGCATATTCATGCTATGCTAGATACATAGCACCAAACATGAACATACACATTTTTGACGCCTTATTTGGTGTTGTCGTCGGTTTTCCAAACATGGTTGCATGTATCACAAATATATAAATATTTCAAGTTGTTGTCGTCATATCTTAAATAAATGATTTCAGGATAGACTTCTTTTTCTCCATTTCCGTGTGAATTTGTTTTGCATTCACTGTTTGGACATTTCATGTTGTATATGCGCGGATTAACCGGGTCAAGCTTCGTGTATTTGTTCACAATATGACTAAACTTTTGCTCGCCTTTTTTCAACATGGTTTTTAAAACACATACGGTGTCGTCTTCAACATTATCATTATATCCACAACAACGGCAATAATATAACAAAACATTATTGTCTTTTTCGTCCAATTTATTGTACAAATAATTGTCGCATTTAACACAAAACTTCATTGTTTGTAAATAATGTATATAATGTTTAAATTTATAATATATTCTATTTTTTATATATTTTATATTAGTTATAATATGATATTATGCCATCGCCGCATATTCTTTTTCAATTTTCGCAACAATAAAGAATATATAATAATATAGACCAATAATGCTATATTATATAATCGAATCTGTGAAAAAGCGGAGTTCATCAAGTATTGATTATTACAAAAATTGAAAGAGTATAGTGCAATAATCTTGTCTTATAAACAAGCCTTTGAATATCTATCTTTGTTTTGCTAGTAGTACTATTATTATTAGTAGTAGTAGTAATAGTAGTATTGTATATTCACAAGCTATAAACACTCCTGTAAAAAGATAATATACAGCAAACTAAACAGACAATCAATACATATTGTCTTATATTGTGTGTTGCATTTTGTCTTTTGCATTCCCTTTTCTCTTCTTTTTGTAAAATTTATAGTATAAATATTCTTTTCTTAATTATTTTATCTAAATGGCTAACAATAAAAACGGAACACATAGTTTGAAGAAGGAGACGTTTGCCAACTTTTTGGACTTTTATCGCGTATTTGAGAAGTCTCCTGAAAAACCTTACACCAACACAAGAATTAGCGGTGGTAGTTATCATATCCCGGCTGAAGTATACCCTGCATTTATCGATATGCATTACGAGCAGAATATTTGCAAATCTCGTATGGATACATTGACTGAAGTGCAATATGAAGAAAAAGGGGCTATTTTGGTGGATTTAGACTTGAGATTTCCGTTTGATTTTGAAAAAAGGGTGTATGAAAAAGACCATTTGGATGATCTGGTTTTCGCGTATTTAAACAATTTGAAAAAGATCTATAAATTCGATTCGAAAAGTAAATTCAATATTTACGTCATGGAAAAATCGGCGGCTAAACACGACGAAACAAAACATTTCATGAAAGACGGTATTCATCTTATCATTGGAATCAATGCCGATAGAAGAATGCAAATTTATTTGCGAAAAAAAATGGTGGATGATGTTTCTCATATGTGGGAAGATCTGGGAATTACGAATACATGGGAAGATGTGTTCGATAAAGGGATTACGTATGGCACGGTGAACTGGCAGTTGTATGGCTGTGGAAAAGTGAATGGTGAACCATATAAAGTGACTTATTTATATGAGATCGATGGAATTGATTTGAGCGACATGAATTTTCGCATTAATTGCGTGGCATTTAATGATACTATGCTGAAAGATCATATTCACAAGCTTTCTGCTAGATACACGGAACATCCTGAGTTTAGCTATACTCCGTGGTTTATGAAGACGTTGGAAGAATCAGGTATTGAGATTAAAAAGAAAGGAGTTGCAACGAATTCTGCGCCGAACACGCCTCGTGCATTGACTCCTAGAAATGGCGGACAACCATATAAGAATACTTTTGTTCCCAATGAAGAAATTGCGAATGCAAAATCGAAGGAAGATATCGAGACATATGTGAAAATGTTTCTAGAATCTCTTGATCGTACCGATTTTCGTCTTGTAGAAATATACGAAATCACTATGGCGTTGCCGAGCAATTACTATGAATCGGGAAGTTACAATAACTGGATTCGTGTTGGCTGGGCGCTCAAACGCACAGATGATCGTATGTTTGTGGTATGGGTTGCATTTAGTATGCAATGCAGTACATACAACTACATGACTGATACGTTGGGTTTGTATGATAGATGGACAAAATTCAATGATTCGAATACACAAGGATTGAGTGATCGTTCGATTGTGTATTGGTTGAAAGAGGCGGATATTGCGAAATATAGAGAAATAATGAGTAAACATGTTTCGTATAAGTTGGAGGAAACGCTCGGGTCAGTAGAAGCATTCGACTGTGAACTGGACAAAATCGACAAAAAAGGTGCTGGTGATTATGATATTGCGGTTGTCCTTTATACCATGTTTAAACATGACTATATATGCACAAGTGTGAAAAACAGTACTTGGTATAAGTATAGTGAGCCTTGCTGGAAAGAATGCGATTCGGGTACAGAATTGCGCCAGTCGATTTCGAATGAGTTGCGTGCGTATTATGTGAAGTATTACCGTAAAATATCGAATGATGCGAGTGCATTGGATAGTAATAATCCGTTACATGCGCCATTGATTCCAAAGTATAAAGGGTATATAGACAAGATTTTGCGCATAATTAGTCGTCTTGCAAATACGAACGACAAGAAGAATATAATGATTGAGGCGAAAGAATTGTTTTTCGACAAAGATCATAAATTTCTACAGAGTTTGGACGAGAACAAGAAACTCATTTGTTTTAAAAACGGTGTGGTTGATTTCGAGAAAAAAGAGTTCCGTCGAGGAAGACCGGAAGACTATATTTCGTTGTGTACACATATCAACTATATTGAACTGAACGAGACACATAATACGAAAGTGGCGGAAATAAAGAAATTCATCAGTGAATTGTTTCCGGGAGATGCTGCATTGGAAAAATATATGTGGCAATATTTAGCGTCTACCCTCATCGGTGTTTTGCCTGACCAGACGTTCAATATGTTTATCGGTGAAGGTCAAAACGGCAAGTCGTTGCTTATTTCGTTGATGTCGCTTGTTTTAGGCGATTATCGCCAAGAATTGCCGTTGTCCATTTTGATCGATAAACAGCAGAAAATAGGCGCAGTTGCGCCTGAACTTACTAAGCTAAAAGGTGCTCGATTTGCAGTTGGCAATGAACCAAATAAAGGCGAAACGATTAATGCTGGCAGAATGAAAGCATTAACGAGCGGATTGGATCAAATAAGTGCTCGTGCTCCATATATGACTCAATTGCTTGTATATTATCCGCAATTCAAGATGGCGTTATGTACAAACGAGTTGATGAATATACGAAGTACGGATCATGGTACATGGCGCCGTGTGCGCGTGGTTCCTTTTAGAGCCAAGTTTTGCGATAATCCGGTGAATGACGATCCGGAACATCCGTACCAGTTTAAAATCAATCGTGATTTGGAGAACAAGATTGATGAATGGAAAGAAGTGTTTGCGAGTATGTTGGTGAACATTGTGTTTGAGACGGGTGGACGTGTTACTGATTGCGATACGGTGCTTGAGGCGAGTAAGAAATATAGACAGAGCCAGGACTATATTGCTGCATTTGTGGATGAAATGTTGACTGAATCGCCCACTGAATCTGTGAAACAGGCGGAGTTGTCGAATGTGTTTACGGAATGGTATCACAATACGCAAGGAGGAGGTAATCCGGCGGTGAAAGATTTGTATACGTATTTGGACAAGAAATACAAGAAGGACCCGAAGACGCGAAAGTATGTTGGTATTGGTATTCGAAAGATCCAGGATCTTCGCGAAAGTATTGTGGATGAAGATATTGACGAAGAGTTTGATGATTAGTTGTTAGTGTCATGTTGTTTATAATACATGCTGCGCAAATACACACATATCCAAATGAATGAAGGTGTTGGAGGAATTATTTATCATTTGGTTTTTCGTAAAAGTTGGTGTTTCCAAAGAAGGTGTATAAGTTTTCCGGGAAGGCGTTATTTTTTATGAATGTGGCAATGTAAACAAACTTTTCGTACAACATTTCTTCGAGTTTGTGTATAAAAAAGGGAAACAGGACAAAAACTAGAAGCATAAGGATATCAAAAAACAAATATGTGTATGTTCTTTTTCTAGCTAAGTATTTGTATATTATAAAAAGAGTGATGATGATGAGTAGCAAGTAGTAGACATATTTAAGCATGCTGTTTATTTTGTTCAACGACGCGTATTGTCTAGACTGGTAATTATATTTTTGCGCATATAACCCCTTCTCTTCGCCCATTTTAGTAATTGCGGTTTTAATTTGTCCATTTTGGTATTCAATAGTTTCTGCTGTTGTCATTATACATTGAAGATAGAAATGAATACGTTATTTGTAGATGGATGATTGATGTCTACATAAATTATATATGCTATTTAGTAAAATAGCATACATAGATACATAAAAGATGGTATATATGCATACATGGCATGCATACATGCAAATCATAGAGACTATATTGATAATATGGCTCATTATATTTCTCTCAATATTCCACTGCGTTCATATTGCGATTCAATATGTTTGTCCATATTTTGAAAATACTCTTTATCCATGAAAGATTCGTCGGTATGGTTGTTTGTACTTACTTGACCCGAATAAAAATAAGACATTGCTAAAAAGAGGAAAATGCCGAGAAAAGTAACTATTTCAAATATTGCCATTCTATATTCATTATGCTTATTTCATCTTTATCTTTTTTGCAATACACCCATTTATTTGAACAAACAACAACCAATCAACCAATCAACCAGCAAACAACAAACAACCCAATATTACCATTCCACACATATTTTTATACTGGAACTGCAACTGCTCCATTTCCAGATGGAGGAGGAGTAGCACTACATGTGGTAATTGGCACGCATCTTCCCGTTTCACTGTTCCATCTAGTATAAACACTATCACAACATTCTGCGCCGATACATGACCCGCTTAATCTGGCAAGCATGGATAAATCTCCGGCTTCAACTGCTTTTTCTTTTGCGGTGCTGATATCAACATTGGTAGGAGGAACGGGCATAGGTGCTAAATCAAGTTCATCGAAATTCAATTTGCTTCTTTGTAGCACCATGTTCCATTTTCGGTAGCATATATAGAGAACCGTGATTACGATGATAAAAGTAAGTATATCGACAAGTGTACTTGGAATAAATGGGAATAGTTTGGAAATAAAAATAAGTGCTAAATAAGATGAAAGCCCGATAATAACGACAATCACCATTTCAGTGTATACTTTGAATCTTTTCCGGTAGCTTTCATTGTACTGGATCATTTTTTTTTGTGTTTCTATTTCAGCATCCACTGCTGTTTTTTGTTTATCCATTCTGTTTGTTTCATCTACTATAACTTTTGTAATATCCTGGGCTGCAGGTGCATTCGAAACCATGATAATATAAAATACATACAGAAAATACCACACAGAAACGCCTATTGTTTCGTTTGTGGATTATAATACATTATGAATAAATATAAACATATATATCTAAATACAATCATGTTTTACGTTTATATTTTCGTGTGCTAGCTGGCTATGCACATAGTGGGCGGGGGTACTAATCGTTTCTTTGAAGCATTCTTTTGAAATGAACAGGGATTTGGTGAAAGCTATATTTTTACAAGCGTCCAATACAACATTAAATCCTGTTTATCCATCTAACCATAAATATGACAATTGTGTGAATGATGCCAATGATGCCAATGATGCCAATGATGAAAATAACGTAAATGATGCAAATACAATAGACAATGAGTATATTATCCGCGATTGCGAGTATATAAAAATCACATTGAGAGAATGTTCAGGTAAAAAAAATGTGATTAAGACCATTGTAAATATAAATAGTGTTCATATGATTCCCAAAAACTGCGAACATTTGCATATATATGCAAGCGAGGAATCAAAATATATATCTCTCACTAAAAATATGATTCCAGATAGTGTAAAATATTTGAAATTGACATTGATGTCAAATTATATCCAAAAAGGAGCTATACCGAAGAATGTGAAGAAGTTGACATTGTATTATGGTACTGGAGAAATCAATGAACTTCTCGATTTTAATATACCGAATACAGTAAAACATTTGCGTATAAGCGGTAAAATACAGTTAGTTCCCGGCGATATACCTTTTGGCGTAATACACGTGGAATTCATGGACGAATTGAATTACGAGTTTGTGCCCCATTTGTTTCCAGACAGTGTAACCCATATTATTTTGCGGTCAAATGGAAAACCATTGCTTATGGATAGCAATCAAATATTTCCGCGCAATTTAAAGATGCTGGATTTCAAAGATTGGTATGTGTACGAAGAGTTTTGCAATGGGTTTATACCGGAAACATGTGCGTACATACATTTTCCCCATTATTTCACGGGAACTATTCCTAAATATGCTAAATACGTGTTTTTTGAAACGTGCACAAATTCTATTGAAGAAATGAATTTACCAAATAATATAGCAATACTGGATATTGGTATACAATCGAACGCCAAGCGTATTCAGTTACAAGACATGCCGGTATGTTTATCTATTATTGCAATACCCAAAAGGTATATTGATTATTACAATGAATATTGGGATACTATAAGTATGGATCCGGAAACCAATGATTATGATGATGGATGCAGCGGTATTGGTTCTATGGATGATATGGAAACAAATATGGATGAAATAATGAATATAGGAAATTTGGCTATTACCGAACAAGCTGGTCAAACAAATATACCGAAAGGGAATGGCGCAACACAATACCAAGACGAAGATGGAAATATGTATTATTATGAAGACAGTAGTTCATACCAATATGGCGGTGCTCATAAGTCTACTGGCACGGCAAGTTCCTCCAATATTCATTATGTATACGAGGACGAAGACGGTAATGGATATGGTTCTTATTGTAGAGAATATGATACGGTGAATGAAGACGAAATAAATAAGAATATGTGTATGTTTATAAGCGATTTGGATAATGATAAGTATTTAGTGTTGGAATATGATAATAAGCATAAGAGCGGGTATTGTTTTAGAAATGCATTGGGGGTCTATGAATATATTACATTTGATGAAATGAAGAATACAATAAATGTGATAGAAAAAGTATATGGATACGGGGACGGGAGAAATCTTAAAGGACGTATTATTTATTTTGAACTGTGTGAAAAAATAAGACAGATGTTTGGTGGTCCACGTACAATATAGTGAATGTATTGTATTGTTGTGTTGTGTTGTATTGTATGAAAAATATGCAAAGTGGATTTGCGTAAATGAATATTTTGTATATATGTGCGTATATATACAAAATGAAAGTCTTGATGGACATATTCATGTTCACCAATTAAAGGTTAAATGTTAACGTCTATTCACCTGATTTGATGCCCGCGGGCATCAAAGCCAGCTGACTATCGTAAACTTTAACCTCAAATATGCTTTGCATATTTGAGGTACTCACCTGACGTTAAAACGTCAGGTGATTAAAGGTTAAAGGTTAAAGGTTAATTTGTAGATATCATGCTGATTAGAGTACCTATGGCGAGTATGGTAACCACTGACGCAGAAACTAGATAGTTGTATTGACTGATGCCGGCATTTGTGTCGATTTCTCGTTGATCATCAATAGTTGGAATATATCCGGGCAGTCCTTTTTGGCTGTATTTTTCTCCTAAATTGTATGCGGGATTTTGTGTATTTATTTTCATGGAGTTGTAGTTGTTCAAAGATATTTGTACTGCGCTTAAATCGCTGGATGTAAAATTTTCTCTATACAAAATAGTATTTTCGTCCGTGGTGTTGATATATTGCAAAGACTTATCAAAATTAAAATATTCAATACTCATTTATAATGTTTATACATAAAATAAACATTATACAAATTACACCTCTTGCATGTAGTCTATCTAGGTTTTTCTTTATACTATAATGTCCGTCATGTATACTATAGCGTCCCCCCCCCTCCAATCCATCTCGCTTCCATTTGTGCTATACAGAAAATCATGCATTATTTATACATGCTTGAATACATAATAGAGCATGGTAGTTCCAAGTATCAGCCATAATGTACCTGTTGCGATTGTACTGTCGTACAATTCCATGGTTGGATAAGGAACAGCTTTGTTTGATATATCTCTCAGTTCGTCCACCGAACTTTCTAAATTCTTCCTTTTTTGGTCAGCAATGGCTAAATTATTATCGATAAGCACGTTTCCTCCTCCATCGGCAAATACATTGCCAAACTGCATGTTTGAGTTTATTTGATATAACGCATTTGATAAATCTTCAATTGCATAATAACAGGCATACGTATCCGGATTCGATGCACACGTTAGTGTATCGTACGCTGTTTTCATTTGGTCGAAATTCTTGGAAACAATGTTATTCAATGAACCGGAAGAACAATCAACAGGTGAATTGTACAAACACGCATGCGAATCATATGTACTTATAAAGTTATAGGGAGTTGTCATTTGTTATAATATATGTATAGAATAAGTAGACTTATTCCTAAACCAATATTCATTGTACTCACCACTTCTTTTCCGTACAACATTTCTATGTTGTCAAATTTTTCTTTATGCGTATCTTTTTCACTCTTTGCGCGGTAATAATTTTCTTTCGCCATTTTATTGTTTAAACAAGAATTCGTGTTTGAAAGCGAACTGCTTATACAAATCGCATCGTCTATAAAAAAATTAAATTCTCTATACTCCGGCATTTATATTATGTCCACTTATTTTTATACACACACATACCTACTTTCACTGCCTCCAATAAAAAATAGTTAGCATCTACACATATGTGGATGCTAAATAAATACTGCAAACTCCAATTTTCTGTATTCCCATCAACCATCCACAAAAAGCATGGGTTGAAATGGATTGGTATCACTTTACTTGCATTGCCTTGCTTCTTTCTGCAAATATTATACACAAACGCGAAACTTCACATAAAACCCGGCGGTTGGACTGGGCACGGTGATCTTTACCACGTCTCCCGGACGAATACACAGAGCCAATGATACTGGATCAAATCGACTTAATTCAGATAAATCGGTAAGTACATTTTTCACATTGTATTCCCGTTTGAACGTCTCGATTTCATCTTTTGGCACAACTTCGTGTTTGGGTACGTATATGCTGTTTAGAATATTGAACTGCAATCGTTTAATATGATGCATCACTACAAAAATATTGTCTTCGTCGAACAAATACTTCATTTTTGCTTTTGCCGTGTCGTTTGGTTCGTCTTCAATCACCACAATGAGAATGTCTTTTTTGGACAACACGTTTTCTATATAGAAAACATCTTCCACGATATCGTTCAAATTCGGCATACCAGATTTCATGATGGAGTAATGGACATAAGCTTTTTGACCACTTTTGGGATTCACCAATTGCATGTCTAATCGGTTGGACGACAACATGGCGGACACTTCGTTTTTACTAAATGTAGAATGATCCGCAACGTCGAATCCCAAATTATCGCCTAAAATAGACAATAGATTTTTGCGAGATTTGTACACGCTTGTTATACGTTCATCTGTTACGTTTGCCATTGTATAAATTAGATATCTACTATAAATATTTATATAAATAAATAGTATTTATATAATTTATAATATTTATATCATTTATAAATATTATTCCAACACAACACGCTATTCGTTTCAATTTTCACTGTTCATGTGTTATTCTCCACCGCCTATTTTTTTGATAACAAGTTTACCAAAATCAACTAGACCGCTAGTAAAACTTTTACTTGACGAAGATCCTCCTTCTTCGCCGCCATTTCCACCACTACCGCCACCACCACCACTTTGATGTGACGATGTATCATGTATATTTATCTTGCCAGGATACCCCATTCCTCCTGTATCTATACCCGCTGCTCCTCCTCCTCCCGCCGCCATCATCGCCGCTGCGCTTCCTCCATTCTTCGCGTCTTCGCCGCTACTATTATCGTTGCCATTCACTATCTTAATAATAGGATTAATATTCAAGTTTGCAGGAATATTTCCTATTAGACCGGATCCGCTTCTACTTCCTCCAATAAATGCAGGATTCAATCCATTGGATAATTCTTCTTCCATATTGATCCCTAAAGGCCGTACATGACCGCTTCTTCCGCCCATTTGTTCAGGGACATATACATCGTTCACATTCACTACCTGCACACTATCCGCCACAGTAGCATCTTCAGGCATTTTATCTGTTTTAATGGTAACGTTATCTTTTTGCAATCGCGTAATTGTCCAAAGATGGTTAGGCGGTAGTCCTAAACTGCTCGATCCGCGATAATACACCCGCGATCCTATATCTATTTCTTTATTGAAATACACATTCAACCAATAATTCTCCCCGCGTTCAGCACTATCTTCCTTCTCCTCTACTTGTCTTTCTTTTCTTGACATAAACTCGCCTTCGCCAGTACTTAGCGCTCGTTCTCTCTTTCCATATTCATTTTCACTTTCATACTCATCATTCCATTCTACGTTAACGTCTGTATTCCCTAAAGAAGATGTCTTTGATGCCGGTGATGCTGAAGATGCAGCTGAAGACGATGACCTTTCCCTGCTTTCACGAGAAATGTTTTCAATATTACTACGCTCTGCCATTTTGGGGTTCTCTATCATTGATCGAATACGTTCATTTCCAGATACGCTCGATTCTATATTCCCATATTCAAATTTGCCTTTTACTTTCTTCTCCACCATTTCCTTCACATCTCTAATACTCGAATTGTGTTTACTCAACAGTTTACTTATATTGTTCGAAAAAGACATGTTCGATATTTGATTAATATTATCTTCTGTTATGATACGCAGCTGCACATTAATCGCCTGCAATTCCTGCATCAACAGTTTCATGGAATAAGGAATAGAAACCAAACTAAAACTGCGACCAAACCTGCTTATTTTCTCCACAGAAATACTCCTTTCGTCCATGGTAGGCAAGAAATTCAACGGACCGTCGGCAATTGGACTCAAAAACAAATTCTTCTCCTTATTGTATATCGCCATCATACCCGTCTTATTGCAAATAGCAACAGTGGTTTCGTCTCCTCGTGTCATCATACTTTCTGTCAAGAAATTGGAAATTCCATGCGAAATAAGCACATCTCGTTCCATTTCGCCGATACGCAATCCTCCGTCGTTTGCACGTCCACTCACCGGCTGTTTCGTCAACGCCGTTCTAGGTCCCAGTGACCGGTAATTGATTTTGTCTTTTACCATATGTTTCAATCGCATGTAGTAAGTGGGACCAATGAAGATTTCGCTCTCTATTTGCTCCCCTGTCATTCCGTTATACAATATTTCGTTACCGCTGCTATGATACGCAATACTTCCCCCGGAAGTTAATCCGTCACGCATCAACGATTTATTCACTCCTTTTGCACCTCCTTCCATTGTTCCATCACCGCCATGAGTATACTTGACCATTGCATTTGTCAACATTTCGCCAAAAACACGGAATTTGGATCCTATATTGTTGAAGGCGGTACAATCGCCGAACCCGCCATAAATAGCACACGCTTTCCCAATAATACATTCCACCAATTGTCCAATTGTCATGCGAGTAGGTATAGCGTGTGGATTAATGATTATATCCGGTTTTATACCGTCTTTAGTGTACGGCATATATTTTTCCGGTATGACAAGTCCAATAGTACCTTTTTGACCCGCACGCGACGCCATTTTATCGCCAATAGCCGGCATGCGTTGTTCGCGTATACGTATCTTTGCAATGCGTTTACCTTCTTCGCTTTCTGTTATAAATGCGCGATCTACTATCCCGAGCTGGCCTTTTTTGGTTGTTTTGGACACGTCGAAAATACGACCTGTACTTCCAGCTCCTTTACTCGACGATGTCATCCCGATAAGCACGGTTTGGTCGTTTATTTCAGTACCTTCCTTCACAAGACCATATTTATCGAGTTTACTGTAATCGTATCCCATTTTCAACCCATCCACTTGTGTTCCCACGTTTTCGATATTCATGATAAGCGTTTCGTAGACCGCATCGGCTTTCACCGACTTTTCTTCATGCACTTCATAGGTGGTATAATATGTGGTATTGAACAGTCCTCGTTGTATAGCGCCTTCGTTCACAAGAACGGCATCTTCCACGTTATATCCCGTGTAACACATAATCGCAACAATGGCGTTCATTCCATACGGGTTTTCTTCATGATTGATATGTTCCATGTATCTGGATTTTACAAGCGGAATTTGTCCGTAATTGAGGACAACGCTGGTTTTGTCCATACGCATTTGGTAGTTTGTGTGGTACATAGAAACTGCTTGTTTGCTTTGACCGCATGAAAAAGAGTTGCGGGTAACAGGATTGTTTTCAGGAAATATAATTTGGTTGCACATAACCCCGAAAATAAGCGATTCGTGTATTTCATAATGAGTATATCTATTCTGCAATTTCACATTGTCTTCCCATACTTGAGAATTCAATGCAATCAGTGCATTTTCACTTTCACTAGGATCAATATAATCAACCACCGCTTTTTGTGTAAAAAACTTGTCATGCTGTGTTATCTTATCCGTTTTTCCGTAGCCGTCATACAGTTCATCCAATGAATAGATTCTAGTACTCGATATCTCATACTTCGCATCTTCTTTTTTCTTATTGAATCCGCTGACGAGTTCGGTCCATGAAAACTTACCTGTTTTCAAAACAGTTTCGATCTTCTTGTTCAACGAAAACGAAAATCGACGTTCGCCTCGATGTTCACTTTTCCTCTCATTTGTTAGACTGCTATCCTTGTCTTTTTCACTGTCCGTGTCTTTCTCCTTATCTTTCTCCTTGTCTTTCTCCTTCTCTTCTTCAATTTGAGCATTATCATCGTCTCTATAAAAAATAGGACGACACAGTCTACCTGCATCGGTAAATATTTGTATCTCGTTTTGTTTTGTTTCAAACGTCGCACTTGTATAAACAGGAATCAATCCGTTGCGTTTAAACAGTCGAATACGACGAACCACCGCAAACGGTTCACTTACGCATCCGCACCAGTACCCATTGACAAACACTTTTGTCAATTTCGATAAAGCAATGCATGTAAACTCCTCGATCCTCTTCAACTCCACGTTTTCCTTTAACCATTGTATCATATGTTCGCGACTATATCCGCGTGATACATGTGTCATTATTGCAAGTGTTTTGTGCAATCCAATATTTGCTCCATCGGGTGTATCTACCGGATCAATAAATCCCCAATGCGAGCTGTGCAGTACACGCGGTCCAACTAGTTTCACGCTAGAATCCAAAGGCAAATTTGTTTTGCGTAGATGGCTGATTGTGCTGTTGAACGAAAGACGATTTAGATCTTGTACAATACCGATACGTTTAGAATAAGTATACGCTCCCCAGTTTCCTTTAAACGCTTTTTTGAATCCTTCTTCGACAACGCGATTGGCAAATATGTCGCGGTAATTCAAATAAATGAGACTGTGTAGATTGTTCGCATACATGTTTCTGTTCTTATAAAGAATAGTATCGAACGCTTTGAATATAAATTTTTGCTGAATATTGTAGTATTCTCTAAACAAATCATTGATCAGCGTTCCCACCAATTCAACACGTTTGAACTTATAATTGTCGCGATCAGTGGGTTGTTCTATTCCTTTGTATACGCGCAATAAACGGAATGCAATGTACCCTAAATAATACGCCTTTTCCATATAATTGTTTTCGCCCAAATGAGGAAACAAGTAATCGTTCAATATTTCTAGCGCATACGACGGCGTGTTGTATTTAGTCGCGTTTGCAATAAACATGAGCGCTTCTTGTTGGGAGTATAGATTAGAATCGTGTATAGAAGGTATGAACAGATCTATCATGTCGTCGTATTTATCTATATCGAGTAAACATGCAGAAATGATGGATTTGTCGCTTAGAATGCCTAATGCGCGAAACAAAATAAACAGAGGAATAGGTCGACGAACGTTGGGTAAAAGGGCTACAAGTTGAAGCCCGGTACTTGACGGAGAAGGCGCTACAATACCGAGAACAAAGGTACGGATAGGTTTAGCCACATTTTCGCTCACTGATTTTATGTTTGCAGTGAACAAATATTCCTGGTCTTCTTTTTCTTTTCGAATATAAAGCATATTGTCCCCGAATTTTTCCTGCACGATAACCGTTTTCTCTTTTCCGTCGATAATGAAATAGCCGCCAATATCGTTTTTGCATTCCCCTAAATTATATCTAACGCTTCGTGGCAATCCATCTAAAATACAAAAATTAGATTGAACCATAATTGGAAATTTGCCAAGATATATTTTATTTAAAGTAATGGTAAACGTCTGTCTGTCCGGCTCTTTCATCGACTCTTTCAATTTCTCTTGGATAATAGCCGCAACGGTAGGCGCTATCTTCCGCTGTTTTCCCTTATTTTTCGAAGCAGCTATCGGTGCGCCTCCATCCATCCTATTTTTATTTTTGCGTTCGTCATCGCTCCCGCTTTCATTTCCGCTTTCATGTTCACCATCGTCACTCCCGCTTTCATTTCCTTCTTTTTTTCCACGAGAAGATGACTTAGCAGACATAACTACATCATGATCTTTGAGAGTTTTATTTTTCTTTTTTCGGCTATCTTTTTCGTTTTCATCGTCGTAGTTCTCGTCGAAATCTTCCACAGGAAATTTTTCGGGATTGTTCACCATTTTCTGCAGACTTTCAATATCGAGACTTGGTATTTCCCCTTCTTCTATTATATTCGTAAACTCGACGTCAACATCGAAATGGATGGTCATTCCATATGTCATATTGCGGAGTCTGGCTTCATTGGGATACAAGTACTTGGCTTCTTCTTCTTTTTCGCCGTAAATCATGGGTTTACCGAAATACACTTTGGTCCCGTCTTTTCCGCCAATATAGAGTTTACATGTATGTTTATGGTCGCCGTATTGTTCAAGATAAATAGACGTTAATATGATCGGGTTCTTGTCGCGAAATAGTTGAAAAATACCTTTATTATAAAAATCATTGTATGAATCTAAATGATGCTGTACAAGCGAATGCGTATTTTCAGCAAAATGTGAATTTATTATTTTCCATACAGTATCGTTATCCATTTTATCGTGTGTAATATACATTACACTCATAAAAAACTGTTTACACTTTTTATGTGTAAAAGTTGTAATTTGAAAAAGGATATAAAGAAAATGGGGAGCATGGGTTGGACCGCATAGGTGGGTAGGATGCTAGAAACAGGCACAAATACCGCCCGCATATTTCTAAAGGTAGTATGATTTTTGTTATCATATTTGAAAATAAATGCATCAGTGAAACATAGATACATACATATGGTCTAAATATGAGAATGCAAGTATTCGATCGCTTCCGCCTCTTTTTGGACAATATTTCCATCACTATCCGGTCCAAGATTGATCAAGAAGTCTCCACCCAGCCCAACCACTTTATTGTACAGTTCATGGATCTGTTTCCCGGTTTTATAGTGTGCTTCTTTTTGCTCTTTATTGTATCCCCAAGAATATCCAATCGTGTTTACATGTTGCCATTTGATCTCCAATTTACGATCTGGAATGTATCTATCTGCAAATACGCGATAGTCGCACCAAGAGTAGTCGTTGTCGACGATACCGACTCTATCATTGACAATGATTCCTTTTTCTCTAATGGCCGTCACCATTTCTTTGATTTGTGAACGTACTCCTTTTTGGGTTATTTTCCACTGTCCGTCAAACCAAATATGTTTGGGATCGAACGCCAAGATTTCGTCCATTTGTTGAATACAATATTCTTTGAAATACTTTACAGTGAACGGTTTTCCAAATTCGAACCAGGAATAATAGAATCCAAACTCGAGATTTTGTTTTTTGCATTCATCACTAAATACTTTACAAATATTTAGCGATGACTTGCGCGAATTTGTTTGTGTTTCCCATAAACAAACACCGTCGTGATGTTTCGATGTCAAAATAATATAGCTCGCCTTGTTTTGTTTTGCGAACAAAACCCATTCCTTTATTTTATTTTCATCTTCCACGATCTTATCCATATTGTCAAAATAATCAACGCCACTGAAATTCTCTTCATGGTATTTTTTAGTGTAGTTTTGACCCGAAATAGGACGAAAATTATTATTATCAATCAACCTCCCATAATACCATTCTGCTCCGTTTTGAACTGATCTTCGTTTGGCACTATTCACATTATCGTATGCATAATATGAATATAATCCATAATGAATGATAATTCCAAATGTCATTTCTTTAGAGGAAGGAAATAGGAGAGAGAGAGACAGAGAGAGAGGAGGCTTTAGACTTCTTAGTTTTACTAAAAAAAGGTGTTGTTTATATTTCAATTTTGTTGTATATGTGCAAATGATATAAAGGAAATCTTTCTAACGGTTGCCCGTCCGCGCGCCCGCGCCCGCCTTTGCATAAAAAATAAGGCAACTAGCTTATTTATGATGCTGCCGCGGTAGAGGAGGAGGAAAGCGTAAGAGGAGAAGGCAGCAAGATGAATTATGATCACTATAGATCAACAAAAGGTTGGTCAACATGACAATATTCGATCTTTATTTCGCGTTCATTAGTTTCATCATTGGATAGTTTAATGTATTCCGTAAAATCTTTTGGTTTGTTCTTTAGATTTTCGACATTAAATGAACACCATACGCATTCGGTGACAGTATTTATTTTTTTGGGATCATAGTATTTTTCTAAAGGATACTTCAACATGGTGGGTTTTCCAAAGGTGATTTTACATTTTTTGAATATGAAGACGGAAACATTTTTGTCTTTCAGTATTTTTTTCGCTTCTCCCGACTTTATGTAGCGGGCACTTAGTTCACCATTATACCCCATATATTGGTTTATAAAGAGGATATAATCCATTTTTTTGGTGTATTGCGGTGGGTTAATGTGGGTTCAAGTTGACTAACGGGTCGGGTTTACTACACAAGTATTTAGAATAGTATGTTGTTTTATTGTATCGTTATTTAGGTAATAAATGTAGTTCAATTTTATTGTACATAAAATACAGGCGAACCAACCGAGCATATATAGATAAAAATGTTTGTAAAATATATATTTAGTCTAAATGAATTTAGTCGGTCCTCTCGATAAAAAATACTGTGATATATTCTACTACTACGCATTATTTGCAGTTATATCTGTTGCTATTATTTCCGCGTCTCTCCTGTATGGCGTATACAAATCAGGAAAAATAACATGGTCAACAGTAGGCATTTTCATTGGAATGCTGATCGCCTATTCTATTTTGTATTTGCAGTACAGACTTCTATACAACATGTGTATATCCCGATAAATAGAAACCATATGAAATAGCGCAAAGAAGAATATATGATGGGTATCCATGCATATAACATTGGAACGTACATGAAGGATGAGCGGGAGAAGGAGCGTTAAAAATACGTATATAAAGTCTTCATTTTATGTAAACATAAAATGATGAATTCGCAACAGTTAGATATTGTATATTACAGTAAATACTGTAAGTACAGCGATAACGTACTGCAATATATTGTTCGTAATAATTTGGTGGATCGGTTTAATTTCATAAACGTGGATAAACGGAAAAGAGATCCAAAAACAAACCAATGGCTCATTCATCTGGATAATGGAAAAATAGTGATGTTGCCGCCAAACGTGGTGAATGTTCCGTCGCTTTGTTTAGTCAGTGAAAAATACAGAGTCATTGTTGGAAACCAAATAATCGAATATTTAGAACCAATTGTGAAAAACAGGGTGTACAACGCAACCAAAATGAACGGTGAACCGTCGTCGTTTTCTCTCATGCAAAGCGGTCTATCTTCTATAGGTAACAGCATATCCCATTTTTCGCCAGTACTGAGCGACAACGAAGGACTCAACATCATTACTCCGCCTGAAGACTACAAAAGTTCGCGCATGACAGATGAAATGGCGTCAAATGCAATTAAACAAGTGCAAGATGATATGAGCCAATATATGGCAAAACAACCTAGCAATGCAAATGCGCCTCAATCGATATCGAGTGTGTCAAACATGCAATATGATAGATGGAGTAATGGAGCTGGGATTGGGAATGGAAATGGGAATGGCAATGAAAGTGTAGGGAACAGAGTAAATAATTTTCAGCAGATATCATATAAATTAAATCTATGAACTGGAAAATAATAATATCATTGTTTGTATTAATATGTTTAGCACTAACATTTCAGTTTTTCACAGAGAAGAATGTGGAACAACTCACCACGCTGGATGTGGACCAGCTGAAAATTATTCTGGAGAAAGATGGTTTAAGTAACGCTGAAAAAATAAAGGAAATCGAGAAATTGAATATAATAGACGATAGGTTAAGATTTCTTTTAAACCTAAGAAATAATAATCGTAGATTTGTATCAAATGAAGAATTGGTGAGAAAAATATCTAATATGGTAGAACAGCAAGAAAGGGAAGAAGAGCTGGGGTTGTCTTCTATTGAAATCACACGAATAAAAGATATACTTGGAACATCCCGTTTAACTCCTAGAAAAAAAATCGAGGCTGTTAAACTGCTGAACGTTAAAAGCAAAAAGGTAAACAAAATCATCAAAGGACATAGGCCCGATATGCAAAAAGTGGTTGATTTGTTAAAACTTTTGCCGTAACGTACAAGTGTAGTTTATAATACATCCATGCCATGCCATGCAACATGGTGCACTATAATATTCATTTATGCTAAACATAATATTGCGAAAACAGTATAAAAGAGTAGGGTTTATACAAACATAAATCATCCATTACAATGAGTGATAAATCGGCAACATTGAAAGCGTTCAATACTTTATTTTTCGATTTTGTGGACGACGTTCTCCACATATTTCCAGAAAACAGAGATTTGGTTACTGCCCGCGGTTCATTTGAAACAATTAAGCAAGCAAACGCGACTGCTATCATAAAAGCATGGTACCAATATGTATATTTACCATACCATATAGTGATTGCAGAAGGAAATCTGGATTTTTTCTTCGACAAAGATTATTCGACCGATTTGAAGGAAACAAAATTCCAGAATAAGGTGATGGAAGTGGTGGATGCGTTGCGTCAGCCATTGAAGAATATGAGTGGCGACAACAGAGAACATTCTGTTTCGTATTTACGATCTCTTTGTAAACTAGCAGTTGCATATAACTCCATGTAATGTGTTCATTTGTATGTATCATTTTCATCTACAAAAAGTGAATGAGACAGAATAAAAACGCGCGTATTCATTATTTAGCATGTTTATTTAGCATGTTTATTTAGCATATTTTTGCATATTATTTCACATATGATTGTGAAATAATATTTAGTGTTTAGTGTTTATTTATCCAATGAAATGTCCTAAAGTGAAAAGATCCTAACGCGAGCTATATATACTATTTATGTACCAATAATCCATGCATTTCATGTTTATATGGAAAATTTCTTAAGCGGAATGCCAACATCCACTACATAAATGGAGTTTTCGGTCACAAGAATATGTTCATTGCCGTTTTTGTATATTTTTCCAATAGGACTCGTATATTCTTCTGCGCTGCGCACAAGTATTTTCTCTTTACTCCCGTCGTCTTTTATTCCAATGAAAACCAACTTTTTAATCGAATGCACCCAATAATCCATCATAATGGGTTTATCTTCAGATAATGCTAGCTTTACACAATAGAGCATAGTTTCGTTACTGGGAAACCGTAATCCGTCTTCATTTTTAGCTGGAGTGGTGGATGATGCAGCAGGTACAACTGCATTGCTTGTAGCAGAAACTTGATTTTTATCTTGAGTGTTCATATATCTAGTCTTTTATTAAATACTTTAAATGGTTATTTAGACTAAACATTTTATTTGCTAAATAATTGGTTCGTTTCCTTTTCTCTTTCGTTTTCTTTTTCTCTTTTCTTTTTTGTTTCCTTTTCTCCTTCCTTTTTTGTTTCCTTTTTTCTTATTTAGAAAGATTCACCTTATCCATTTATAAACAAAATACGTCAACTATTTTGTTTATATCATCATCTTTGAATGTGTACTTGTAGTGGAAACAGAAGAATTGTGAATTACACGTGTACAAAGAATGTTATCTTTGTTTATTATTTAGAATGAAAGTTCGCATAATAATATAATGAGTAAACATATCAACAAAAAAAACCAAATGATCGTATCCCATTTTCACGATATTGTCATTGGTTATTTAAACCAGTTTAATCATGTTGATATAGACAAATCCGCAAATAATGGAGACGAAATAAAAAAGTATTTAGAAACCGGACTTTGTATCGTATTGCACATATTTAAAATCACTCTCCAACTTACCAAAAACGTGGATTCAGCGACTACCTATGCCGAAAAAGGAATATTGCACTATATAGAATACATCGAACAGCTCAATAAAAACGGCAATTTGTCTCTAAACACGCTCTTGGAAATAACCACATGTATTTACAGTAAAACGCTGGGAGAGATATATACAGGTAACGGCAAAGAAATTAGTGCAGTGGATATGTTGACTACTACAGATGTGGATGAATGCGGTATACTCACACAAATAAACCAGTTATGCTATGTTCTTATTTGGCGATCAAATGCTGCCTTTGAAATACAGCAATATATGGAAATCATTTTCATGTTTTTCAAAAAATATTGCAGTGTTAATGTGAATATGATGAAATGCGCGTTGTACATAAAGACTATCCAGCAGAAATTTGCGGATACTATGTCTTTTTCCTTATATTGCGATTTTTTAGAAGAGCTCTACAAACACATACACAAAAACTGGAAGAAGATAAACAACGATCCGTCTTATTTCAACGAAAAAGCGCTGCATTTTCTGTTAACCGAACAAATAACGCCATTGGCAGGGTTGTAGTAGGCTACATATAGTATATAGTTTTCACCGTCTTACATGTCTATGTTTTGATAATGTAGCCGAGTTTTTTCTGTGTGTGCGTTTGCTCTTTATTGTTTTTCTAGTTCGTCCTTTAGTTGCTCTTTTAGTTCCTCCCTTTTTATTCATGTTTTGTTGATACATTTTTTCCTCCAACTTATCAAATTTTTCATCTATATCTTTACAATTTGCTCTGCTACATTCCGCCCGTTTTTTTATCTTTTGTTGAAACGAAGATTTTTCTTTCTCTTCATTGAAACATTTATTGTACTTCTCCCTTTTTTCTGCATATTCTTCTTTGTTGGAAGCAGACAGATTAGTTGGACCGCATTTTTCCTTTACTGTTTTTATCCAACCAGGCATTTCCTTTTTCATTTGCTTTGTTGTTAGAATATCTCCGCAGTGTTCATCGCTGCATTTATCCATTTCTTTCACTATTTCTGCAATTTCTTTTTCCAGTTTATTTTTTGACCCAGATTTCATATATAATTGTTATACATATAATTCTTTCACGATGGATATATACTTCACATTCAACGTCTACTAGACATCAATATTATACAATTTCTATATCATGTACGCAAATTGCCTTATTTTTTGGACGCAGAAGATTTACTATTTGCAACGCTTTTTGATTTTGCAGATTTCTTTACCGTTTTATTAGCAGAAGGAGGAGGAGGAAGAGAAAAAGAAGAATATAGTTTGTCTATTATTTCGCCCATCTTATTTTTTTCATTTTTACATTTTTGATATGCGCATTTCATCCGTTTTGTTAGTTTTTGGACATAAGCTGAATTCTTTTCATGTTTTTTGTAACATTTTGTGAATTTTTTTATTTTTTGCATATTTTCTTTATTATGCGTTGAATGATCTTTAAGTTCTAAAGGACACTCTTTTTTGATAAATTGACCCCATTTTTTACCTTCCTCTTTTATTTTCTTTTTTGAGATAATATGAGAACACTTTTGATTTCCACATTTTGTCCAGTCATCTAACACTTTGCCGAGTAATTTCTTATCATCTTTGCTGAGTGATTTTTTATCATCTTTGTTAAGTGATTTCTTATCATCTTTGCTGAGTGATTTTTTATCATCTTCTTTTTCTAAACTACTTTCTTTTTTACCTTTCATCTTTATACATATCCACAACATATTTCATCATGTTTAACCTTTAATCACCTGACGTTTTAACGTCAGGTGAGTACCTCAAATATGCTTTGCATATTTGAGGTTAAAGTTTATGATAGTCATCTGTCTTTGATGCCCGTGGGCATCAAATCAGGTGAATAGACATTAATATTGTATACATATAAACAACACATGCCATACACCACACACCAGCTACACCCATAATATCCAAATATACATAAAAAATACATGATATATGCATGCTGCCTCATGCATGCTGCCTCATATACCATGAAAATGAAAACTATAAATGAAACACCTTTTCATATATCTATAAGAAAAGGTTTACAAAACACTGATAATTATAAATGACATACCATTGTACCATTGACACGTATTACAAATAAAATTCACTACAAGTACACGCTAAATACCCACCGTGTCACAGTAATTAGAAGATATAGTGATATTCTTCTTGCGGATTTTGATTTTCTTCTGTTTCGAAACAGGCTCGTCATTTTCAACCACGATGTCCTCTTTCTCGTCATTCAACACATTCTTGATGAATTCGTAAATGAAACGCAAGATCTGTTCAGAACAATTACCAACAATGAGTCCACTGCCCGTTCTAAATATCATGAGAGATACTTCCGTATACTTTTTACTTTGAAGGAGTTCGGTAATACGAACAGACTGGTCTTCCTCCATAATGTAGCCAGTTTGCTCTTCATTTGCAACACCATTTTTATAGTAATACTTGCATTTTATTCCAGGATAAATACAAGGATCGTACGTAGTGCACAATTTGTACTTGGGACTCTTTAAAATATTGTGGAGTTTCATCTGGTTAATGAAGAATCCACAATTGAAGTTCGAATTGATGAGGACGTTTTCCTCTTTATTCAAATAATCCAGTTTTTCTTCCATGTACGGCTGAAGAATTTCAACCACCATACGTTTTACATTATCCAAAATGTTCTTGTTCAATATTCCGGGAATCTCCAATTTTCCGGTATTGAACACTTTCACGTGAATCTCTTTCCATTCCGTGTTGTCCCAAAAACGAACAATCATCGCAAAACAATTGTAAAATGCATCTTTTGCTTTACCTCGACAATTCATAATGTCTTTCTTGCTCACACCAACCGTGATTTTACGTTCGTCTTTGAACTTGATTCTGCGCGCATTGGGATTATTGATTTCCTTTATCACCTTTTCAGTGTAATAAGGAATATCTTTCAGTTTTTCGACCAACTCATCGTATTCTTCTTTTGTCTTAGAGACAATCTTCATTTGTTTTTTAATGATACATTCCATTGGTCTCCAATACTCGGTAATAGGCAACTTCCAAAATATATTCAAAATATCGATTTGTTGATTCAAATACAATACTTTTGTGTTTGTGGAAATGTACAACTGATCCACATTCACACGAGATACGTTCTTATTCATCGTATCCAGTTTTTGCTTCAAATTTTGAACAGTAATCGTTTCTTTTGTAGATCCTAAGGCTGACCCATTTTTTCCAGAAACATCATTGTTTGCATAAACAGAATCACCGTCCACGCTACTGTCATCATTATCCTCCTCGTTTTTAATTTCAGTCACCTTTTTTTTTTCGGGTGCATGTTTAGACGCACCCCTTTTTCCTTTTTTTTGTTCAGGCTTGTCAAACGAAGATTTAGCAAAATTGGATAGACAATTGTTTTCTAGCATAAATGCATTGTTTGATAAAAATCTACTCCATTCATCTTCCATTAATGACATCTTAGTAGTATACCAAAGTGTGAATATTTGCGCAGTAAAGTGTTTCTTTTGAAAATATTGCCTTTTACCAAAATTATTTATATTGTCTTTTATTTATTTCTTTATATCATTTCAATTTTTCAAATTAGACCATCATAAAAATGATAGAAGTATGGTTCGATTGTATGTTATTTCACATGTGTGTGATTTGGATTTTATTTTTATTGTGGGATGCATTTCTATAAATATGGTTGGCTAGGTTGGGTTAGCTAGGTTAGGATGGCTGGGTATGTCTTAAAAAAATAAAAGAAAATGAAGCAAAATGGGTGAAAATATATTTGCGGATATTTGTATTTTACGGCTTGGGTTGTGTAAACTAAAAAGAACATGTTATTTTGAAAATATAGGCATAAAATATTTTGTTTATGTGCACATTTTTGGAAAGAAGTGGATGTCAGCATATCAATGTTACATAAAATGGTAGATGTCAATATTTGTGCACAATAATAATTATAAGTGAATATTTATAATTATTTTGTAGATATAGCATATATGTATTCTTATAAACAAATATCTATTAAAAAGATTTTACCCATAAAAACACAACTTGAAAAAACGTCGCCTGTAGCAATCGATTCACCTAGTCGGTATTCAATCAAACAATGTGCATCATTGAACCACAATGAAAACAACACTCCTCCAAGCGAATTCATAAATAATTTGAAAGAAAGAATGAACATATATTATAATTCCCCGGTTTCTGCTGCCTTGTCCAGCAACACATAATGCATCATGTGTTTATGAATCATGTGTTCATGAATCATACATATTTATTACACATTCTTTATAAGACTGTCTTCATTTTTGTTGGAAGATTCTTTGCATTCATACAATGCCCAGTAAAAATAGTTAAGTATTGAATATATATAGTTGTCGCTGCAATGAAATATGGCTTCAAAATAAAAAAGTAGGCGAGGAGTGATCATTTTTTTATGGTATTTTTGCATATAAAGAAAAAACATGTTAATTAGATTTATTTTGTCTATATTGTATTCAATACTTATTTCCTGCAAATAGTCCATAACACTGTCTTTATTACTTTGAGTATCATTTATGGATATCAGGAGAGAAAAAAGTTTATCCCATATTTCTTTACAAATGATTTTCGGTATTTCATTTTTGTTTTGCAACAAGTTGAGCTGCATGAAATTAATCATGCTTCTAATATCTGAATGAAAGAGCAACATAATACGCTCCACATTTTCATCGCTCAACTCCAACTTTTCTTGAATCGATATGTGTTTTATAAATGAAAATATTTCTTGTTTCGGCAATTGGTTGAAACGGATACACAAAAACTCGTTTTGCAACGATTCGTCGATTTTGCTTATATAGTTGCATATGAGACAAAACCGAATATTGCATTTTTCGGTTTGCAGCAACGTTTTCAATGCTTGCTGGGCATTTTTTGTCATATAATCAACTTCGTCCAATATAACAAATTTCATGCCTTTTTCGAACAAATTGCGCGATTTTATGAACTGATTAATTTGGTTGCGTATAATGTCAATCCCGCGTTCATCAGAGGCATTCAAGTGGATCACATTTTCTTTTTGTGTCCGTTTTTCACTATTCACTTGCCATTTATTTATCAAGTTGATTATCGTGGTTGTTTTTCCAGTACCTGGTGGACCATAAAACAATAAATTGGGAAAATGCCATGTCGACAAAATATTGTCGAATATTTTTCTATTGTACGGATCGAGCACTATATTCTCAAAATGAACAGGGCGGTATTTCTCTATCCAAGGAATAGATTCCATATACGGTTGATTGATTTCCATTATTATTTGTAGTTGTTATTTTATAGTATGGTTGTCTTTATGCCATTATATCCACAAACAAATATTTATGGATGTTGCCGTCCATGAAGACGTTTCTCATCATATGCCTGCTTGCTTGCCTTCTTGCCTGCTCACCTGCTTATATCCTTATCGTCGTATATATGAGAATTTTATTGTGTATATGGCGTGAAACTAATATATTGAAAATATATAAAGCAATCGCATAATAAAATGCATCAAAATATAAAAATACGAAAATAAATATAAATGAATTCATTTCAAACATCAACTGAAAAAAAAAGGTCTCGCAAGAGAACAGCAAACGAGTCGCGGTCAATGACTGCACCAATACAACCATCTACACGTAATCCGTCTAATGCAACAAGTATACTAAATAGTAAAACTGGGGGGATAGATGGGTTAATAGCTAGCCAAAATAGCGCAAGTGTGTTACCTCCTGAGAAAAAAGGACGGAGATCCAAAGGTAGTAAAATCATTGCAAAACAAGTCGAAGAAAAGAAACCGGAAATTGTTTTATCCAATATAGTTTTGCATTTAAAATGTTCATTAAACGAATTATATGAATACAATAACCAATATGAAAAGATGGTGAAAGATCCTTTGAAATATGATCCTTATCTTCCAATTGAAATTAAATCGTACAATGATACTAGCGATATTATTGGAAAAACAATGAATTATATGGAATATGATATGACCAAACAGCAATTTGGTGGTGGTGGTGGCAGTTCTTTAAAACATAATGATGGAGATGGTATAAATTATGGAGACAGTCATGACTATAATATGAATGGCTCGATAAAAGAGGAAAATATGCATAATATTGGCATGATGCTGAATGAATCGCCAGCAGCTGTTTCAGCTGCCACTGGCATTTTATCTAAAAGAGACGGAGATGATATATCTCGCCAACTCCAGTTACAGCAAGGTATAGATGGATATCACGGTATTCCTATTTGTTCTGTTTGTATGAATATGAATAAAATAGATAGTGAAACTGAGAATGACACATTAGTTTGTGGAAATAAATACAAACAAAATCAAGGAAAAGGATATCAAGTAAGTGACAGTTTTTTTGATAGCGAAGATACTGACATTTCAGTGAAAGAAATAAACACGAAATTAAAAGAGTTGAAAATAGATTTATATAAAAATTCTCTTCAACGCGATCATAAATCCGCTTGTTTTTGGTGTACATATGATTACGACAACATGACATGCTACATTCCAAAATATGTAATGGACGGAGTGATATATGGATATGGATCATTTTGTAGACCGGAATGTGCGGTTGCGTATTTGATGAAAGAGAATATTGATGATTCAACGAAGTATGAACGATATCATTTATTGAATCAAATATATAGTAAGGTGTATAATTGCAAGAAGAATATCAAACCTGCGCCAAATCCATATTATACGTTGGATAGATATTATGGTAATATGAGTATTCAGCAATACCGTAAATTATTGAAAACGGAGCATTTATTGTTGGTGGTGGATAAACCGCTTACACGAATATTGCCGGAATTGCATGAAGACAATGAAGATGTTGTTTTGAAGGTGTTTGGTGTTCAAAAACAAATGAACAATAGCAGTAATTCTTCTTCTGTGTTTAAGGTGAAAAAACAAAGCGAGAAACAACAAGGACCGAGCAAATCTGCTATTTTAAAATCTAAGTTTAGTGTTGCTATGTAATATGTTGCTATGTAATATGATAGAACAGAAAAAATATAAAAAGGGAAAAATAAAGTGGTGGAAAATTATGCGTATATCATAATGATAAAAGATATCATAATGATAAGTATGTGCAAAATAAGGTATACAAAATTGATTTGATTATGGGATAATACAATAAAATAAATTATATAAAGCTAATTATATTTTAATTAACATATCTATATTTTTGAATAGTTTATTTCTATTTGAAATTCATTTCATATTTGAATATTTGATTTCTGTTTGATTTCCTCTTTAAAATGTCTTCATTTCTAAACAAAGAATATTCGTATGAAAACCAGGTTATTAATTTCAACCATTTATTGAAGTTTCCTTTTATTGTCGAACTTGAAAAAAAGTATGACTTGTTATTGGAAGAAAATGCTAATTTGAAAAAGGAGATTAATGTGTTAATTAGTGTATTGTCTTTGCTTACTACAAATAAGAAAGAAGATACTGCAGGTGATGCGGTTAAGGATGAAGACACCAAACCTGCTTTTGTTAAAAAGGCGGTGAAAGCCGATTTTTTGAAAGCTACTCGTAAGCGCAGACGTCAAAATGAGACGAATGTGGATAAAAAAGTGTTGAGTGATTTAGAATGTGAATCAAATTCTGGTGAGGAAACAAATGCTGCTCATGATGTAGCAGATGCTAAAGAAACCGAAGAAACTGAAGAAGTAGAAGAAGTCGAAGAAACCGAAGAAGTCGAAGAAGAAACTGAAGAAGTGGAAGAAGTTGAAGAAGAAACTGAAGAAGTGGAAGAAGTTGAAGAAGAAACTGAAGAAGTGGAAGAAGTTGAAGAAGAAACTGAAGAAGTGGAAGAAGTGGAAGAAGTCGAGGAAGTCGAAGAAGTTGAGGAAGTCGAAGAAGAAACCGAAGAAGTCGAGGAAGAAACTGAAGAAGTGGAAGAAGTCGAGGAAGAAACTGAAGAAGTGGAAGAAGTCGAGGAAGAAACTGAAGAAGTGGAAGAAGTCGAGGAAGAAACTGAAGA